CCTCTCCACGCTCATTGCCCCACCAATCTATCAGATAGTACTGAGAGGCCACAGATAGGCTTGTTATTCCTTTACCTTCTTCATCGCCCCACCAATCTCTTTCAGTACGTGTTGGGTTTCGTATTGTGCGCACTGGTGTACCGAATGGTCTTGTCATCCTTCTACCGTCACTATATCTTACTTGCCAACCCTCTTGGTCTTGATTTAACATACCTGTGAGATTAGTCTGACGTTCCATGATACCAACGTATGTCGTAGGTTTAGATGCGTTGCTACTACCATCGCTCCACGCATTGCTGTATGCCTCAGTCTGTACAAGTGGACCTGCATCGTAGTTCAGAGTGTTAGTACCAGCAGCGCTTGAAGCGTCTGCCTCGTATATCGCACGTACGCTATTAATGTCGTATCTCGGTCTGTTATAGGCTTGACGTACAGCGTTACGGTGTCCATACGGCCTTCTTCTATACTGGTCCATAGCCCCAGTTGATATACCTGATGAAAATGTCAACAAACCGTTGGTTACAGCCCCTCCGGTAGTAGAAGCACTCAATTCAAAAGTAGTAGAGTTAGTTATACTTGAAATCGTTGCACCAGTCGGTATTCCCGTACCTACCACCATCATTCCGACAACTAGCAGACCAGTATTATCCATTGTTATTGTGGGGTCATTGTTATAATCACAAGTGTTATCTGAAAATATATCATCTACCCATTCTAAGTTGCTATTAGATGCGAAATTAGCGCTGGTTGACGTATTATGTACATTCCAAGACGTAGAGGCCATACCGTACAAGTCTAGTTTACTTGTATGTGGACCGCCGCGACTGCCACAAGGCCAATATCCACTAAGCATTAAATTAGTTCCACCAGCATCGTGTGTATTACTATTAGATATCACTTCACCTGTTTTACTTACATTAGGTCTCTTAATTAAGAAATCAAATGGACCTGTACTCATTGCATGTGTGAAATCGTGATAATGTATAGTTTCAAAATGTTCAGGTAATGAATTATATGCTGCTTTGTTAACTGCATTACCTTTCCAACTACGAGATGTATTATCTGAGAAGTATGTATTAGGTCTACCAAGGTTAGGATGCCACATACATAGGAATGCATCAGGTACATGATTACTATATGTATCTTGATTACCATTAATTATATCAGGTAATATATTCGCAAATACACTCTTACGTTTATTTGTAAGTATTTCACCTGCTGGTAATGTATTGTAACTATGTGTTAAAGTGAGTATTGCATTATCATATATGTTATCCCAAAAACCATCAGCGCCTGATTTAGCACCTAATGTCAATGTTTTGGGTATATTGATTGTTGCAGCCGTATCTCCGCTAACACTTGTTAGTTCTTTAGAATAGATAGTTCCATTCTTGCCCGTATACTGCACTTCTTGTTTATAGTAAGGATACATTGGGAACGTATTTGCGTTATCTACAACTATTGTTCCGCTAGTATTGAAAGATACAACAGTACATTTTGGATTTAGACTTATACTTTTATTGTATTTATCGTATATGTCAAAGTACAAAGAAGTATATCCGTTAATTGTTAACTGACTTCCTATACTTCCGAAGGTACTTCTCATAAACATATAGTAATCTTCGGGACTATATTGAGATAGTTTTCTATAATTTGTTGCTTCTGAAACTGCTGACCCGTTATGTTTGATTGCATTCTTGTGTAATATGCTCCACCATGGTATATGCAAAGTGTGTGCGGGAGTCGCATCGCTAAACATTGTGCTATATGGAAAACCCTTTCTAGTAAATGCGGGGCTTTCTGTTAATTGTACGCCTACATGGTTATACAACATCAACGGTGGTATGTTCGTAAATTGACTACCTTGGTCATTACTAATATCTAATATCGCTTCATTGATGAATACCTCACAACCTCGTACATCTGCTTGCGTTGCTTTCGCTAACACTAATGTCATACCTCCCTTAGTACGGTCTACATTACCATCACTATCCATTTTTATGCCAATAACTGTGTTTATCTGTTGACTGGTTAATGCAGCGCCTGAATTATTATGGTAACCGACTAACTGATTATGGAACACGTTAGGTTGTATGACTATTTGGTAAGCACCTACTTCCGCAGGGTCGGGGAAGTGTCTGCCTTGTGTATATTCACTAGCGGCCTCAAGTACAATACTGTGTCCTCCGGCTTTATTCACTGTCGCTGCTAAAGTTGTGCTTGTACCGTCTGATGACGCTAAAACACCGTAACCGTCATATTTTACACCACTCTCGAACATAAGGGTGAATGCCCCTCCGTGAATATCGCTGGGCGGCGAAGGTGCGGCGTTTACACCACTAAAATTAATCTCTGCATCCATAGCATGAATGTTCTCTGTTATACCACCTGTGCCTATTGCTGTGGCTACTGCCGCTTTCTTATTCGTAGATGTTGTATTATCTGCAACTAAACTTGAATCAACAAAACCATTTGTCATTTGGTAATCAATCAAATGTCTTCTGTATAGGCTTTGGTAAGCAGGGTGCGCCCAGTGTCCGGGTAGCATCGGCATTGTTGGTGTGACGAAGTGATGTCCCATTCTTGGGAATGGCATAGGTGTCAACACAGGTTTGCTATATGCGTCGTATCCTATTGTCTGTCCTGATACATAGTACAACGTGTTAGCCATATCAGGTGAGTTGCCGCTAACCTCTGCATGGTCACGTAATCGACGTGCTGCGAAGAACCTGTTGCTTCCAGCAGGTATGTAATAGGAAGGTACTACTTTTAGATTTGTAACAGTTTGACCTGCCATGAATGTGGCAAAGTTGACATCTCCCACCACTGTGATTGTTACGTTATCAGGAACTCCGTCGTTATTAGTATCTTGACCAGCGTAAGTACATACAGCGCCTTCATCAGTTGTTGGGTTGTACACACGTAGGAACTTTCGAGTATCTTCTTTAGTACCAAATCCAGCATCGAACACTTGTGGGTCTAATGTAGCGTCTACTGTCAATACGTTAGTGCTAGAATCCCATGCATCGACAGATACTATGTCAGTCTCTACGCCACCTTCATGTGTATAGACAGTTGGATACCTGTGTGTATGTGTGTGCCCCATCTTTGTGACATGGAAAAATAATGTGCGGTCATGTAACTCATAACTAGTCTGCAATGGAGAGTTGTCATTCCATGCACCTAGTTCTGAATCAAAGGTTACTGGGTTGATGCGCTCCCAGTTGTGATTTTCATATGTAGGTGCTTGACGTGGGCTTGCTACACTGTTGTCGAATAGATGTCCTATGTGGCTCTCACCCATGTCAGGGTGTATCATACCGCCTGTACCAATTGTCTCATGCTGATATGCTTGTATTGGGTCGAATCCTGAACGTACAACTATGTTGCCCGGTATACTGTTAGGGTCAGGTAACTGTACCTTCAAGTTAGGTATCTTACCACTGTTAGCAAGCGCAGGTGCGTTACCCTTCACACCTCTGTTCTCAGGTATACGGAATCCACGTATGATAGTCCCCAGTGGGCTACCACCCTCTATCTTGTGTACTTGCCCTGTCTCATCTCTTACGGTGATGCTTTGGAACTGTATCTCTTCATTTGGTATGTTTAACACGTTACCAATCTTGTATGGGTGCTTACGCATAAGTTCAGGGTGTGCTAACTCTTGTGCTTGTAGTATAGGCATCATAGCGCTGTTTGTAGTCTCGAAAGAGAACCTTACGTTACCATATATCTTCTCACCTGTTTGGTATGCGGTGTTGCTCTTTACACGTGTCATCCATGGTACTGCACCAAGACCGCGAGCGTTGATTGCTGGCATACTGAGGTTACCACCATCCATTCTCTTCCACACTATGTTCTCTACTGAGAAGTTCTTTGCGGCAGAATCTTGATACATCTGTAATGCGTTTACATCACCCATCCAATAATTAATGGGGAAACCGCTACTATGTGCTGCTGCATATTTATCAGCAGATGTGTTACGTTCTGCATCGTCTGTATGTAGTAATGCAGAACCAACAGAATGGTCTAAGTCGAATAGTAAATCACCTGTCTTATTTAGACCCGGTGTAGCGTTTTGCAACTTCAAATCAGTAGGTGTAGTGCTGTAAAAGTATGAGCCTGAGCCGCCTGAGAATAAAGTATCGGCCCAGTTCCCATTAGATGGTGTGCCGACAGGCACTGTTGTATCTTCAACGATTAGAGCCTCTACATTCGGTCCAGCGTTTGCAGGTGCGATGAATCTATCTTGTCCGTGAAATCTTTCGTCCCATTGTGTAGTACCAGCATATGTGATTGGGTTACTACCTTGTCCTATGACTTGTAACCAGTCACCGTTTGCGGTTATTCCATCTCTATCGTACTTTGCAATTAATGAACTCTCACACTCGTAACTGACAACTAGGAATGCGCTACTGTACAGCCCCTGTGGTGTTGTTAGTTCCTTAGGTAATGTAGTAGTATAGTTAGTAGGTGCGACCCATTGATTAGCGTTACCCGCTTCATCTGTATCATTGAAGTTGTAAGTGTAAGTATCCCAACCTAAACCAGCACTACTACCGCTTGTTAAATCTAATTTAGAATAAAAGCCTGATTTAACTAAATGAGTACCTAACGCATTTCCTATACCGTCAATTGTAGGTGTGCTTTCGGGACTCCCTTGCATTGGTGCTACAACAGGTATGTTACTATGTACGTTCATTACTGTACCAGCAGTTCCGTATGGTGAGAAGTTAAGCATCTCATGGTATGCGCCTAATCCAGCAGCATATCCTGTACCGCTTGTGTTCTTAGTTATCTTCAAACTATTCAGATAAGAGTATCTCTCACCATGCCAACCTATTGCACCTATTGGCTTTGTTCTATCAACAGCGTCTACAATACCTGAGAAGTGAACTTGCGTCATATGGTCACGTGCTGATACATTCTCGTTATTGAAACGCATTGTACCTGCTTTACTCCATACATAAAGAGTATAAGAACTAGAAATAGCCTCACTGAAAGACCCACTTCCATCTTTGAGTACTTCCCACGTTTCAGGCGCTTCTAGTTTATTTAGGCCGTTTAATCTATTAGGTGCGAGATAGAACCTGACTTTCCAATCGCTACTATCTGCTAATACTTCCCTAGAGTGATAGCAAGCGAATCTAGTATTAGTTCCTTGATGTAACCTAATCCAACCCGATGTGGGTAATTGTTCTAATGTTATTTGTGAACCGCTCGATGGGCTATCTATGTAATTGCCAGTAGCACTATTATTTACGTAAGTGGATGTGCCAGCAAGCGGTATCCACCCGTATCTATCTTGACGCATCGCATTACCCATAGACGGCATGTGTGTGCCACCAAGAGACTTGAGTGCTCCAGCGCCGGGGAATGCGTTTATTGCAGCGCCTAGTACAGTAGCGAGTTCTTCGCCGTTCTGACAACGTGTCGCATCTACTACGATGTATTCCATCTTTGCATCTGCTGTCGCTACGGCCTCGCTACCATTTCCTATGTAATCTAGAATGCGCCCTGTAAGCACGCCCGAAGTTCTAAACGCAGTAGGGTGTATTTGGTTTGCACGTTCCCAATTGCTACTCAATACTCTAGCAGCAGATTTACCCGCGTGTGGTGGATTAAATGTAATTTGATTGTCTAACCATGAGCCGCCCGGATGGAAACCACCATCCATGTGCCATACTGTATCTGCCGCCATAGTGATACCGAATCCGATAGTAGGCGTATGCATCTTAGGATGTATATGTGTCAAATCATATCCTATTTGTGCTGTGCCTGTAACGTCGTGTGGTGTGCTATCATTGAACTGTTGACCATAATGCCTACCGTGTTCAGGTCTTTGTGAGAACTTACCCTTCCAACAGTAACCAGCAGGGCTTTCCCAATTTACCATCGCTCTCCAATGGAAACCCGCAGTAGCGTCATAGTATACCTTGCTCGGCGGCATGAAATTGTATTTCTCATTTACAATATGATTTGGGAATACATGTCTTGAATTGGCTATTGATTCGTCTAACGGTATAGAAGCCCACGTGCTACCACTTACGATAACTCTACCCGGAAACGGCTCTTTGGTATTAGCAGCATTACCGCTATCCGCATCTGCTACTTCTTGTGTAAATGGGAACGCTTGACCCGGACCAAATATTAGGTACGTAGTTTTGTTCTCTACGCTAGTATCCACGTGGTCTTCATATCGTGCAGTCGGATGAGCAAATCTCAATACAAGCGGTACGGGCTTTGCTTTTATCTCACCTGCGCTATATGTCACACCACCTTTAGATAAATCAGGTGCTAGTATGTTCTGTTGATTGAATGCAGGTGGAGTAATACTACCACGATGCTGATTACACAACGCAGCGCCGGGGAAGAAGGCAAACATTGCATTTCCGTCTAACATAGCGTAACTCGTAGATATTTCATTTGCATTCTGTAATCCAGTTACACCAGTCGGTCCAGTAGAATATGGATGGGTGTAGAAAGTAGAATAGTCGTTTTGCGTACCATCGTTTACGTCGAGTGTTACACCGCTAAATCCACCACCAAAGAACAACGGCACGCTGTGGTCTTTGCTACTCTTACCACCACGGAAGTAGACTATTGGTTCAGAGAATACGCTACCGAGTGAACGCAATCCGTCAAACTCCTTGTTATTATGGCGTTGCAATATATTTGCTTTAGCCATAGATTGTGGAAAGTCATCTCCCGCATCTGCTGTTAACCAACTTAATTCTTGTCGAGGGTCAGTACCTGTTTTACTTTCTGCTTCAATAGGATAGTCGCCTAACCATATAGTCGCTCTTTCACCAACTGGTAATATGACGTTACTTGCTGTCGCACCTGACGGTATAAGAAAGGGGTCTACCTCTCTAGCAGCAGATACTGTAACTTCGGTAGTCCAATTACTTTGAGAACTACCAAAGTGAACAACGGGGTTATCAATCATTGGTAGTATATGGTCGCCGGATGAACGTGTAAATTGTATACCCTTTAATCCTTCATTCCAAGTAGAAGTATCAATCGGAGTATTAGTTGAGTCAACTAGATTAGGTGACGCTGTGTTTGAGTTTGGACCTCTTGATACAGTGGTTATTTCAAGTAAGGTATAGGGTATGTAACCGCAATCGATACCTTGACTAGCATCTATATTTGTGTTAGTTACTGGTCTTGTTCCATGGCCTGTACTTGTACTTGTATCAAAATCCCATTCGCCGTTTGTTACCCTATCAACTCTTCTCACTTCACCAAACTCTAAGTGTGACGCATGAATACCATAATCTCGCTTTACAACGCTACTATAAGATTGATTAAGAGGAATTATCGGACTTTGGGTATTATACGCTCTAATTCGTATTGCATCATCTTTTACACCCCATTCACCAAAGGTTCTACCATCAGTGGTATACATCTCTCTGCAATCAAATACATGTCCTTCTTCCGTGTTTATCTCATTACCTGCGTTAATTGCAGCAGCAGTTACAGCAGCAATTAATTCATCTGTTACAAGCGTAGTCCAATTTAATACAGAAGCGATTAGTACATCATCGGGTAGTGTTACTAGACCAGTGCAACCGTAGAATGTATCATGGTCTCTCGATGCATAAGACACTGTAATTCCAACATCTGCTGCTGCATCATAATCTGTAATTTGTATAATACCATTTTTCTTTGGAAATCCTAAGTATCCTAAGAGGTCACCTTTACCACTAAAAGCAGTGCTATATGGTGTTCCACCACCTTGATATGGTGAATTATCAAACGTAATCGCCAAAGTTCCAGCACTCGTATCTTCGACAGCGCTGACGTGCATTACAGCATTTGGGGCACTAACGCCTCTCCATCTAGCACCTTTCCAATACTGCAATGTTTTTGTGACACCGCTTGCATCTGTATCTAATCTACCTGTCGCATCACCAACACCATGCATGTGTTTACCTATTGTAAATCCACCTTGTCCTACATCCCTGTCGTCGAAGAAAACACATACTTCATCCTCAATAGTAGAAGGTAATGTGGTATTACTGTTTGCAAACGATTCACCTATCTTACGATAAATGTATCTAATACCGTTTTCTACACCTAAGTTGTCTTTGAATCTAAAACCGTATAATTGTCCGTTACCTATGTTATCAGAAATTATGTTCGATGTTGGTACGTGGCTTGAATAATCTGAACCAGTATGAGCAGTGCCTTGAGCGTTAAATGCGCCATACCTATTATTGAACTTAGTCTCACCTATTTTACCAAAACCCCAAGTTCCGACATCGGGCGCAAATCCCGGTACACCGCTTGCTACTAATCCGCCAAAGTTTATTCTTGAGATAGCCTTTTTACCGACTCTTAAACCCTTGACTAATGAAGATGATGAACCTTTAATGTCTAAAGATTCTGTATTTATTGTATTGTGACTCTTTCCGCTTATTGAATCAGACACTGCTCTCAATACGCTACTATCTTCAAACTCAGCGACACTTTCTATTTCTTCACCACTTTCTACCGATGTAACGTATTGTTGCAGTGTAGTAATGGGGGCAAACGGTCTACCATGCTTGTTTAATGGCATAGGCGCTGGATGCATATTTTCACCCTCTCTTTCGTCAGGTAACGCCCAAAAGTTACGCCATCTTCCACCGTGTCCTACTAAGAATTGTGGTTGATAGACACTTTGTCCTTTACTATTATCAAGCCACACACAGAAGTTTCTACCACTTGCGCCCGGCACTGTACTATGTATGACAATGGTGTACCCTGTATCTCCGTTTAGGTCTTGTACCTCTCTACCTATGTGAGCGCGTATGTATCCCATGTGAGTACCCTTGTCACCATTATCTACATTCCAAAATGGTGAAGGGTCATGTGCTGAACCAGTTAGTAGTCTACCGTTTAACGCCGCATGTTGATTGATTAATCTAACAGCCTCTTCTGTTGCAGATAGCGTATCTACAACCCCATCTTTTTGACTAATCTCACCTAAATCTAATGTTAAACGTCTAACGAAGTCCATGTCTTTCCATTGTGGGAGGTGTTGCAATCTACTCTCAGTATGACTAGTCAAGTCTAAAGATGAACTTCTAATACCCTTTAGGCACAAAAATGCTGGTATAACTCTAGTACCATCAGGGGTATCAAAGAAAGTAGAGGGGTCTCTTAACGAACAATCATTTGTTGCTTCTCTATGTTCTATTAATTTCTTTACAAACGAGTTTGCATTGTCATTAGGTATTCTAGTGAATGAATGTTTTGCATTTGCTCTTTTATGTAAAACAACAGAATCATCAGTTCTAGGTGTAAGACTATATCCAATTCTAAATCCTGATGTAGTACCACCATAGGAATATCCGGTATGTATGTGATGACCGTGTGCTTTACCGTATAATCTAGCACCCTCTATTTTTCTACCATCTGTCGGTAAAGCAGTAGCCAAACTAGCAATAGTACTGCTATCAATTAAATCACTAGTGTGTCTATTTGCTAAGTCGTGTGCATAAGCACTTTCAATGAACTTAGATTGCTGTGTACTTCGTATGTATGGGTTCTGCGATAAGAAGCCATTTGTAACATCTATTTGTGTAGTCCACGGACTTGGACCAGCGCCATTATATGCAGCGTTGACTTTGTGTAATTCACTTCTTCTTGAATTACCACTTTCTACCACTTCTTTAGGCCAGCCTATTTGTGTAGCCTGTGAACTAGTCTGCACTTGCATGTGTATATCTTGGAATGCGATGAACTCTTTGTCATGTGCCACGTTGTATAGTAATACACGCGCATGTTCGTCAGTAGACAAGTAAGGGTCGATATAGGCTACAACGGGTGCTTGTGCAGATGTAAGTCCGAGTGCTAGATAATTTTCTTCAACTGTTCTGTTTACGTGTTGCACATAGTTTCTTGCAGTTTCTAAACAAGTATTACCAATCAAGAAGTTTTCTAGAGGAATACTATCTCTTGGGTTAGTTGTATCTAATTCACCCGCGCCATTATCAAACGCATTCCATACTTGTGATTCGTTCAACACACCTCTACTCTTAGCAAACAAACCCTCAACCGCATGTGGGTTGTTATACGACATATTTGCCCATACGGTATCACCGTTGCGTAATCCACCTTGTGCGTATGGATTTAACCACGTAGCGTTTAGTACAGCGTCTTTATCTTCATAGTCGCCAGTCCATACTGCAAGTTTAGCATTAGATGGAATAATTGGCCCAGTAGCAGTTAAAGTAACGGTTTGAGTGCCGTTTGCATCAGCACTACCGATACTACTAACTAACCCTATTCTTCGTATTTTGTCCGTTCCGGTATCTTCCCAATAGTAGAGCGTATCGTCTTTCTTGACGTTCATACCATGTAGGTCATTGACATTTTTACCACTAGCACCGTCAATAGTTATGGTAGATGATGTGCTCCCATTTGCAGTGATTGTGACATCAGTAATATTTAGGCTGTTCTTCAATTCACGATAGTATTGAGAACCATCAGCAACTTCTGCTGTAATCGCTGTACCAAGAATACTTCTGCATTTTCTCGCTAATATTATTTTAGCACCCTCAGGCAAACCGTCTGTTTGTAAGTTTTCATCATCGCTAACGGTTCTTGCTGTTCCAGCGCCTATGGTTATGGTGGTCGCTGTTACCGCCGTTACCACCCCTACAATAACACCCCCATCATCGTAAAGATTACTACCTACTGAAAATACAGTAGTAGCATCCACCCCTTCAACGTCAAATGCTGAGGTAGTACCTCCGGTTGTTATGTTTTTCTTAATCACGCCCGTAGAGTATTTATTTGGGGTAAATCCTGTTGATGTATTGTAAACAAGCACAATACTGTTTTTAGGTACTGCTGTGATTGTCGCACCAGTTAGTGTTTTAATGTGACCGTGATATTGAAACTTATGGATAGTACCATTATCATCGTATTGTACTTCGTATCCTAAATCTCCAACAGCAGAAGGTGGTGGAGTGTCGTAACCTAAATCGGGAAACTTAGCAAAATCTTCGGGAGATAACGTTACAATTACTGCTTTATCTTCACCGGATAACGATACTGTTTTTGTAGATAAACTCGTACCACTAGCACGCCTAGATTGTATTTGTGCAGCGTGTGGATTACTTTCAGGTCCAGCCTTAAACTCAACTGCGCTAACATACTGACGTAATCCGTAATCCACATTACCCCCTTGTGTTTTTACACTAGCGGTATCATAGTAATATTCATCTCTATTCTCAAAGTCTGATGATGGGGTTATTTCATCAGATGCCATAGGTGTATTACCTTCTTCAAACCCTACACCTCCTAGATAGACTGGTTGCCCTGCGGCTAAGTCCTCAAAGAAACCCTCGCTATGACCATATGTCATGTCGTCATCTGCTAATGCTAGATACTTGTCAGTAGCAGGTGCATTTGTATAAAAAGCCCATTTTCCATTAGCCAACCAAACTTTTCTATATCGATAAACGTCATTAGCGAAGCCTTTGTATTCATCTACGTCTGTGTGAGATTCAGGAAATACGTTCGGGTCATTCACATAAAGTCTCTTATCTGTATTCGATACTCTTCTATATTCAGTGATAAATGTAGAATTAACATATTCTCTTTTTGCTAATGCAATAGAATAAGCGGAATGCGCTTCTCTATCTGCTGGCTCTGTGTCTATAAATCTTCTACCAACTGGGCTAGGATTGTAAGTATGCGCAGTATGTGTAGCATCTACATGTATTTTGAATGCGTTATCAGGACCAACAGATGGGGCAAAGAATTGTTTAGAGAAAAATGGTATTTCTGCAACTGCTCTAGTACTAGCGTATTGAGTGCCTAGTTGGTAATCATGTTGTACATCGCTCATAGATTGATGCATTCTATCGTTTACAGTAGTGCCGTTTTCTAATTTACTTTCTTCTCCAAAATTAGGCTCATTATATATTGTAAAGTTAGCGTATATATCTACTCCCACACTACTATGCCCTTCCATCATACCGTTTGCGCGTAGCAAGTTTTGTACGGTGGTGTATTCAGTACCATCTGAGCCGATATAATATCCGCTACCTACACTTTGTAATGTAAATACGAATGTGTTACCTGTTTTACTACTATATCTAGCGTTACTACCGTCTACAAAGTACACTCTTCCATAGCGAGTAAACCCATACGTACCCCAACTTGCTAAATCTTCACTTTCATTATTAAGAGGTTTAACGTATAATGTTCCGACAGTATCGCCTACACTACTAGCACCCGTAGGCACATTCAACCTAGTCACACTTACAGCGTACGACCTGCGTGTAGAGTATGCTTCGTGTGCTAACATACTGCGCTGGAATACTGGTCTAGTATCCATAGCACCTTGACCCGGACCACCAAGTGTAACAGTAACAACAGGTGCGTTAGGTTCTATCTCCTTGACTATATGCGAGTCAGGGCTACCTTTGCCAGTAAAATCAATTGAACGAGATACTAAACTATCTCCTACACCAATGCAACTTAATGTAGTGTAGCCGCCTTCATTACCTTCGCTTTCTTCTATCGACCTCACCTTTGCTCTACTCATTAAGTAAAGTATAGTTGCCCTATTGAATCTAGTAGACAAATTAACATTAGCAAGTTGCATACTTCTTCTTCGGTCAGTAGGCTGAATGAAGATTCTGAAATCAGCATTGTTCGTGTCTGCTAAGATATGGTTGTCTATTATATCGTATGTTTCGTGTATAGGCGATGAAGAAGATACAGTTCCAGTATCAAATTGCCCAGCAGAACCACTATCTAACACTACATCAGGTGCTAGTCTAGAATAACTACCTTTATCGGTCAAGGTTTTAGTTTGGTCTATTTTGTTTAGATACAGTCTATTGAATGCAGAATTATGTAGACCGCTTGTGCTCACAGATTCAATTATGGCTTGCGGTGTACCGTTTTGTATAGAGTCTGCATTATTTCTTGGAGTATAATTAGCAGGTGTTAACGTCTCATCAACTTCTGTATCGGCAGAATATCCTTCCGAAGTATCACCTACTAAACCGTGTTCTTGTACTACTGGACTATCGATTCCTAAATCAGATGCATACACATCTATGTATCCGCCGGGCGCATGTAGTGTCATACCTGAACCAATTGCATGAATTATAGAATCGTAAATATACTCTGCACCGCTTACCAATGTATCAGACGAAGGTACAGTTTTCTCTACCATTAGTAGAGGTTGAACAGTACCACTCATACTTGCACCAGTCAAATCAATCGCATTGTAATGTATTTCTACAAATGGGGAAAGAGATGGTGTTAAGTCTGTTAATCTAGGTACGTGAAGTATAGCGACTCTACTTTCTTTAGAGGGGGTAACGTGATAATCTCTAATGTTACTATCGTGATGAGTTTCATCGTTATTCGCATCATACTTGTTGTATTGCGGTATCGGACCTTTTAGAGCAAATGGGGTGTAATCAAAATCAGGACCACCTATTGCAATCAGTTTTCTTTTACCAGCAGGTGGGCTACTAGTACCGTTGTAAGAATTGAATGCTACGCTTACTGTGCTAGAACTAACAACGTTATCTATTACCACATCGCTAAAATCTCTATACACATCTACTAAACTATTTACAGTAACTTGTTTTTCTATTCCTTTATGCATATCGCTATACATCACGTCAACAATATCTGCGTTACCGTTACCTTGTTGGTCTATTATTTCATCAATAGCCTTTGGTAACATGCGTAAGAAAGTGTGTCCTTCAACATGATTCTTAATGTGTCTACCGCTATGTCCTATTTGGAAATCTTCGCTCAGAGTAGTAGGCCACACTACTGCAAATGGATTATTTGCATCAGATGTGGTTGTAGCAATAGCACTAGAATAAACAAATCCATGGTTTTCAAAATCACTTTCATCGATTATCATTTGCCCTGTTCTATCTATAATCTGAGAAGTATAATGAGGCGGTTGATATGGTTTAGATGTTCCACTATCAATCAATAAGTCTGCACCAACTACAACGAAGTGATTATCTACATTAGCACTTCTAGAAGTATTCAGAACACCTATTAATCCGTTATTACTATTACTTGTATTAATAAAATCTAAATGGATACTAGATACAGTTAATGTAGGGTTTGTATTTTCTAGATTATTTATAGAATGTAATCTTAATCTTTCAGGAGGTTTTTGATTAGGTTTACTTGTTGAAGGCGTTATACCATCAGGATTAACTAATATATTGTATGGTACATGAGATATACTTCTAACAACAGTTGAGCCTGAGGAAGAATCTAACACCTCGTAATTACCTGAACTGTACGGTGAAGAAGTAAAATCAATAGTACCAGTAGTTACTGTATTGCCCGTAAGTTTTGATGCGAGTAACTGAGCATCTGTTTTTGTCATAGTTAATACTGATAACCCACTACTACTTGTGTGTGCACTGTAAGTAAAAACATCTTCAATAGGAGCGATAGGCTCTTCAAATCTGTATAGAAGTAAAGTATCACTATCCGATAACGGAGAGTTACCTTCTATCATTGAAGTCTTGAATGATGCATTAAGATGAATGCCTTCCATCGTACCTCTAAACTTACCACCTTTACCTCCGATGTATGTTTGCTTGGTAGAGGGCTTTAGCGCTAAGTCTCTGTCTTTGATTGATTGTCTTACAACTAACTCCCCGTTAATGTATAATTCTATGGCTGTGGTTCTTACAGTCGCTATTACATGAATCAAAGGTCTATGGTTTTTGTTTAGTTCTGTTGCATCATCTCTGCTACTAACGAATCTATTGTAAGAATCTTGTAAACCTTGATACTCAATATGCGGATATACAGTACCTTCGTATCTATCTGTTGCTAAGGTTGCTGTGGTTAGATAATATCTTTCTTCAATACCTCTACCTTCCATAAATACCTCAAAAGTTGCTGGACCGGGCGTGTCTATATTACCGAGTGAAAGTTTGTATTGACCTTCTTTCTCTATTATTGTACCGCCACAATCAGGCATTACCCACGCTTCTATTGTTAGATACTTATTGAAAATACCTGATGTTGCTACACTGTCACGTGTAGATAATGGCGCATTCTCAGATAGGATAACTCGCACATCGTCAGTCCCTCTTGTGGTTCTGTGTCCTAATTCGCTAAAGTCACCTTCGGGCACTATGATACTGTCAGTAATACCATTGAAAAAGAAACCATGAGTCTTACGGCTAATTACTGTCAATTGTCTTCCCCCAAGTTATCTAAGATAGAATCAAATTATCTATCGGTGCGAATATCATATTAAAATTATAAACCGATTCTCCAGCATCGTATGTGATATCAAACTTTTGCACTGACCCTTGTATACCAGTAGTTTCTTCTTTCATAGAAAAATCTACACTGGCTGGTAAATTATTTCCTTCCGATGTTTTGTCTAGTCCATCGTAGTTACCAGTAGGCATGAAAAAGTTTCTTGCAACGTATTGGTCGCCACCAGTTGCTTTCAAAGTAGAATTATACGGTATCTGTATACCAACAATGTAATCTTTAAGTTCTTGCGCTCTACCGTTTCTTAACAGTGAATTGTTAATAAAATCGCTCACTCGACCTCTTCTCTTACTGTTGTTGATTATACCGTATAAATCCATAGTTTTGTCACCAGCAGATTTCTTTCCACCGTCTGACCCTCCGGCAAACTTAGTAACCGACGGTTCTTGTGCTGGTTTTACACCATGGGTGAAGTCAGGCGTGCTTATGCCCATGCCGCTATTTTTACCTAAACTAGTCATTGCAATGTTTACTATACAATTAAGCGATTCATTATTGTAGTTCACGCCCTCTTGTAATGTAGCAGTGAAGTCAGAAGAGTATTGTGCGTTTATGTAATCTCTGACAGCAGTTGCCAGTTGTACAGAAGTAGCATTACTTGCATTTACTAAAATAGTCGGTGTACCCCCTGTTCCGGCATTAGCATCATATTGAGTCGTATCGCTTGTGTTACCACCATCGGTTCTAGAAGCAACGTTTGTAAAACGAATCTGTTTTTCATCAGCGCTTACTGCTGTATCAAAAGTCTGTAATTTTATAACACCAGTATGGGTATATAATTTTTCTAGATTTTTTGTTGTGGTGAATTGAAGGCCACTTTTTGTAGTACCAAAATTAATCGTACCACTGTATGCTGTACTCTTTGTGCCTTCTCTATCATCTGCAATAATACCTTGAATATTTATCATGGCTTTGTTTATGTTTAAGTCCATACCTACACGCTTACTACCAGTAAAAGGTAAAGCCATTCCACCCACTTTTCTAGAAGTAGAAAGAACCATAGTAGTAGCATCTAATTCGATGGTGTTACCGTTTTCTTGTATTAGTCTAATCGGAATGCCCCCAGCCATTCAATCACCTACCTCTTCCTACACCACCGATGCTGCGTGACATTTCTTGTTGCACTAAGTCGCTGATTTCTCTAGCCAATTCTCTTTTATCAGTACGGTCAGTAAGTCCACTTAGATTGAATGTCATATTGAAAGTGTGCCCTCCACCGCCACTAGGTGAATCTCCACCTCCACCGCCACCAGTGACAGCGTTTATGGCACTGCTTCCTAAATCTTTGACTCCACCAACTACTGATTTGCCAAAATTAAATATTCCCTTAAGAGCGCCACCAATTGCATCGAACATTCTACCTAATGTTTTATCGTATACAGTTTGCATTACACTTGCAACGGTATTCCAAGCACTGCTTATTGTATCAAATACACCTAACGCTGCTGTTTTTAGTCTATCAAATGGTTTTCCAATAATGGCTTCAAATGTAGCACTCATTCCATTAAAAATTAATGTACCAATAGTTCTGATTCCGTTAAAGGCTAAGGTAGCACCTGCTTTTAATCCCGACCATAGTTTACCAAAAGTACCATTCCATATAGTTTTGACATTATCTAGGGCTTTACCCCACTCACCTTTGAATATGTTAACCCAAAACATCATTGCCTCTTTCATTAAGTTCCATATTGGTACAACGGTAGCGTTCCATATCGTTACTATTGCATTTGTTAAAGGCTCAAAGGCTTCTTTAATTCCATCAAATACTTTTCTCGCTACTTTACCAGCAGCCCTGAATGCTTTACCGAGTGCCTTACCTATACTGCTGGCTACACTACCGAGTGTACTCATTGTACTACCTATGCCGCTAAGACTACTAGATACACTGGCTAAAGAATTGAGTAATGCTCCTAATGCCATACTAATCTTCTCCTTCTAAAAATGAATAATCGAAATCTACCACGTCTGTGCTTTCTGTACTATTTTCTAGGTTTTGTTTTCTCTCTGCAATACGCTCTTCTTCATTAATAGCAAGCGCCCAAGATAGGGATTGTTTGAATATCGCCTCGCTCATCTGATAAACCTCATGTAGTGATATGTTGTAATGTTTCGCCACGATGTATGCGAACAACTGCATCTGCATCTCTAAATCGCTAGGGTTTTTAATTACCTTTTTCTTTAGAAATTGCCGAACTCTCAGTTGTTCGCTTTCGTAAAACCCCCTTGCATTGCCTCCGCCAGTTCATCGGGCTTTGGTAATAGAGAGGCTATTTGTTGACCGACATATGCATTTAGGTTCATCATGTCGTCTACGGTAAGGTCGGGGTTCGTTCTTACGACCCAGTTTGAAAATGCGTAACGCCAGTATCCTTCAAGATTCAGCGATATATCATCACCATCCATCTGAAACATACTTTGTGCGGCTTGTTGTACATCAAAGAAAGTTAATTCTCTAATCCATACTTCCATCATTAAATCAGGATTTTCTTTGTCTACACGGATTTCGTGTCGCTGTTCATTCTTCTTCGCCAGTAAGTTCTGTTTGTCTACTATCGTCATCTGTTGTCACTTCCTCGGTTGCAGCCTCTTGCGAGGGGGCATCCGGTGTTACATTAGCAGACTCTTGCGAATGGGCTTCTGTTACACCTTGTGTCGGTTGCTCGACAATACCTGCGTCATCGTGTCGTAGCCTTAACACTACCTCAGATTTAGTACCGCGAATAGTGATTCCGCGTGCTTTACATTCTTTTTGGAGTTCTCTTACGGTGAAAGAGTTGTAATCAATTTCCCCACCAAACGGATTATCAACTTCGGGGACTATCATCATTTCTTCATCATCTTTAGTATTATTTTTGACAGGTCTTTCAATAACAATTCCCACTGTATCTTCGATAGCGTTTTCAACAACTTCAACAACTTCTTCCACCTTCTCTTGTATCTCTTCTACCACGTCTTCTACTACTTCGCTTATTGCGCCCCTAGCAGCCTCTACCCATGAAGGTTCTTCTTCCTCTATTTTCTCGATAATTGTTTCAACAGGCGTGTCTTCTATCTCTCTAGCAATCGGCTCAAACACAGTTTCTTCGGTAATTGTCTTACCTTCGTTAATCATTCTTAGAACCATAGAGTCTACTACGTTTCTAGAATTAGTTTTGAACAACTCTTCGTTGTACGGTATATCGACACTATTGATTAACCAATAAACATACTTTTCGTGAGAATTACGAGAGTAGAATTGAACTCTTTTTACAGCAGTTGGTAACACTATTTCACCTCAAGCATGTATGACTGTATCGACAGCAATAACCTTGACTGATTTAGGTAGAATCTTTAGTTTAGCCATTAGTGGTCCTTTATCCTCAGGCACAGGCAATGGTGCTTCGACAATGTAGTAGTCATCCATTAGTATGTCAATAGATTCTGCCGTACCACTAGATACTTGTTTTGTAAATGACAAGCGTATCATGTCTGAATCAGTTTGTTCAGTCTCATCTGTATCATCAAAGTTTTCCACTGCTCTACGCATATTGTGGTAGAACAATGGGTCGTCTACGATTATCTCCATCTCAAGGTCATACTCTGTTTTACCCTCTACTGCTAGTGTAGGGTTACGAGTGCCAGCAAATGGAACTTGGTCAGTAGCACTGTTTGCTATATTAGCCGCACCAATAGTATAATACTGCTCTACACCAGTCTTACCGTTTAACGTGAATGAAACAACTTGACCCAGTGTTGTTCCTAACATAGATATAGAACCGTTGTAAAACATAAACGGTTTCTGTGTACCTTTGCCTATACCCGATATTTTTCTTTTCACTTCTGTATTAGCAGTATCTTCAAAGAGTCTGTGCGTATTGTATCTATCTCCCTTGTTACTTGCTTCTAATCTACCAGTATCTGTATAACATAATGCTGAGTCAAAGTTTGCTGTCAATCTTAGAGCAGCGTCTGTGTCTGTGGTTAGTGAGAAATCTTTAACTTTACAGCCTCTAAAGACCCGTGTTAGTTGTTTTGAATCTCCTGTACCACCATCGGTAGTACCATCGTTACTGTCTATGTCTCTTCTTCTAACACTGACTTCCATAGCAAAAGAAGGCACAGTTGTACGAGAAAAGAAAAGATGGTTAACTGGATTAGTTAAAGCACCAGTTGTAGTATCTCTATGAGGACTACCATTGCTACTATCTGTTGCATATCTAGCAAACTCTACTACTGTATTATCTTCATACGAAAATTGTAAAGGGTCGTCTAACCAAACTTTACCAGCACCACCAGTTACAGTAATGGCTACTATTCTTCTTGCTTCTTCTTTCATAGCCTTATCAATTATCTGTGTAGCATTTACATTCGGCCATGCAGAAATATCTCTTGGGTCAAAAGTTAGAGTGCCATTAGTTACGCTACCGCCTGTGGTGGATGCACTCAATTCAAAAGTAGTAGAGTTAGTTATACTAGATACTGTCGCACCACTAGGAATACCTGTACCGGACACAGACATACCAACAATTAACTTAGCAGTACTATCCATTGTAATAGTTGGGTCATTGTTGTAGTCACAAGTAGCGTCTGTAAATACTTCTGCATTTACATTTGTATCTCTGTAACTCTGCACATCTACTTTGTCAACACCTTCTGTATTGTCGCCACCGAGTAAGAAAACATAGTCACCTACACCTATATCTGTTCCATCGATTGCTGGATTAGTGCTACCACTACTATCAAATGCTATGTAAGAATCTCCTGAATAAACAGCAGAAGATAAAGAAAATGTATCACTAGCATGACCATCTTGTCTCACAGTCGCCGCATTTACAACTTCGTGCCCTAGACAATAATAGAACCATCTGCCATTATGTATGTTACACTCAAATGAGCCACCAACATTAGTAAATCTACCCGGCACTTGAACTGCTACATCTCTACCAAGCCCAACAACATGGTATCTCTTGAGGTCTACTTTAGTCTCAGGAAGTGCAACAGTGCTTACCAGTCCAACGAATTGGTCAGTCAATACACTCTCGGCAGATGCGTTTGCAGCATCAGCATGTTCCATACCTACATCAATTGCGGGTGTAGTAAAAGGTAAGATAGTCATTACGTCATTAGCCTTAGATGCTTGGTCTGCTGCTGTGTGATTTGTCTTTAATGCAGGTGTTACCGTAATCTCAGTTTTACCATCATTGTCATTATTAGCGTCATTACAAACTTCTTGTTTGATTATAGTATACATTCTACCCGATACTGCATAATCATCTTGTGTGTCCCAATTAGGACTAGAAGATGCTATTGTGAATATAACTTTGCTACCGACTAACATACCATTTGGATATTCTAATATTCCAGCGTTTACAGGGGTATTAGCGCTACCACCACTTAATACGATTACACTAGTGTCTTTTACTAAATCTTGGTGCGGTGCGTTAGCGGCATTAGCCCCAGTATCAAAAGATGCTGTGAATGTAAAAGCGCTTGCGTATCCGTGTTCTAATCTCACTCCAGTTTCGTGTCCGAATGTAATCTCGGACAAATCACCCTTGTATACTGTCGATGGCATGGCTCTCTCTCACCTCATGGGATTAACTCTGCAAAGATAACAACTTCTATCTGAAAGGTCATTCTATACAGTTTTTTGCTTCTATCTGATAAATCGGTACGTGTTTTGTACACAAGTCTATCGAAATTGACACCATCACCTTTTCTTTTAAGATGTACGCATCTTCTTAATTCGTTCTCCATCTTTTTTAGTTGGTCTCTACTTCTCGTAGTACGCATATCTACTGTGATGTTGATACGTGTAGTGACGAAATCATACAGCATTTCAGGTAACTCTTCGTTATGTGCCGTTTCAAAGACCATTACATAATCCGTTCTATCAAGGTCAAGTCTCTTTCCACGCTCAGGTGTTTCATCTGCTACATCAATAATAACGGGTTTGAAATTATTAGTATTGGCTCTATTCCAATTATTCTTTAGTACACCTAGTACTACATCAATACCTTCATCGAATGTTGCTACCATTTCGCAAACTCCTTCTTACGCTTTTCACGCTCATGGGCTTTGAAATCGGGTACTAACTTGCCCCCATCGTTTTTGACTTTGTATTCCATCAGTCCCGGCGATTCGGTCATCATGCGTCTATTGACTCTATCTTTCAACGCTTTTTCTTGTTCAACTGTCATTTCTTCCGGCTCTAACTCTCTTTCTGAGCGCTCAACAGCCTTACGATATTCAGATGGCCCTTCTGTAATAGCCTTCTGTAAATCCGCTTGGTATTCTTTTTTACTTAGTTCTAAAGTTATGGCTTCTTTCCATTCTTTGTAAACTATTTTCTCTGTATCACTCAAAGGCTATCACCTCTATGTAACGTGGGAATGTCTTTTCTATATCCATTTTATAGAGTTGAATCTTGGATGCTAAGTCTACGTTTTGTGTACCTTCGGGTATCAATACGCTTCGGTCATCACTCATTAGTAAATCGATAGCAACCATCTTTGTGCAAATATCTTCTATTGCTTTGTCTACGTATCTCTCACCGTATATGTATGATGTCTTAATCGCATTCCACTCAAAGAAAGGGTATGAATTATTGAAGTAGATAATACCCATTTCATGGTCTATCCACCAATCTCGTAATCTACCTTGGTCGCCGCTCGCACTTCCGCCCTGTAAATCGACTTGTAAGGTATCCTGTTTTAGTGTCCCAGTAATATCAGATAGAGCAGAGCCTACGACTATTGCGCAGCCAGTAAATGTAGTATCTGTTTTACCTGTATATCTAAACACATCTCCACTAGCATCTACTACAACACCAGCGTTTGCAAATCCGGCAGTACTATCGACAGTAATTGTAGTGCTACTCAAACTAGAGAATGTCGCACTATTAGACTGCGTTTGACTCAATTCTATATTACTATCAGTAACTACGATACTACATGATTCACCAGCAGTAGTTTGCCTCATACTACTAATCTTTACAATGCCTGTACCATAGTCAGAGTTAGCAGTAGCGAGAAACTCGTTATGCACTGCTACGTTACTAGTGCTACCTTCTAGTGTAAAGTTAGGAGAGAAGACAACATCGGTTTTACCGACTCTATCTTCTTTATTGATTAAGTCAGCAAGATTCTGCGCAGTTGTTACCTTATCGAAGTCAGCACGCCAATTCGCAGTACCAGTGCCGATTGTCAACAAAGATGCGCTTCCATTGCCGGGTGAAATAACTATTGAACCTGTTAAAGCCCTCACATCATCGGGTAATTTTATTCTAGCCTCAGCAGCAGCGATTTCTCTGTAATCATCACCTTGCCACAGTTCTAGTCTCAAGATTTGTTGCACGTTTCTAAATAACAAGGGACTAGTACCTACATAATCAGTATAGTATCTACGTCTATACGGTTTGTATGTATCGAAGTTGATGTATTCTGCTTGTACCAAATATGGTCTCCAAGCGTTGTGAGTTCTGTTGTCGATGTGGTCTTGCATACGAAGTATAACTTCATCAACTTTCTTTTTTGTAATACCTCTAACTCTACCATCGGTAAACGAGGCTTGATTCTGTACATAGGCGTTATCTGCAACTTCAAAATTAGCATGAGTGATTGAATCTGCAAAACCCAATCTAACACCATTAATTGTTGACGTTATTCCGTTGATGGTTCTTTCTAATCCTAATGGGTCTGCATCACTATAAATTAGTAAAGTATCACCGACAGTAAATCCGATGTTTCTATAATCAGCACCAGTAACAAATATACCAGTCGCTTCGGAATCGGAACTAACTAGTATTGCTTCTTGTGGACCTATGTCTAGTAAGTCGGCTACTTTCTGTGCTGTGGTGTAGACAACTGCTGTTGGGTCGAGTGGTCTTGTTTCTCCTTCACCCGGACTAAACACTTGTGGCATTAAAGTCGCGCCTCCTCATTACGTGTACCGAGGTTATACTCCATAGGTTTACCGCATGAACCACAAGTTGCTCTCCATAAGAAGTGTAGTAATCCACAGTGTTTACAGCGCGTACCTGCTCCTATATCGAGTACATCTGCGATTTCACTAGTTCTAGCCCTCTGTTTAGAGGTAATACCAGCCAAAGGTGAGTCTGTATTCACAGTATGAGCGTCGTATGTAACATCTGCGCGTACTGTTTGTTTTGCTGCTCTGCTAATGTCATCGATATCAAGCGTTTGTAACTCGAACCCTGACATTCACTCACACCACCTTCTATTATGCTTTCTGATATACTACTAAGAATATATTACCCAATACTGTAATCGGCTCTACTGAAATTATTTTTGCACTAGCATAACCAGTTAATGCTTCAATGTCAGTAGTCATAGCAGTGCTTAACGCACCGTCATTACCCGCACCTGAGAAGTCTCTAGGGCTGTAAGGTCCAATTACTTGTATTGCTTTAACCATCTAGGTCACCGCCTAATCAGCGCTTTCCTAGTGCCCACCAACGACCAGTGTTACCGCTTACGCAATCTATTGTAAGAGAACCGGGTGCAGCAGTCGTAACGATAGCGAATGCTCCGTCTACTCCTCCACCTGAGTTATCTTCGGTATCACCGATTACGTCTGCTGCAAGTATTTGCGATAGTCCTGTGACTATTGTTCCGGTGTCTACGCTTGCTGCGTTCCATGTGCCAGTGACCATCATTAAGTCACCTAATACGTGCGTTCTGTTATCTTTTGTACTGCTAAATGCCATTTTCTTATTCCTCCGTTATTTCTGTTTCTACTGCTTCTTCAATTGCTTCTTCTACTGGAGTCTCTTCGACTACAATTTCTTCTACAATTTCAGGAGCGGCTTCGACTATGACTTCTTCGACAGGGGCTGGGCTTAAGACATCTTCCACCATTGCAAGCAATGAGGACTTTGTTTTGTATCCATTAGATACTTGTACGCCCTTATCTCTTAACCATGAAGCAATGTCTGCTTTTACCCAGCCACTATCAGGTATTCCGTCGTTTAGTAAATCGTATGCCGCGCCTTCTATTACAAACAATGTTGGTTTTAGTTGCCTTTTATTAGCATCTAACCAATCTTGTGTAACCTCTACTACTTGACCCCTAATCCAGTCACCCATAGAAGTGTCTGCATTAGGTCTCATGTAGAGATTACCAATGTATGTAACTGTTGGCAGTAAAACCACCTCAGTTGTAGAATACTACAAGTTGTCCGCTAGTTACAGTTCCGGTTGTAGGTAATGTGACTACCAAACCGCTTATGGTTGCGCCGAGCGTTTGTGCGTTTGCGCTTGTTCCGCCAGTTGCTATTGCTGTGAGAATTGCACTTGCACCGCCGCTTAGTGTGACGGTTGCTCCGTTAGTTGTTGAACCTAATGTAATCAGTGCCATCTTAGGTGCTGGGTCGTATCCGTTTGCTCCATCGCTGTTTACTGCGCTGAATGTGCCCGGACCTCCGCCCGGATATGATGTGTCTGCTGCTCCGTCTAACCACTCAGTAGTGCTGTGTGAACCCGCTCTGAGTTCCCATGCACCTACTAGTGTTGCCGTTGTACTGCTTCCTGTTACTGTCAATGTATCTGCCATATCTTTTTCCTCCGTTTATATTATCTCCAAGACAACCTCACTTAAGGTCTCTTACGCTCCCTTGTGCTCCGAAGAAAGTGGTCCATAGTTCTCCCATGGTACGGTATAGTCCTTCTTGGCCTAGTCTGTTAATTGCGAATGGGTCACCAGTTTCGATACCACTCTCAAAGTATTGTGTTGGAATTGCTGTACTAAAGTGCAAGTAGTCTGTGTCTAGGTAGTAGATTCTTGATAGTGTATCTGCTGCCATGTTCTTTGTTGGGATGATTGGTACACCGTTGTATGTTGCTACGATGAAACCAGCCTCGATTCCGGGTACACCCTTTACACCGTTGTAGGTAGGGGTAACTCTCTTCTCTTCCATGAACCTCTGTTGTGATTGTAGAAGTTGTTGGATTCTCATTAGAGTATCGTATCCAGTTAGCATAACTTTCGGGTTTCCACCACGAATCCACATCTTTTGGAACATCTCGTCTAGTAAGTCTAGAGATAGTGTTCTGTCAGTAGGTGTACCGCTAGAAGCGTTAACACTCATTTCTGCGTTTGACCATGAGTTTGCACTCCTGTCAATACTGTACATATCCATATCTCCGTCTGCACTTACGTGCCCTGATGCAGCGCTAACTCCTGTTGTTGCGTTTGCACTGTTTTGGAAACCGGAAGTAACTCGGTCAAGAGACTCGAAGTTGTTACCTGCGACTGTATCTACGTCAGTACACATCATTTTGTTGATTACCTCAGCGTGATGTTTACCCATTTCCTCTTTCATTACAGAGCGTATGTCTCCCATTCCGTCATCCTTGTCAGCAAGGAAGATTGCAGTTTCAGACATATCGAATGTGTGTGCGATAGTCTTTGGTTTTGCTGCTACATGTTGGAATGTAGGTTTGATTGTTTCAGGTAGTGTTGCGTTCTCTGCAACTCCGCTTCCAGTAATTGCACCAGCATTTGGTCTGCCAGTGATAACGCGCCATCCGCTTCTATCCCACGGTTTCTTTGGTAGTATAGAGAATGCATTGAACTCTTGGTTCAATTGTGACCATACTTTGCGACCATAGATTGCTTGGTATGTTCCACCTGTTGTTGACAGCATAGGGCTGTCGGCCTTGAGTAATTCACTACCGGAGTATGAGTAACCCATTGCGTTACCTGCTCCATAGTAGTATCTTTCCATGTCAGTTATTGTTCGTACATAATTTCGTGCCATTTTCTTTATCTCCTTTTATTTTTTAATATCTAATCTCACTCGAATGCTTTGGATGCCAAGTTGTGAACTTCGTCCCATGACATGTTAGCCAAATCCTCCGTTGATGGAACTGTTAGTGCTGGTGCACTAGATTCCGATTTTGTGATTGCTTCTCCTGTTTCTGCTGGAGTAGTGATAGATTCAATGCGCTCTGAAAGTGCACTAATTGCTTTTGTTATCTCGTCTAGAGGACCACGTGCATCATATGCTGCTGCTTCCGCTTTTGCAATTTCTGCTGAACGCTCGGAAGCGTATCTGTTAGCAAAGTTGCTTTCTAGAGAGCCACGGAACTCTTCTTCAAGAGCAGCCGCTTTGTATACTTCGTATGCAGACTCGATGTCTGAATCTGATAATGTTGCAGGGTTAATGAAATCTGATTTCTTAACACTTCCACCGCTACCTGTTGTAGCAGCAATAGCCCCAGTTGAAGGATTTCCGCCTTCTTGTGTTCTACCCGGTGCTTGACCAGTTAGACCTTTGTGATTTGCTGAGATTTCCTCAGGTGTTGAACCCATGTTTTGTTTTTCTAGGTTATCAAAGTGAACACGTGCCTCAGCAGTGTCAACTCCAGCACTCTTTAGAGTGTCTTCCATCCAGTTAAGATAGTCAGATGTGATAACATCAGAATATTCTGACTTTTCTACATCAGCATCTTCTTTCTTTTTATCATCTTTCATATCTTCTTTCTTACCGTCTTTCTTGTCAGCGATAGCCTCTTTCAATGCTGGTGGCATTTCGCCTTTCTCCATATCGTCAAGCCTACCTTCTAAACGAGATAGTACGCTGCCAAGTTGTTTCATCATTTCATTATCGTTTTCTGTTTCTGTCAATTTATTCACTTCCGTGTTATTTTTATCTTCTTTGAGTATGCTAAATGTTGCTTCGGGATTGATGCCTTTTTCACAAATCGTTATTTCGTGTAGTTCCAGTTTACTAATTTCTTGGTAATCTCCTCGTTTTGGGTCTGATTTTCTGACTCTCTTAAACGCTTGACCACCGATACTGAATCCTCTGAGAACGCCTTTTCTGATTTCTGCTGAAACCTCTTTTGCTTTCTCGATGTCGTCACGCAGTTTTACTACCACAAACATTCCGACATCATCGACTTCGCTTTTCCACAACCTCCCTTCGTTATCTGTATAATTCGGTACTACATCTCCAACTTGTATATTACTGTGAGCCAATTGAACGTTTCTGTATGACGGATTTTCCATGAACTTCCGAAATGCGTGTTTCAATGCCTCCTTTGTTATTACGTCGCCTTGCTTGTCTACAACTTCCACACTGGCATAGCCAGCGACGATGAGGTCATTAGCACCCTTAAGGATACCAATTGTCTCTTCGCCAGTTCTGAATAGTTGTTTACTACCGAGCACACTAACCCTTGTTACGTAATGCCTTACTACATATATGCTGCGGGACTACTCATCAAGGTTTTTATCATCAAAAACGCTAGACTGCGAGGCTGTTTGTTTCTTTTTCTGTTTTCTACCCGGATAATCTTCGGGTTTCTCCAAGTCCTCAGTAGGTCGTTTCTTCATATCCCAATCGGGTAAAGACTGCTCTGCTGTCAAAGAAGTAGGCCCGCGTGGGCTTTCTACGCCCCCACCAACATCTATCCCTAAACCACGTCCGGCCATGTTACTATGTCCTTTTTCCATCTTATCTAATGCTCTTTCAATAAGTAAAAGCGCTTTTGCCATTTCATTAGGCTTCATAATTAAATTGCTATCTTTCTTTGGTTTTAGAATGCCAGCGCTTTGTTCTTCTATTTTATCAGAATCAATGTGATTAACAGCAACCTCGCTGTCTCCCTTTACTTCTAACTCTTCTTTTAACAATTCAGTTAATCCTTCTTGCCAATAAGACTCAAGACTCTTTGCTAACTTTAACGAGTAATCTGAGGCAGTAATTTCTCCTATCGCAGCAACAGGGTTGACTGCTTGATTATCTACAATATCATATTTCACGACATCTTCGGGCAATCTAATAATAAAGTGACTATCATCAATCTCCATAGTAAATGGAACATGGTAAGTAATATCAGATTTAGCAAGCATAACCCACTTCGGGTGTTTCTCTTCACCTTTCATGTATGTAGACTTAGCATCACGTAGTAATAATTTATCAGAATCTTTGCCTAATTCTTTTACAGCATCTTCTAATCCAACTTCATCTGTGATTCTAATGTCGGATGGACTAGGTACAAAGACAGGATGATAACTTTCAAATTGTCCTCTTAAGATTTTGATTCTCTCGCGTGTAGTTAGTTCGGTTACATCATCCGTGTCGTATAGCAGAATATCATTAATGTAAAACTCACCATCATTTAATATCCCATCAATAACAAAGTTTTTCTTACAGGCTGCTCTAAACGATGCTCTCATTTCATCTTCACAAGATTGCTTTACGCCATTTTCATCTTCTAATTCAACACGCCCATTCTTTTTACTAACCTTACATCTCTTTCCGTCTTTCTGTATAGAAACTACCCATTCTCCTGTAAAGCCTCTTAATTCGGACATATCTTTAATATCAAATATTCTATGTAAAGGTTCTATCAAAGGTATTTCCTTTGGTAAATCTGCTTTTGAAATATTTGTGAAACTGTCACTAGGCGTTTGACCAGTATCGTTTTGAGTTAACTGAGTAGGATTTTGTTGAAATGGCTCTGCGTTTGTTAACATAGATTCAACGTGTTGAGGTGAATGTGTATCTTTGTGTAAAGATTGTAAATATGTTAACGGTAGAGAATGAAACTTTTCTTCTGAGGTATTTGTACCAACACTAATATTTCCATTGTAATCATGTTCTGCACCTATTTCGGCTTGGCCGCTCCATCCCCAATCCATCAAACCGCTAGTAAAGTGGTCTTGCGGTACAGCCCCTTCTAAACTTCTAAGAGGTTTTACTGGCGCTGTCATCCAACCTATTTCTTTCTTAGTTGCAACGGGTACATTTGGTTTCAAATCGATATCGGGGCTAGTATCAAAAGAAAGAATATTACTTGCAATATCTTTTCTTCTTGCGTGATGGTATTCTAATGATGAGTGTCCTCTTTGACTTTGATGTAATAGCGTCCCTTCATTACTTTTATTATGAGCATTATGGAGTTTGCTAAGTTTAGTCAATGGTGACGGTGCTTGATGGTATTGTAATCCATATCCTCCTAACTTCATTTCATTTCTTGCATTTTGATGTAAAAAGTTTAATCCTTTGTATGAAGGATTTCTTTTGAATAACCCACGCGCTCTATCAGCATCCCTATTAGTGGTTGTAGAGATTTGTCCTTCTTTCGGATGTCCTTTAGGATATACGTTGCCTGTATCCTTTCTATCGGGCGGAAAACCAGCCTTTGCTTCTCTGTATAAATTATCTAAGTGAGTGTGAACATCACCGTGTCCTTTACCATCAAACAATTTTTTATCATCGGGATGCCATTGCAACGGCTTACCATCAACACTCATTGTAGCAAGTTGACCTATGCTGTAAGCATGTACTGGACCGGATAAAGTTTGTAAATATCTTTGCGCATGTTCTTTATGAGCATCGTCGTTAGGTAAATCTAACATTTCTAATACATCTTGTACCCCATGTTTACTTGGGTCAATTACGTTATTTGTTAATGGGCCTAAAGTTTTCATTTGATTTGCTAAATTATAATGAGTATCAGATGTCATATCTTCTTCTTTCTTAGTATAATGATGAGCGCGAATAGATATATTATGGTCGCCATCCATGTAAAGACCTCGCTGTGCATCTTTTACCCCTCTTAATGTATTGAGTAATGCTTTTGGATTATCAGGGTGAAACGCATTAGGATGTTCTTTTTCAATCGCGGGTTTTATTTTTGTTCTAAAATATTCAGCAACCGCTTGTCTATCGTCGGTATGAGCCTCTTCCATATTTTTTCTCACATTACCCCTATCGCCCTGTTTTTTAGACCCTGTACTAGTATACTCTCTTTTTCTTTTTTCTTTCATTCCCATATCAGACTTAATTTCTTTTATTTTGTCTCGCAAAGAAGTTATGATTTCAGAGTCCTTCGCCCCACGTTGTTCTATGTCTAATTCGTTTTGCAACATCTCTAAATGTTCTATGTCTTTTCCACTTACTACATCCCCTACGGTTTTTATCGATGCGGAAGGAAGATTAGTCATTACTGTATCTAAATCATCTGTGGTAGAAAGATAATTACGGTTGTTTTCTATATCTGACCATTTAATAAAATTATTAGCAGGTGAATTAGGTGGTGAGGCTCTACGATTTATAGTAGAAAGTAAATGCGAATGACCTGCTAACATATTGATTGAAGTTTCGTCTTTACCTGCTTTACTTCTTGCTGTATACGGATTATATGAAAAAATATTGTTTTTATCTAATTCTCTAGTAGTACGGCTTTTCCCATCATAACCGACCCAGCCATTTTCTTCTTCATCTCCATATTCTAATATTGGTGCTAGACCCGGTGAACGGGTATGGTCGTGGTCGGAACTGTTAGTCTTGTTGGTTCTACCTTTACCTCTTTTACTCCCAGTTTTATATTGAGAATGTACAGTAGCATCTGTTTTTGATAATATACCTAGAGCGCTTGTATGATTAGGTACACCATATTCTAAGTAATCAGAATGTAAATGTCCGTATGCACCTACTGTTTTAGGATTGGCTTCTATCTTTCCCCCTTCTACTTTTTCTCCTAAAGCAGATATATTTCCTTCAAAATCATGCGCTTTGAAATCATGTAAGATTTCTGCTAGTGTGGTGATAGGTCTACCGTGACCCCCAACGTTTGCAAAAGCGTGTGAGAAAGGATACGCTAAGGTTCTATACTTTCCGTCATGGTCATAAAAATGTTTTTCGTCACCTTCTTTCAATAAAGGATTATCTTTTCGTGGACCATTTGGAGTTCTAAACGTAGTTAATGCGTTTCTTATAGGTTTAGCCATTTCAGAAATACCCATGTGTGTTTGTAATTCTTTTTTTACGGCTTTCATTACGTCTTTCGATAAGAAAGGCTCTTTTTGCCCCTTAAACATAGAATGCATAGACGGTGATAAATCATCTTGATTGTAACCCACAAGTTTGTGTAAGCCGTCGGGACTCAAGAGAATATGACTTCCATCTGATAATTTTTTAGCAAAAGCCTCTTTTAGAGTACCGCCTTCTTTCAAAACTTTCTCATACTCTTTAATATCACTTGGGCTAAAAGGTGGTAAGTTTCTTTGTGCTGGTCCATGTTCACCCGCTTCAAAATATTCTAATAATTTATCACCTTCATAGTGGTCTTCTATATTGTCTATGAGATGTTGGTAAGCGGTTTTGTCAAACATTTTTTTCTTTGTATCATTTTCATCGTACGAATAAGGCTCACCTTCGTGTACGAAACCATCTTTTAGATAGACACCTTTTAGCGCTTTGGCTACCATTCCTTCTGTTCCGAGTCTAGTATTATCAGTATCTGCTTCTATATGTTTAGCCTTATTAGCGCCCGGATGCTTTTGACTTCTAGTCCAATGGTCTACCTCTGCATTATTTCTCATTTGCATATTGGCTTTTATTCTATGCATGTGTATTCTTTGACCATCGGGTAAAGTAACAGACTGATGCGCTGGGTTGTCTGTACCGTATTTATCTATATGTTCTATAACTAAACTTCTTTCTTTTGGGGATAAAAACTCTAAACCTTTATTCCATGTATCCCAACCCATACTATGACCATGAGGTATTTTTTCTGTATCGGCTAAAGTAGACCTACCCCTTGCATCTAAATCATCATAAGGATTATCACTAATTTTAGGTTCTATCGTTTCCGTGAAAATATCATTACTATCTAATTTTTTCATTCTATCGTTAAAATGGGCTTCTTCTAAATCCATACCCTGACTTTCTAACTCTTTTACAAGTTTAGGGTTTTCTTTTTGCCATCTTTTGAAATCTCTTAACCTTAGAGTATGTTGGTGTTTAGTGTCACTTTCATGCCCATCATTACCACCTAAGAAAGATAGTTGTCTTGATTTTCTGTTTTTGTTTACACCATGATAAACACCATGGTCTTTATTTCTATCTCTTTCATTGTAGTCTAACTTGTGGGCGTTTTCTATCTCCATACCCTTTTCCGCCCACTTGTTATCCGAAAGATAGTATTCTCTCAACATGTTTTCCCACTCAGGCATTCCGGTATCGACTCTTCTTTTACGAACTGGATGATGTTTTTCATCAAACGGGTTAGCATCTAAGTAGTGCTTTTCTGTAAATGCCGTAGGTTCAATAGATGCTGGTATATTACTACGTAAATTATCTCGCCCTTCTTTCCCACCATCGAAGGCAATTCTAAAAGGATTAAATTGAGGCCACATAGAGTGTTTCATAGTATGTGGAATCATATTTCTTGCACGATATGGACCATATTTTTCACCGTCTTTTTGTGGGCTGTGTAACGGATAATTATACTTTTTATTATCGTTTTCATCCCAAGTCCGTTTTGCTCTTCCAATCGTTTTTATTCTTCTTGGTTCTTTTCCTTCTTCTTGTATGTGTCTAAATACAGTATCTCGCCAATTATGGTCTGTGCCATACGATTTAGCCATCGCTGGTCTAAAGTTGTGCATTGTGCCAAACTCTGTTTTTTTCTCTTTAGCCTTAGATAGAATATATTCACTGAAAGAATCGCACACAACGTCAACATCTATTTTCTCATATGTGATGTTATGATTCTCTAAGTTCATCTTAGAAATTAGATAATCTCCAACCTCTTGTTCCGGTGGAGTATTATCGTAAATTGCTTTTAGCAATTCAGTACGGTGTCTGATGTAAACTTGTATCGCATCTTCTTCCATGACATTCCCTCTCAGCCTCCGGTATTGTACCTTTGGTAATAAGGACAATCTCTGAGTGAAAGCCCCCTTGCTTGTTTACAACCTTCGTATGCGGTTGCACCACACATTTTACATGGGTCCATTTGTGCAACGCCTTTCTTGACGTACACTTTATTCAATCTTATCCCTCAACAAGACGGTCTACTGTATCGTGAGTGTTAACTTTCAAAGTGTCTAAATTAACACTTTCACTAGATGCACCTTTGTTAGCAATATCTTCTGAATCTAAAAGACTTTGATTTGTGTGATAGAAAGCGTTGTATGTTTGACCGCCAGTTTCTATGTTAAATTGTACACCTTCCGGCTGTGTACCAAAACTTGTTTCTTTGTGATGAGTGCCTTTCTTCATAGAGGTGCATCCCGTTTTCATCATACAATCCATTTTTTTCATACCACAAGAAGGGCACTTTGCTTCTTTTTCAAGAGTATCTAGTCTCTCTGCTATTTCTTCTGCTTTTCTTAACATCTCGTATGCCTTAGGTGAGGCCGCTTCATATCTAGGTTTCATTAATACATCTCCTTTACTTCTCTATGCTGGTCTGCCATTTCATGTATATCGTCCCAACTCATTTCGTGAATCTGTTCGTTAGAATATTTATCAGGGTTATTTTCATCTTGTTTGAGTATAGTACCTGATGATGTTTCCATATCTGCTCTAAAGGCATCAACAGTAACATCTTCCGACAATGGTGTAGAATAAGGCACGTAACCTGCTTTTCTCAAAATTATTTGCGGATTATCCATTGCTTTTCGTAGCATGGCATTTTCAGCACGAACAGATTGAATATCTCTATCCATGGTTTCCATTTTAGAAATTAGAGCATTCATTAAACGCTCAGTTACATCTTCTTCCATTCTAAAGCCTCAGTTACCGGGAGAATAACGTCCGTATGTGCCTCTTGCTGGCTTCATTTGTGAATTAGTTCTTGAGGACATAATTGTTCCATTTAATTGTCTATCTCTCATTGAAGGGTCGAAGTTAGAACCAGTTTTGTTAAACTTTAGAACTGGGCTTCTGTGTTCCCATCCATTGTCGGGAGTAACTACTTCTGTTTCTGCTTTCTTTATTGCAAACTCTAAGTCTGTTTCCATGTTAGTTGCATACTTTAATAATTCATTTAGATGTTGGCGTGCGTCGTCTGCATTACCGTCTTCTAGAGCCTTAGTAAAAGCCTCATTATGTGCGGTCATTTTTCTAGCCATTGGATGCATTTTCAATAAGTCCATGTGGTTCACTACCATTTGCGTGTATGCGATGCTACTTTAATTATGCGCCTTTTATCCGTCTAGAGTTCATTAAAGCGCGAGAATTGTTCTGCGCAACTGAATTAGGAGGACCGCGTTGTTGAACACTGGTTACTGGTGACCCAATACCCGGACTTCCTCTATTTTGAGGAGAGGCTGGTCCTCTTGGAGTACGGATACCCATACCCTCACCACCGGGCTGTGATGGTGGCATCGCATTAGCCAACAAACCCGGAGGACTTGCGCCCATTTGTTGAGCCATTGGGCCACCGCTTCCGGGTGACATTCCTTGAGGCGGTTGCATTCCCGGCGGCATCGGAGGTGCGCCATCTTGTTGCTCATTCATCTGTCGATAAGTAAATCGTATATCTCTATCTCCCTGTTCCATTAATTCAGGCTTGTATCCAAGCATCATCATTCTTTGTGCAAGGTTAACTTCCATCTCATCTCTTCGTAATCGAGTAATCTCATCTTCTTCTTCATTCGGATAAAGAGTCAACTTCCAATCTGTTACTTCCATTTGTCTTAACATTCTAGGAAATAGAACTTGCGTGTAGACTTTCTGACCAAACTCAACAGCCCTGTTAGTTACAAGTATTTGCATACCTTCGTTATTTAATCCGCCGGATTTTCCGCTATCAATCATAAAGATACTACTTACACCAAAGAATGCTGCTATTCTATTACGCATCTCATCTCTAACAGGAATATATTGCATCTCTTCTAACGTATCCATGAACTTTACCCAATTCACACCACCTCTACCAGTTTGGCTTTCAATACCAATTTTAGGTATGTAGTGTGGGTCTCTTTCCATTTTTTCGTCTACACTTTTCCAAAATGATTTCATTGATTCTAGATTATCTGTGGTCACAGAGATAATTCCTTTTGGACTTCTTCTCTTCTGATATGAGGTATACATGTAATTATCCATTGCAGTAAGTGTCATAGCCTGTCTCCACATTGTGTTCACAGGACTTCTACCATACAATTTAGATGGGTTGTATTTACTAATGTGTATTACTTCTCCTTCTAAGTAATACTGTGTTTTACCACTACCAGCCATATTTGCATAGTGCGCTTCTTGCATATTATTGCCGCAAACTTCACACTTGTCATCTTGACCGGGATAGGAGATTTGGTCTCTATGAAGAGGACATACTTTGTATCTTCCACCTCGCACACCGCGCTTATCAGATATAATTCTCATAAAGATAGGGTCGCCTCTAATCAATTCTTTAACCCTGTAAAACTTAATGTCCGATGTTTCGGGGTCTACGAAATATTCTTTTACACAGATTAAGAAAGCATCATCTACTATTTCTAAATCTCTTTCTATTTCTTGCAACACGTGCATGAAATCTTGTTCCATAGAGTTTTGTTGCTCTAGTAACCACTTAGGGTAGATTAGTTGTTGTACGTCAGGCTGTTTTACTTCCCCTCCACATAACTTACAACTATCTACTTCGTGAGTATATTCTTCACCGCAGTCCTTGCACTTGTGCTGAAACTTCTTTTCCCAATAATAACCTCTTCTAAATATCTCTTGTCCTAGTTTAGAAATTACAGTTCTAAGAATCAAGTTTTCTTGTGATACTGCATAAAGCGCTGGAATAGTAATACCTTGTGCTAATACAGGCTCTTGAATACCAGTTGTGTATAACGGCATTTGCGGCTCAGGAGTTGTTCTACTTCTAAACGGACTACCTAATGCAGAGATTAATCGACCTATTCTTCCTTGTTCTTCTGCCATATTATATCGCCTCCGCCCATTTTGTTATATCGTCGGCTTGCACTCCCCATTCCGAAAGGAGCGCATTCGACTTATTGGTATCATCGCTCCAATTGTAGTATCTTACGACTTTCTTTAATTCTTCTTTCTTTAATCCATCGTTTTCTTCTATGTATGCTAAAACCGCTTTTGCTTGAGTTTTCTTCATTTCTAAAAACGGTAATATACCTTTCAATAGTTTACTAATATCTGCCTTAGAATAAAATTGTAATCTGTGTTGACTTCTTTGATTATCTTTGTATATTTTTTGGTCTAATTGTAAAACACCGCAATCTAAAGTTTTTTGCAATTGTTCACAATGTACTTTACCTCTTGAACCAGTAGCGATAAATCCGGCTCTAGGTTCACCTCTCCCTGTAATTGTAATATACCCATCTGCATCTAAGAAACCCGCAGCATACGCCCATGGGTCTTTTATGATTAATCCAGTTCTATCCATTTTTACAAATGTGCCTCTAGATGCCCCGGCCATAATATCTACTTCTTCCCCATACATACTGAGTAATTTTGCTAATTTCATAGATGTCATACTTTTGTGTAATATATTTCTATCGTAAAGATTAGCAAATAACGTTCTACCGCTCATAGTACCTTTTTCTAAAAGTATTTCAGCACTTTTTACTAACGCCTCTCGGTCTTTTTCATTTAGTCTATCCATTTGATGAAGTGTACTTTTCCATACTTTCCTTGCATCTCTTTTACCGTCCATTGCAGCCACCCATGCTTTTTTCTGTTCGTCTTGCCACACATCTTCATATTCTTCAAGCATTTTCAAAGCGTCGTCTGATTTCTGCCATTGGTGACAGGCTCTTTGTAAACTAACTCTACGAGAGTCGCCAAACTTTCTCAAGGCTTTCATATTATTATCAGACATTCCTAATTCTTTTATCACATCAGAGTATTGCTCACACCAACTATGCATTTTTAGAGTAGCATCTAATTCCATACTTTTCATAGCCCGTATATCTTCTATGGCTTTATCAATAAACTCTTTTTCATCTTTGTTGCTTCTTCTAGCCTTTCTAAGTCGATGTACTAACTCTGTCGCAGAATAACCTAAATTGGCTTCAAACCAACCATCGTTATTCTTAGAAAAAGTATTCATTTTAAGAACTCCAGTACACCCAATTCTCTATCCAAAAAGTATTATTTTCCCATTCATCTTTCATTATTGTATCATTCATCTTCTTCACCTATGGTATCATTATCGAGTCATTTTTGCTTTCGCCCTTAAACCACTCATCAAATCCGGGCATGTAATCATCTAAGAGTGTAATGCTTCCCTTGAACTCCTTAGATGCCCAATTTGCTAGTGCTAAACTCATCGCCAAGTCATCATGTACGCCTACACTTTCTAGTTTACCATTTTTCTGCATTCCGAATCTATTCAACTCTTGCTCAACTTTGTGAGTGTAGGTTCTACTTCTTTCATCACCATATGGTAATTTGATGTGGCCTTGTTCAAATGCGAGTAATAAACTCATAAACAACGACTCTTTACGAGTACGAGTAGTCATAAATACTCTAATTGGCATATCTGCTCTCAACTCTCTCATTTCTTGTTCTAACATACGCTGAAAATTATTACCTTCAAGTTGAATTAAATCAGGACTAAATCGACTATTTAGTAATACCATCATTCTTTTCTGAGCCATAGAAGACATACCTCTCTCATGTACCACGTGAACTATTTCTTTTGTTGCTTCACCGGGCTTTTGTCGCATCACAGTTATAGCGGTAAAATCGGCATTTTTATCAGATGATATAGCGGGGTCGTGTCCCACAAAATGTTGACCAAAGACTCCGTTTGCTTCACCTTCTTCGTTATAGAAAGTTTCAGCCCTGTCAATCAAAACAAGTTTAGGGTCTCTACATTTTTCTAATAATGGGCCGGGGAACATACTCGCCACGTCGTGAATCGGCTCACATAGGTATTCACGGCTAAACTGTATTGCTGGCATAGACATTCTTCTTTTCTCTAAAGATTCTAAATCCCATCTTTCAGGCCATAAGGCAACTCCTTCTTGGTTTATTGCTGGATAAGTTTCTACTCTAAAAGTTTCTTTTTGTTCTAATTCAGCGTATAAATCGTTGTAACTGAAAGGAGTTCCTACCATCATTAACTTACTACTGTGGTGAAGCACAGGTAACAAAACACCGTAAAACCAATCTGCTGTTTTAGCAAGTTCACTTGCAGTAGTACCCCATAGAATATCGTCACATACAACAATGTCAGGGTGGAAACCACGTGTAGCACCTCCAACTGACTTTGCCATCATACGGCTACCATTGGAAAACTCGAAGTAAGATTTAGCCCAAGGTTTACCCTGTGGCTTCAAATCTCTAAGTATATCGTGCCCTTCTATTGTATTACGTACAAAGCGCATGTGTTCAAGAGTTTGTTCAAGGGAGTGTGAGAATATCATAACGTGGGTATTAGGTTTGAATGCCGCTAACCATAACGCATACATCATAAAGAAAACTGATTTTCCGTGGTCTCTTGACGCTTTAACACAAAAATACTGAGATTCTTCTAATCCTTCTTTCCAAGATTCGTGATGGTGATTGTACATGAAACCTAGCATATCTACAAAAAAGTACTTGAAAGATTTCTTAGACATCTCCGTATCCATATTAAGAATAAAGGCATCCATTTCTTCCTTATTCTTACTCATAAATACTCCTGTCGTAAAGCATTCATTGGATGGTAATTATTACTATCATTAAACCAATTTTGGTCTTTACTCTCCTGTCGTAGAGATTGCATAGCAGCATTAGTCGGTGACGGTGACTCTTCTTCTGTAAACTCATCGTCTACTATCTGACGAGGAGGTGGTAATTGTTTTGGAGATGCGATTGTAGATACAGTAGTATTATTCTCAGGTGTACCCATTCCTTTCCCTCTTCTTACCCCGATTTGTGCTCCTAAAGTAGTAGAATACGGTTGTGCGGTTCGCCCCCCAGTATAAGCAGCAGTACCTATATTCGCCATCCCACTAAAGTCAAGCGGTTCACCACTAGAACTCAAATTGTAAAATGTGCTAAGACCGCCTAACCCAGCACCTGCATATAGACCCGCTCTGCCTAATCTTTTAGCCCATTTTTCTCCATGTTTACCTTGTTCGACAGTGGCAGTACCATCTGTGGGTAATGCTCCGGGCGATGTAACGTTGCCCTGTTTGTCATACGTTCCATAAACTGCATCCTCAGGTGTAACCCAATTTGGTAGATTATACATGACATTACCAAAACCACCTCCCGATTGACCACCACCCATCATAAAGGCTGACGATGGATTAGCACCAGCGTCTTTTCTAATAACGTAAACTTTACCCATTTAGACACCCCCGAATGAAACCTTGACCACTTTAACTACTCTATCGGAATAGCCGTATGTCTTAGATATTCTCTCCCAATCGCCTTTAGTGTTTAATATTGTACTAACATCCATAGATGTGATGTCTAGCATTTTCGCTAAGTAAAGAATGTCTGTAATAGAATCTACGCTTAAATTATTAGAAGGTAAATGCTTGATAATTTCATCATCTTTTCGAGCATCTTCTATTTGTAATATTTCTACTGCTTTAATTAGTCTATCCATGGCGGCATTATGCCCATCTTTACTTTTAGTAGGATAGTCAGAAAGAAAACGTTGGTAGGGGTCACCCATATTTTGTTGAAACTCTCGTTGTCTCTGAGAAGATACTACACCAACTGGTGGTACTTGGGTTTCTCCGGGGTAAAGCACTTGCGCTTGCTGAGGATGGTATTGTGGTCGAGGTAATCTAGACATTACATTTTGTACTGTTTCAGGAGACGCATAACCAAACTTTGCTCTCATTTGTTGGTCAGGAGTTATTTTTTTATTTGCAACTAATTGACGAAAGTGTTCTGTATTTGGGTCTACTTGCAATTGTGCTCTTCTTGCAGCATCGCTTAGTGGTGGTGGCGCACCACTAGTTGCAGCCGGAGGTGCACCGCCGGAAACTGGAACAGGTGCACCGGATATACCTTTTTCTTTACCCGGTTGTGGTTTTAATGTGGTTTCTTCGGGTTGCATAGATGCGCCGACTGGTGACATAGATGATGTCATGTCTGAATATCTAATGTGTTCTGGCACACCTAATTGCCCCCTATCTTCGTGTGTACCTCCTTGAAGTATATTGTCTACAATTGGTTGTAATTGCTGTAATTCTTCTTGTGAAGGTATTTCTTTTCTTTCATGTCCCCCCGCTATGGTGTGGCTATGAAACAAATGGTCTAGCATTATTTTTACATTAGGCGCAGCCGCTCTTGTTTCAGGAGTATCATACAATCTAATTTTTGCCGCTTTCAAATCTTCGGGCGATAAATCATCTTCTGCATGATTGATTCCCTGAGATGCTGCAAGCACAACATTACTCCATGCGTCTTTTGCTCTATTATGATGACCTATACCTCCTCTTACTTGATGTTGCTTATACGCTTCAATTTTTTCAGTATGGCTCATAAAATGGTCAAGCCCTTTTCCTTCTTCTGCTGTATCTCCATATCTCTGCCCATATAGATGATTCATTTTTCCAACAGTTTGACCTGCTTGTTTTATACTCCCATCTTCATTAAACTTAGGATTTCTATTTTCACCGTAAACTGCTTGAAACGCTGGAAACTGAGATAAATAATTAGCCGCTTCTAATTGTCCTTGAGGTGTTTGTAATAATACTTTTAGCGGCTTACCGTTTATTTCACCGGGTATATTTGCTAAATGTTTCATAGCCCCTGCGCTATCAACTATCAAGTTATTAACAACCCCTTCTCTATTTTTCCCAGTTACTAAAGCCATGTGATGAAGAAAACTATCTACTGTTTGTTTTCTTGTTTGTCTTTTTCCACCCGGTGCTGCATCAATTTGAGGTATGTAGTAAACGTTAGGATAATGATGGGCTATTCCCCAAGATGTAATATTTTGAAAGGCTCTACTATCAGGTATTCTACTACCCCATTTTAATCTTTGACTTCCGTGTAATCTATCACCATCTAATTTACCTGAGTCTATCGAATTAGCACCAAACTGCATCCCACCTTTTCCATCAGGAACTAAATGTAATCTATGTGGTTTTACATAAGGTTTCTTTACCCAACTATGTTTTTGCGGATTAGGATGTCCCAGTTGTGCCATAACTTCTCCAAGTTGTTTATTGAAAGGTATAGCATAAGATTCTAGATAAGTGCCACTTCTATGATTATCGCCGTGTCTATTAGTATACGTTGTAATTAAATTACCATCTTGAGTATAATTACTTCTTACTCTATGGTCTTGTTCCGTTAATGGTGCTAAATGCATTTTTCTCCAACCAACGCTATCTACATTAGGTAAATGATTGTCTTCTTTATGGTTTTGATTATGCATATCTATGGCTTTTTGAATTACATCTTTTGCTGGCGCTTTTATTCCATGTTCTAACAAAGAGTCCCCAACTGCACGTATTATTCCGTCAATACCATGCATGTGTTCTCCGCCGGATTCATCAGCGTATATTTGTTCTCCATGCATACCTGTTTTCCAATCACCGGGAAAAACGTGACCCATTCCGGGCACCCCCGTTTCTTCTTCCGAGTGAGCGCCAGTGTGAGCAAACGCTGGAATATCAGGCATATTTGGGTCTCGGTTATGAGCCTCAGGCGGTGGGAATCTTAGAGGATTCATTTTACCTGCAAATAAACTATAATTACCATCGCCCTTTCTAAGTAGAAGAGATTTCATAATTATAGAGGATTTAATCATGGAGTTCTACCGCCTCGACTTGTTAAGTGGTCTAAAGGGTTGATTCCAAAAGTACGAGGGTCATTAGTTGCATCTTCCGTTGCACCTTCCGGCCTAGTAGTTTCTTTAGTGGGCGCATTATTATGCGCTGGTAAATTACTAGCAGAACCTACGTTTGAATCACCTTTACCTTTTTTCTTGGTTTCTTTTCTTTTCATCGCTCTTCGAGCGTCGTTAACGAGTTGGCGAAGTTCGGCCATGTCATAGTATGATAGTCCCCGCTTTTGTAATTCGCTACCTTCTCCAACTTCACTAGTCATCACAGGTGCACCTTGTATAGCAGAACTAGGTAATCTAGGTCTGTAAGTTGGACTCTGACCGGACATACCCTGAACACCAACGCCCATTCTTGGTTGCGACATTACAGGTGGACTAGGTATACTAGGCGATGGTAATGTAGCCCTGCGCGGTGAAGATGGGGGCATTAGTGGTGGTGGTCTAATAGACCTAAGTGCAGGTCTTCTCATTTGTTGCGCTTGTCCGGGTAGTAAACTTTGCAATGTACCACCGCCAGTCAAACCTGCTTTGTAAGAACGTGCACCGAATCTTGACGGTGTAGATGAAACGGTTCGTATGTTACCTAAACGCTTTCGTGCCTCAGATTGACCGAGGTATTGTCTGTATCTTTGTACATCTTTAGACATAGGTTGTTTAGTTTTTACACCCCTGTGAGACATTTCGACAGCAAGATGCGCTCTACTTAATCCAGTTTTCTTCCCACCAGCAATACCACGCATTCTAGCCTTGGCTCTTCTAGATGTAGCACTGCCGGGTGTCATTCCGCCCGGTGGTCTCTTGAACTCACCAGTTGAAGGTCGCCATTTCTTCTGCCTTTCTTTATGTGCTTTTCTTGCTTTTGCCCCTTTCTTTCTTTTCGGCTTTTTACCTACAAAGCCCTGTCTCTCGCTTTTGAGTAATTGAAATGCTATTTCTATGGGATTACCTTTCAAATCACCCATCATTGACTGGTCAAAAGACGGTTGTGAGTTTTTATGTTTCAACGCTTTCAGAGTAGCCATGTACATACTCATATTAATCACTGCTAAATCTTCGTGATTCATGTCGTGATAATTAGTTTGATTTCTCATATTTTGTAAAAGGTTATTAGCAGGGTCTGACAATTGCCTTGGAGCACCTCGCGGAGAACGACTCATCACCATGTAATCATGTAATAGTTTCAAATCACTTTCAGTTTCACGCAATTGAGGCTCAAATGCCGCAACACCTTCATTGCTTCTTGTCAACTCATTTACAGCATCGTCATGGTCTTGTACCATTGGATGATTTACATTCATGTGTAAGAGTGGATATCTGTTTTCATCAAATGAGTTACCAAACATACTCATCTCATTTATATCACCATCTAAATATGACTGTAAATGTTCATCTTTGTATGCTTTTAATAATTGGAATGCTATTTCCATAGGTTCTCCCATGGCAAAGTTCTGCCCTCCGGCAAAACCCGGCCCTCTAGCCTGATTTGCTAAACTTGTAAGTGCGCCGTAATTACCCGGAGTACCAGTCATCAAAGATGGCTCTAACTCATTATCAAACTTAGTAGGTTGTAAATCTTCATCTTCATCTTCAACGGCAGGTAAGTCAGCAGTTGTAATAGAAAGATGTTTTAATCGCTTCATTTCATTTGCTCTATCTTTACGTTCTTGTTTTTTACGGTCAATACGAGCATCACGATGTTCTGTATCTTCTCCGCCGTATGCACCTTCTTCTTCGTGATTTGCGCGGAACATGTGAGAAGATTCACTTCTCGGTCCATACATTCGCGTATCGCTACCCGTACTTGTCATACCTGATTTTAGAATACGCACAGGTTTACTCATGTTGAACCCCCGCAAAATTAAATGACGTTAACATAACAAGTTTTCCGATATTACGATAAAACAAAGGAACGGTAGATGGGGTAGTAAACTTTGTACCCATTTCTTCACAGTGTTCTAAATAATTATAGCAACTATGACGTATTTGTTCTCTTAACGGTAAAACAATTTCAGGTTCATCAGTATCATCTAATTGTTTCACACATTCTATAATATGCATTAAACTATCTTCATTAACTAGGACATTGGCTTCTTTGAATGCATGGTATCTAAAACGTTCTGTTACCTTGACACAATAATCAAAGAACAAAGGATATTGTGATTTTTCCATATTTTCACCCGATAAGAATGAAAGATAGCCCGGATGCTGTGTTTGCATTAAATCAACCACAGGTATCACAGCACTTCCTCCATCTCTGCTTGTAATTTACTTTTAATTCTCTTCCAACTATCAGGACTTTCTTTTGCAAGTTCAACTTTTAGAATATTGATAGTTTGATTAACTTGTGTACCATCTGTTTGTGTACCCCATTTATCTTGAAAGCCAGTTAAATCTTTTATTGATTCTCTTACTTCTTTATGTAAAGTAACTGCATTTCTTACAAAGCCTTCTTCATGCACACTACCTTCTTCCATCAATTCAGACAACTTGTTGTTTAATTTTTCAACATTGCTTCTTAAAACAGTTATTTCATTTCCAACCGTAATTGCGACCTCAGTTGCTGCTGACCTTTGAACCAACGGCTGAAAGTGATGTTTCATGTGATGATACACAGTAGTCTCCTTAATACCTAGTTCTTCTGCAATTAATTCAGATTGAGTACCATCGGAAAAGAATCGATTTTCATATTCTGCTCTATTCTCACTTGAACAAATTACGCAAGAAGGGTTTGCGGCCATATGGTATTGACCCATGTGATTACGGTAATGTCGGTCAGCAGTATTAGCCCTCCAACCCATATCTTTATCCAACTGTTCACAGGATATTTCGCCACTTTTGATGGCCTCCTCAAGCACACTTCTGTCGTCACTTTGACAGAACGCGCATGAACGTTTCATAACTGGCTCTCGCTCAACCATGTGTGACCGGAATACTATGTGGTTAATCAGGGTTGCTTAGATAAACCGCGTTATTCTCTGATATATAGAGGTCAAGAGTATAAAGGAAAAAAATACTCCCACCATATACATTGACATTTCTGATTGGCTAATATCAGCATTCTTGAATATTAAAATCCCCATGAACACAAGTATAGCACTAATGAGTTGTACCATTACCATATCTACTATAACTTCTCTTTTTGGAGCAAGCATGTGCATTGACATATCTGCTATTTGTCTAGGTACTGGTACACCGAAATTATTACTACCCATCATTATACTCTACCTCCTGTGAGGAAATTACGGAAGAAAGTACCACTACCTTGCGCTACGTTATTTATCAATCCGGGGTCTGCTAATGCATTTGTTAATTGACTTTGTAGCATACTTTGTTGAGCATTTTGCAACGTTTGTTGTCTTTGATTATCTGCTTGTGCTATGGTTTGATTTACCATATTAGTCATAGAGTTCATTTGTGACATTACGTTTTCAGAACTCATAGTCTGTAACTCTGTTGGTAAACTAGCCACATCTAATTTGAATATTCCATTCTCTTCATCAAAAGTGTAATTAGCATTTTTTAACACATTTAGTAAAGAAAAAGTGTTTATCTGACTAATAACATCTAACAGCATAGGAAATAATTGTGATTGAAGAAATCTCTCCACAGGGTAAGAAGTGTTTAACATCGTTAACAAAATCTCTGTATCACTAGGTGGTACAATGGCTTGTTGATTGTAAGGGTCTTGACCAGTAGCACCCGCCCACGCTGCGCTTAGAGCACTCGGTTGCTGAGGTTGTTGATACCATTGTTGCGGTGGAGCGGTATATCCACTACCGTAATTTGTGTTAGGCGCTCCAGTTTGACTTAGATTAAGTGCGCTAGAAGCGGGTTGTTGATTATTCCAATTCATTGTCATTGCATACCCTCCAACACTGCTTCCGGTATCAACGGAGGGGGGTTTATGGTTTGAGCCTGTTGGTTTAGAATATCTTGGAATGCAATGTTAGGCGTAGTCATATCTCTAAGTTCTTTTTGAAACATTCTCATATCAAAAGTAATTGTCGTAATATCATTATCGCCGCTAACTGGATTAACGTAATGTTGCATTGTAATACCTTTACTTTTTCTTACATCTGCTGAAATCTCAGCAAAGAAAGGTTCGTATTTAGTAATCATAGGATGTATTGGACCTGTCTGCCCAGCAGTAATAGTAGAAACTGGTACAGTAACTATACTGACTCCTCTTTTTATCTTATCACGAAATCGACTAGGTTTCATTTCATCTTCAACATCTTGCTGTTCTTCCCATTTACAAAGTAAATGATACAAATGTAAATGTTCAGGACAATAAGTTGCTCTCATTTTTCTACCACTTGTTACTCCTTCTCTTGCTATGAATGCTTCTGCCTCACCTGTAACTGGATTTTGCCAGTACATATCCCATAGAGTTTTACCAGTATCTTCATCACTTATTCTAGAATATAAATTATCATGTTGTATTAATTCTTTTACATTACATCCATCAACACAACAGACAGCAGTATCTTTGTTATACATATATTTGCTGTGACGGAATAATCTACGAGGGTCAAATATGGAGCGTTTTGTTGGGCTTAATAATTTGTAAGCCTGACGAATATCTTGTTTTCTTGCTTTGTAAGGATTAGCGTGCCTCGATGGATAGAAGTTAACCTTAGGCACTTCTATGTTCTTTTCCATAGACATTCTTTGCATCTGTTGTTGTGCTGCTGCTTGTTCCATTAGAGCAGCATGACTAAAATTAGGATTACCTTGTTGTGATAAAGCCATTAATGTAGCATCATTCACTTGACCTAGATTCGGTTGCTGCTGAGAATAAAACGGATTCATGTTCATTACCATGCGTATCACTCCTGTGGGCTTACTGAAATAGACATTTCGCCATCTTTTACTATTAATGACCACTCTATTTTAGAGCCAGCAGACAAACCAAATTGCTCTACTATCCACATAGGAATAGTAGTTCTAAGAGAATTACTAGAGCCTCCTGTGGAGACTAAGGCTGTTGTCGACGTGCCCTTACCCATGTCTCTCGCACACCCTACTCATCTAAAAGGTCACTGTTGAGGTCAGTAATCTACCATCTCTAATAATGTGTTTTCTACATTCCATCCTATACGTGTTGCCATGAAAGAACGTCTTGTTGGAATACCTGCTTTTTGTAATCTAATTAGGTCTTCTCTAAAAGGGTCAAATATCTTATGTTCTCCAATTCTACCTTCTCTCCATAATTGAGCGGCCTTGTTATCAAAATATCTATCCGCTTTATTAGCAACTAGAAGAATCATTTTTGGTGCATACTTTTTCCCTTTTCTCCAACTTTTCCAATTTCTATATCTATAATTTCTTTCTATTATATTATCTACTAAAAATCTAAATCCACCTATTTGGGTTAAAGCATCGTCGCCACCTTTGAAAGCCCTATCATCAAACATAAATATCGCATATTCGCATTGTCTAGCGACCATATCATCTATCCAAAGATTCCAATATCTTTCTTCTCCACCTAAATCAGCAGAGTGAATAACTCTTCTCTCTCCTTCCCAACGCACTCTTTTACGTGTAGGTTTAGGTAAAATATAGCGAGTTATTAATTTGAAATGTTTAGTCCTTTCGTGTTCAGGTATTTCTTCCATTTCACCGGGCGTAGTCATATATTTGTCTAAAGTAGTTTTACCAACCATAGACGCGCCATATATTCCCACTCTTCTAGATTTCCAATTATTGTAGGCTTGTTTACCGTATAAGGCTACACCCACTAATATACTGCCGCTTGCCGCAACCATATCAATCAACTAAACTTATTTGTTAACCATGTTCCAAAGTCTGCTACTTTTTGATATACCCATTCAACTGTCATTTCCCATAAGTTCCAATCTGTATTGGCTTCCATTGCAGAAACAGCCATTGCTGCACCGACAGAACATAATATTGTTCTAATCCAACCCAGTCCCCATTCGTAGGTATTATCTACTGTATTTGCTAAATGCATAGCACGCAGTGTTTCTTCAACTGAATCATCACCAACATTGCGAAAAATACGCAATGGAGAAGGAATTAACTGTCCGGGTAGTACCATACTGCTTTACCTCAGGAGGCTTTGTATCTTAAATCCGGCGTACCGTCTTTCTTTAATCGCTGATTTGTTGGTTGCCCATCTCTTGGTGGTATAGGTAATGTTCGTGGAGGTAAGTTAGACTGGCTTGTCATTGCATCTACTGCTCTTTGTGTATTCGACAAACCTAGATTCATCGGTGCTTCTTTTTGTGCAGAATGAGTAGGTACTCCAAATGGATTAGCGGTGTTATGATAATCACCAGCGACACCATCGGATATATTACTACCATTAAAGAACTGACTATTTTGCATTATTCTACTAGGGTCTTCTTGCATTAAACGTAATTCATGTTCTAATTGTAATTCCATTTGTCTTAATTCTAAGTCTGCTCTACGTTGGTCAAAACCCATTTGTTGCTGTCTATACATGTTTTGTCTATTTCTTTGCATTTCAGCAACTTCTACTTTTTCTTTCATAGATTGTTCAAAGAACATTTTGAATAAGTAATAGGCTATTGTTTGTACTGCGAGCGCACCCATAGCATACGTCATTCCATTAATAGTGGAATTAGCATTAGCCCCTGTTGGTAACCATAACCCTGAACTATACACTCCTACTGCTACTCCTACTAACGCAGATTGGGACAAAATTAGCCCTGTCATTTTCATTTCATTTGTATCTCCGATGTCTCTACTCATACTGTGACCTCGCTCTAGCCCACGGTGGGGGTCATCTTAAGCCTTATCTGTCCGAATATTCTAATGTCTTGTATATACATAAAGAATAATATGTACTATTGTATAGATAGACAATCGGAATCATCGGACAGGCCATATACCTTCAGGTGCATATTTTTGCCACATAGATTGAGCCTCAGGTGATTGGTCATTATCAGGGGTTAATGTTTGGTCATAATTAGATAACACTTCTGCCATAGTATCATAGAGATTTTTAGCATATCCTCTTTGTCGATAAGGTTGTTCTGTTCTCGCATTCATAACACTGGTAGTGTTTCTATCGCCTAAAGTTCTAGCATTCATTCTATTCCTATCACTAATATTCCCAGCGATATTTAATCTAGGTCGTGTTCTTTTCAAAGGTTTACCAAAATAAGTTCCACCGTTTTCTCGCCTTCTAACATCTATGTCTGTTTGTAATATTTCATTAGTAACAGGGTCTTGAAAATCAGCAGCCCACGTATCGTGTTCGCCTGATGGTTCAGATGTTACTCTTCTTAATGAATCGGGAATCATAGGCGCTTTGAGCACAATCCACGCTTGGTCGAAGGCGGTCATTGATTATCACTCCACCAAGTATCTACTTCAGGGTCATTCATCAAATCTTCATTAAAATAATAGAAATGCTTCTTGTAACAATCATCACATAACATTCTTGGAAAATCAACGCCATCATCAAGTGTATGATTCTGACTGTTTAACAAAGCACCACAATGTGAACAAGCGCCCACTTCTAATTTTAGCAAAGCCCACGCTTGGTCGAAGGGGTTCATCAGCAGTTCCACCGTTTGAGCGCTGCGCCCTTCGGTGTTAGTTTTCCACCTTTACTGGTCGGTCCTTTGCTCCCACCCATTCTAGCACAGAATGACTTTCTTCTGTTTGCCGCTTTACTACCGGGTTTTAGTGAACTTGGTTTTTTAGTAACAGGTCTTTTCAAGTTTGCACCTGTCTCTCGCTTGAACTTTGCACGCCCTTTTGCATTTAGACCACCACTTCTGCTATGCCTGTTTGGATTGTAACCGTGAAATGGTTTTGATTTCTTTTTTGCTTTTTCAAACACAGAATCTAACAGTGCTACTGATGCTTGTTGCATAGGTGTGCAACAGTCACATGTGTCAAATCCCATAGTCACCGTAACACACCCACCATCTTAACAATTGTTGGCTTTCCGCCCACACCTTGCTTTTTTGCACGTTTTCTTTTTGTTGCTGCTTGCTTCTGACCTGATGACATAGAACCTGATGTTTTTGGCGTTTTGCTTGAAACCTTGATTGATGGTCTGCATTTAGGATAACCTTTACTAGATTTATTTGCTTTACTTCTACCACACGGAGGATGCTTACCATCTTTAGTACGCGACACATCTACCCATTTTTCTTTGAACCAGCGATTTAGGTTCTTAACTACAAGAGTATCATGGCAAGTACATCGTGTCATACTACTCCTACCATTTTCTTAATACTCTTTTGTTTATCCATCAATGCGTAACAAGGACATTTAGGAGCGGATGCTGAACATTGATTACCCTCAATCATACAAACGCAAGGCGTTTTACTAGTAGCCCCGCAACAACATTTGTCTTTCTTAAGTTTCATTTTTTCTTTTTCCCCTTAAACTTACCACGACAATATTGAACAGCCCACCCGTTTGCATACGCAGATGGGTAAACATCGAACTTTTTCTTTGCGGCTGCTTTTCCAGCAGGGCATAGTTTTTTCCAAACCGCATCCATACCAACACAATGACCGCATTCGCAACTCATTTTTTCACCTTAACCCTGCGAAGTGTACCTTTATTTTTGAAATGCCTTGCTCTATTTGAGTGTGCACTCTCTAAAGTTAATTTTCCACCTTGCGTGTGGCTGACATCTTTACCACCTTTTCCGTATATGCCCCGCTTCCTACGCTCTGTGTTTAATTGCTCACGATACTTTACACGCTTAGGTGTCTTTTGATATTGCTTGTCATACTCTAATTTGTGAGCAAATGCTGCTGGCGACTTGCGCTCTTTGAGCAACTGATAGGCTATGTCCATTGGTTCGCTGGCTAGTTTCCGATTTTTCCACTCAAAACGGGTAGTATATTCAGGATGGTCTTCGGGAAGCAACGACATTGGAGGACGTTCTTTACTTGGCTCAAGCCGTCTATATTCATTTTCAAAATGTCGTCTGTTCTCCCTTTTTTGTTTTTCATAATACCTATTGAACTCCTTTATTGAATCCCAATAGTCTTGTTCATTATAATCTTTTATATTTCCATATCCGTATAATCTTTCAGAGCCTTCATCTCGCTCGTATGGTTGGATATTGCTGAAATAATCATATAACATATTTTCATCCATATCTTCGTCTTCCTGAATATTTTTAAGCAACTGGAGGGCTATGTCCATTGGACTACCTTTAGTCAATTCGTAGATTTCATCTTTAGTTTTACCATAAAATAAATTATGTAACTCATCTGCATCCATATCTTCTATCTTTTTTCGTTTAATCGGCTTACCCCAAGGTAAAGGTTTGTCGCTCCATCTACTAATTCGGCCACTTGGCCTTCTGTCTGTATTACTAATATTACGACCTAAATTGGGAGTGCCCATCTCTAGTGTTTCGTCTTTATAATGTCGTCGCAATGGTACTTCAACTAAACTTTCACGTGGAATATTTTCATCATGCTCAATAAACGCTTCTGCTAAATCTTCTTTTGCTTCGTCACTATCTCTTCTGTGCACTTTTCCGTATTTATCAAGATTTCCACGTACATAAACTAACTTATCGGGGGCATTATGGGTGTATAAATTATTAATATCTCCCATTGTATTATTTGAAACCCAAGTTCCAGCCTTTGCATTTTTTAATCCAGCGAAAAGTTTTCGCGCGCGGGGATGATACTTACCATCTCTATGCGCACCTGCCATATAATACGGTACATTTGATATAGGGTCTTTCCTCCATCTCGAATTAGGGTCTTCCCAAACAGGGTCATTATCATGGGGTATTTCAGGAATCAGTGGTGGAAGTCTTGGGTCACCTTCTTCATAGTTTATATTAGAGCCATCTTGCGGTACAGGTTCTCCCGCAGGTCTATGCGCCCCTTGTACACGAACAGCCCTAACGGGGTCCCATCCTTCCCAACCAGTTGTGTAATCTAATCTAGGGTCATGCATTGGCAACTTTGTTTGATAATTATTTTCAATTGTGTACTCCGGGTGATTTGGAAACAATTGCGCTCTTCTCGCTTGTTCCATCATATCCATATATTCTTTCGATTCTTTAATAGCCTCTTCATCTTCTAACGATTTTAGAAAAGCCCAAGATTTGTTAAACACCATTCTAAATCCATCCTGATGTCCTCTTTGATTGTTGTGTCTTAGGTTGTGACGTAGGTTGAGGCGGATTGGCTTGCATATTTCTTTTAGCATCTGCGTTTTTAGCCATTATCATGTCTTGTAGAGACATAAAGCGACCTGAGCCGGGAGGATATTCGTGCATATCAATGGGGTCTGCTTTGAGAAATTGCCAAGCCTCATTGAATGCGGTCAACCCAATCACCTATTTGCAAAAACATCTTTTGGCATACGAGGTCTTGGTTTGTTAGGGTCTGCAAATCGTGGGTCACCCGGTCTAGGCGCACCACGTGGTTTTCGCATTTCAGGCATACCTTCCGCCATTATTGCAGCCCGTTCCGCTTCATTCATTTCCGCTTGGCGTGCATCTTCATCACCAAACTCAGGTTTACCGTATGGCGGTCCTAAATCTTCCCCATCATATTCAGGAAAACCTTCATCATCGTATCTACTTGGACCGGGCATACTATCTCTAGTGTAATTATTCGCCCCTTTTCTATGTAAATCTTCGTCTATAAAACGTTGAGGAGACATATCAGGAAGATTTCGTGCTCTGACGTGTTCGGGTAAATTAGATATTCTAAAGTTTTGCTTCAACATTTCAAATGCTTTTTGCATAGGTTTACCCCTGCCGGGGATTCGATGTAGCATTTTTGAATTGATAAGTTCTTGTAATTTTGCCTCACTTGCTGCTCTTTTACCAAGTTTAGTGTTTTTTAACGCTTCTTGCAAAAATGGGGCATAATCATCCTTAAAATCCCGCACCTCTTTATTAGTTGGGTGTGTTTGTTGGTATGAGTAAGATTGTGGTGCTTTGGTTCTTCTTTGGTTATCTTTGTTAGCATAAGCATTCATTTGGTCCATAGGGTCATCTACACTTCCATATGGCATACTATCGGCGTAGTACTCAGGGTGCATATCTAACGTTGGGGTTTTACCATCACGGTAATCTAATGCACTTTCATTTGCACGAAGATTCAGATTTGGCAAGTCTGCATTTTCGTCATTATAACTACCTGATGTCAAATGGGGGTTTTCTTTCATGCGCCTCTGCATCATCCCATATATCGCAGGGTGTATAGTACCCGCACCCTCTTGCCTCTCTCCGACATCAGGGCCTTCTCCTTGGTAAGTGATTTCTGCTAGATTGGCTCTGTCATAAGCAGGTTCAAACATTTGATGCTCAGGTAGCGCTTTCAAGGTCTGCCACGATTTCTTCATAGGCATAGAGCCGTATTTCTTCATGTTCGGTGTAGCGGCATCGGTGGGCTTAGTTTTCATTTTTGGCCCAATGCTGATAATTACAGCAACGCCCTTTTTCTTTTTCTTGTCTTTCATTTTAATCACTTTTAATTTTGATATTGTGGATTATTTTGCTGGTACGGTGGCCTTTCATGCTCAAATGGGTTTCTTTTAGCCTCAAATGGTTTGGGTTGATGAGGTTGGTAAGGGTTGTAAGGTAGGTTGTTATCATTTGGATTACCTTGTCCGTATGGCGCATTTTGCTTCATTCTCTCCATGTACTCGTCCAAAGTTCGCTGTTTACCTTCTTTTGATGGAGAGGGGGCGTAAGGGTTAGGTTGAGGATTATTTCGGTAAGGTTGGTTAGATGGATTGGAAGGCATTGCTCGGTGGTATAAATAATTCGGGTTAGGTGCGCTTTTCAAAAACGTCCACGCTGTTTCAAATGCTGTCATTCTCCTTGACCCCCTCTAAATGACTCAAACCATTCGGGATGGTTCTGTCTGTAAAAATCAATTATTTTAGCATCTTCTTCGTGGTCATCTATTTTTTCACGTAATTTTGAAGCCTTTTGCTTCTTTTTACGGCTATCAGACCTTGTTTTACCAGTTTGATTCAGTGCCTCTTCCATGTAACTTGGCATATCGTGCTGCATAGCAACTTGAGAGGAGGGGGACATTTTTAGCACATTTATTGCTGCATCTATTGGATTCATTTTATTCACCTTTTACGCATCGGCGTGGTAACTACGTGCACCGCTAGTAATGCGATATGTCTAATATGTTACGCTCTATCCTGAGGGCGTGGTGGCTTCCATTCCGCAGGGTCAAGTTGTTGTAAGTTCTTCTTCTTTCCACATTCATTACCTCAAAAAAAATAAGCAGACTGGTGGGAATATGGAAGTCACCGCACCTGTTTTGGTTACTAAAGGCGTAGGAGAAACAGCGCTAAACTTGGGCGCTCTTGCACTTGCACCATTTACTGGTGGTATGTCGGCAGTTGCCTTAGGAGCAGCAAGAGGCGCACAGGCATTGAGAGCGGTAAAAGCAGCAAAAGGTGCAAAAACTGCCGTAGGAACTACTCAAGCCGCTAAAACTACTGCTGGTAAAGTTGCAGTTAAAGACCCAATGGCTATGGCAAACGCAAGACATGCAGAGCAAATAGCAGAGGCTGGTGAAAGCGGAGGTAGATTAGGTCAATTGCGAAGTAGAGCAGTAACACCAACGGCGGCAGAAGAATTAGAGGCTGCAACTTCAAATCAAGCAAGAATGAAAGATATAGCAAGCACTACTGATGCAGCAGCAGAAGCGGAAAAAAATCTTGCCGAATTACATGAGCAACAAAAAACTGCAACAGATACAGCAGGGGCTGCTGCTGTTGTGGGAGTACAAGGCACAAACGCTGCCGCACAACAAAAACAGGCACAACAAAAAGCCGAAATGGAAAGAATAGAAGGATTAGCGGAAGATGCTAGGTCAAAAGCCAGCACCGGAACTGGTGGGAAGGTAGCGGTGGCATGATTGCCATGGCTCTAAAAGGCTACATTAAACTGCAATTAGCCCAAATGATACAGCATTTGATTGTCGGCTTAGGACTTGTAGTTGTAGTTACTGTTATACTTTTATCTTAGTATTTACAAACTTGACTAGCGGTTCTAAGTCTTTAAGCGTAACACCACAATCAAGATTCTCTCTATCAGCCCAGTGTACTAACTGTTCTGTGGCTAAATTGCCCCCTGAGCCGGGTACAAACGGGCAACCGCCCATTCCTCCAATGCTAGAATCGAACTGTGTGATGCCGCAATCGAAGCCAGCAGACAGATTATCGTACATTCTGCCCTCTCTTACACCGTGATGTAGGTGCAATGCGATATTTGCATCTATCTTTCTGTCAGTTAAACGCATTACTTTGCGTATCATCGATGGGTTAGCATTACCTATGGTGTCAGACAAAACTATTGTATCGCCTAAGGTATTTGCCCATTCCATGGTTTTTAGCATGTCTTTTGGCGGTATTTCGCCCATAATCGGGCATCCAAAAGATGTAGAAAGGTAAACTCTGACGTTTTTGGTCGGTATTCTGTCTAATGCGCCACTGTATTCAGCAAAAATTGTGTTTAGGTTTTTACCTAAGTTATTGACATTGAAGTAGTTTGACGGTGAGAAAAAAATATTATATTTTTCTACACCAACAGACTTTGCCCTTTCAACACCCACACGGTTTGGCACTAACATACCCAAGTTGTGCGTAGAGGCTAAATCTTGCACTTTGAGGAATACTACTTCGCTATCAGCCATATTTGGAACTCTGTCAGGATTGACCATTGAGCCAATTTCAATATTTTTGATACCCGTATTTGCAATTTTACGTATCAAAGTCACCTTATCGTGCGTAGATGTGATTGTATCTGCGCTCTGCAACCCATCGCGTGGTCCTACTTCGTAGATTGAAAAGTCGCTCATTATTCTGTCTCCCAATCCCACATATCGGGTCTTTCAGTTTCACCAACACCCCCACCGTAAGCCAAATCTTTAATGTCTCTCGGCACATTGCCCCAAGTAGATTCATCATGCCAATTCATTGGCTGCCCTACGTTTTTACCCTGTCTCATCATAACTAATCGGTGCGGGTCAATCGCCTCATGGATAAGCCCTTCAGGAAATCCTTCAGGACTTTGTTTTGCGTTCCTCCACTGCGCATCGAGATTTTTCGCGCCCTCAGGTGTCATACGAATCCCAACCATTGAATGTCCCATTCCTTTTCCACTAGGCGTAGCACCAGCGTATGCGGGTGTAACATTACGAAAATCGGGTTTAGTCACCCAAAATCCTTTACCCCCACCACGTGTAGTATCAAACTTTTTGTCATTTTTACCAGCCATTACATCTTCCCATTGCGAATTATCTTCTCCATAACCACGGTTTGCGTTTTGCGGCAAAGGCTGCAAACCTCGATTATCAATATCTTGCATATATTCGCTCGGTACAACACGCATCATCGACATCGGCCCAGCCCGACTAGGAAAATCTGCATGGTATTGACCCAAGGTAGTTTGGTCAGGGTGCAATTCAGGATACAAAGGTGACTTTAGAACAGCCCATGCTTGGTCAAAGGGGTTCATTGTTGACCCTCCCGATTCGCCCAAAAACCCTCAGCATCCTCGCTCTGCATGTGATTAGTGTTCTGCACAGTAAGTCCAGTAATTTTCTCAGCGTGGTTGTACATGTCCGTGGCTATACCCCCTCTCCGAAAACTCGGATGCGTGTAACTAGCCAAAGGAATCAAGTTACCGTCAGCCACTGAAAACTTTGCATAACCATATTTTATGGGCTTTTGGTCGTATTTATCCAAACCCTGTATGGCCGCAACCTGTAAATTACCATGTTTATCGTATTCATGCTGCAACGAGAAATCTTCGGGGTCTCCGTAGTAAGGGAAATCCGGTTTAGGCATTTTGAGTACAGCCCACGCTCGGTCGAAGGCAGTCATTCATGCACCCCATCATACGGCCAACGTAGTCTTATCCCTCTATAATCATCTTGAAACTTAGTGTGAGCAGAACGCCTCTCATCTCCCTCATACGGCAATTCCATGTGTTTTGCCCAAAATGGGGCTGAGGATGCGCTTAACTGACTCGGAAATGTCGTTAGCCTAGCATTTTTCTTCTTCGCCATCTCATTCGCCAAATTATAAACACCCGTCATCAAACCTCTTCTTCTGTAACCCTCTCTAGTTTTTGCATGAGAAGTTTTCCATTCAGGGCCATAATGCTCGCTAATATGATTAACAGCAAGCGGTTTTCCATCATTATCCATAATTCTTGTATTTAGCCCATACATATCATATTCCGACACCATTGGATAGATTTTGTTTGTTTGAGGGTCTTGAAATTGTGCTTCCATCCCACCGTCTTGTACGTCAGCCTCCTTAATGGGGTCCCACCCTTCTATTTCTTTAATTGAGCCGGGGATTATCGGCATCTTGAGTATAGCCCACGCAATGTCGAATGCGTTTACCATGCGCCTCACACAGCGTTACTCTATATCGAACTACCGCTAAATTAGCGTAATGTTAAAACCTTGACCCTTAAACATATGAGACCCGAAGGGGTTTTTTTACCAAAAATATTTTTTTTATTCGAGCGCTGTATGCGACTATAAGAGCGTAATGCTATTGGCGTAATGCTATCTCTCCGGCTAAGGCAGCGTAATGCTTTGGCGTAATGGGGTACTGCAAGCCTGTTTCAGACATTACGCCTTGGCGTAATGCCCTGTTGTTGTGGCGTAATGCTTTGTAGTGGGCGTTACGCGGTTGCGTAACGCTTGTACATGTGCCTATGTAGCAAAGCACGTAAGTCGCGGCTTACAAACGCATCACTGCTCTATGCTTTTCGCCTCACACTTAGCGTGATTATAACGCCAGCCCTTGCACCGCTTTGGATTCCCCACCCGTATGGTTGGTGCATTAACAGTGCATCTTCTTCATACTAGGGCGTATTGCTGTTGAGCGTAATGCTTGTGTGCTGCCTGTATTCTTACTCATCTCATCTCTTTCAGTCTAACGTTTATCAGTCTTGACTATATAAACCGAGATTGAAAGGGTAGGTGGAGGAATCTGAAATGGTAAACGATTTGAAAAACGATACCCAAATAACGATGATTGAGCGAATTGCTACGCTCTTGCAGTCACTTGTGACTGTAAGCAAAGCAAAAGGTCGAGGTAAGGTCGACATAGGTAGGTGGGATGTATCCAAAGGATACCCTGACCCTCTGTATGATGATGAAGCACCTAACACCACATTGACAGCCAAGCAAGCAAGCACTGTACTTGCACGCTTCTGTCAATCTGTGATTGATAGTGGTTGGAAACCTGCAAGCGAATTGACTGTTAGTCAACATGCACTTGCAGAGACACATACTCTTTCCACAGGAAAGAACAAAGGCAACGAAGTTCCTGTCTTTGCATACGGCCTGAACAAAGTCCGTGGAAATGCACGTACAGCAATTAGGAAAGCAAAGTTGGCAGCATCACTTGTGACTGCTCAGGAGAATGGTGGTGCATGGTTTGCTGTTGGTGTAACCAACAAAGATGGCACAGGTAAGGCGTTCCCAAGTGAGAAGAAAGCGAGAAATGCTTATGCAAACATGACCTATGGTAAGGATTGGTACGACCATCCTGACAAAGAGGCTAGGAAAGCGGAGGCATCAATCCACCGTGGCACATACATAGCCTTCGATGAGAATACCATCATCACAAGTGACACAGTGTTCACGACTGATGAAGCCTTGATTGCTGCTGCTAAATCATTAGGCAGCAAAGCAAGCACAGCACGCGGTGCTAAGACATTCATGAAGAAGCACTTCGCTAAGGCCTGAGTCTGAGACAGACTAGACGGACATACGCAAGCCCTCTGCGGGGATACTCGCAGGGGGTAGCCCTCATACTCTTGGGGGTGCAGGTTTTTCATTCATCCCTGTACCCCCACCCCCCCCGCCGCGAGGCAGGGGGTTTTTTTTTGGCCTAGCCTCACGCATTACGCGGGCTTGGATTCTGATTCTCTTACGCTCGTCTACGCTATGCGTATCCTTCGCAGAATCCTCTCCAACCATACGGGTGGTAGTCACGCCCGTATCTTGAAAAATAATCTCATCTTCTGCGAGAGCGAGACACACCCTGTTGACGCTATCTTAAACTCGCACCCTCATTTCGGTGTGTCCTCAGCACACCCGTTAATCTGCACAGTTTGTATGGATTCTGCTCATGTGCACATACGCACGTGAGGACAGAGCGGATTCACATAGAAAGAGGGTAATATTCCGACTTGTCTAATGTACTATCTAAACATTATACAGTAATATATAGAAGAGAGACTACAAGAATAATACAATTGTCAATCATACAAATGAATAATCGGAAACCTCGGACAATTATCTTTAACACACTAGCATATCTATGCTCGAAGTTGACATCAGTTTAGTAGCCTTGACTATATAAACCGAGATTGAAACTAATGCCATGAAAGAGTTGATTACCTCTGACTTTGCTTTGACAACGAATGACATCTTGAGTAGTGTGAGTATACACTGCTTGACTTGCTGTGTCCCAATACAAGTGGACATGGATGCTTTTCTTTACAGAGAGTGTGTGGATGGGGAGATGACTGAGAACTACAACATACAATGTGACTGTGATGCTGACGAACAACCTTGCCTTGTGCTACGCACTCATGTACTAGAGGTGGAAGAATGAGTTTAACTTACTGCCCTAACTGTGGTTTGAATCCAAATCACCATCAGCCCGACGAACAACAAATATGGGAGAGCGACTATGTGAAAGAACATGGTCTGTGCCACTATTGCGTTAATGTAGGAACAGGTGATGATGAATGAGTAGTACACACACTAGTAATACTCTTGGCTACATGCGTGGGTACTTTAGATTGAAGAGAGAGAATGCTGAGTTACTCAAACAGGTTACACAACTACAAGTTTTATGTCGTACACTTGCAGATGAAATAGAAGGTGATTGTTAATGGGTACACGCTGTAACATACGTGTTGTTCAAGACACAGGTGATGAGTTGTGGTTCTATCGTCACAATGATGGTTACCCACAGGAAGTTATACCTAGCCTCACACCCTTGATGGAGAGATTGATAGACGGTACTGTTAGACCTAACGTGAGTCAGTTTTCAGGTTGGTTAATTGTATTAGGACATGAACAACGCACACCTTCATCACACTATGGCGGTGGTAATGCTGAACTTGATTGGAAGGTAGGACACTACGAGCCTACCACATGTATGCATGGTGATATAGCATACCTATACACCATTGACCTAGATTCAAAGTCAATACGTGTCACATGTGCGTTTGGTAATATGCCGGATGAGGATATAGATTACATTGAACGCACAAAGACAGAGATATGGCAGAAGTACAGGCAAGCGGGACTAACAGGCGATGACCTCCTAGATTCTAATTGGATACACTATGACACATATGAATGGTATCTAGGAGAATACGAAGTGGAGAGGTTTTTCTCATTGAAACAAGTAATCAACTTTATGCAAGATTGCGACATACCTGAGTTAGGTGATGATGAATGAGTTACGAGTTTGTGATGATAACTTACGTTGTGCGTGATGGAGACAAGGAACACATAAACCACTACATAATGACGAAGAACAATGCAGAGAAGCACGATGTTGATTTGATACACATGATGTATTACTTGGATGGTTTTGATACAGATGAGGATGATGAGGTCAATGCAGAGCACATACTGTTACACATGTTAGAACATGAGGAAACACGTGGTTGGGTGACTACGGACTGGGGCATGGTAAAGGTTGTTAGAAAAGAACCAATGAGCCGTGAGACTAAGGAACTGTTCAACAGTTACGGGGTGTACTGAATGAGTATACACAACGAGATAATGATGTGGAGAAAACACATAGCAAAATGCAGAGAGCAAGATGCTGACTATATAAACCGAGATTGATAAGATAAGGGAGAGATTAAGATGGCTATGAATAAAGAACAGAAAAGAGCATACGGTGAAATGAAACAGAAAGAGAATAGTGAGCGTTGGTTCGATAACCTTAGTGCTGCTATCATTGACAACAAGATACCATGGCGTAAACCATGGAGAGGAGGCACTGCAAGTATGCCGCGTAATTTAGTAAGTAAGAAAGCATATCGTGGTGGTAATGTGATACAATTATGGGTAGCAGGTATGACTAATGGTTGGTCTGACTTACGATTTGCTACACGCAAACAGTTGTTAGCAAAGGGTTACTCAATAGAAGGATTGACTAATGACAACGCGGTAAACATACAGTTCTTCAAGCGTAGTAAGTTCACTGTTGAGAACGAAGATACAGGAGAGGAAGAGACACGCAGCAGATGGTTAGTACGTTGGTACTCTGTATTCTGTGTTGAACAGTGTGTAGATTACGTAGCACCTGAGACTGATGAAGAAGTGGTAGTAGTGCCTGAGTCTGAGATGATGGTTCACTTCCAAGAGTATATTGATTCACAAGATACACTAGACTTACACCGTAAAGGTGTACGTGCATACTACAACCTAAGTAAAGATGAGATTGTTATGCCTCCACATGAGTCATTCATATCACCTATTGGTGAAGTGATGACTGCATTCCATGAGGCTATTCATAGTACGGGTCATGTCAAGAGAGTTGAACGACCACTCAAGTCTAAGTTTGGTTCACCTGAGTATGCCTTTGAAGAATTGATTGCTGAAATGGGGCAGTTAATCGTGACACTCACACTAGGTGGTGAGTTCAAACCTGATTCAGTGGTTGAAGATAATGCTAACAGTCAGGCTTACCTTAAGTCATGGTTGGCTGCGTGTAAAGATAAAGATAAGGCTCTCAGTCAAGCGTTTAGCAGTGCTCAAAATGCGGCTGACTATATAATAAACAGTATACAAAAGGAGGAAGAAGAATGAATGATGAAACAATGAATGATGAAACAATGAATGTTGAAATATATGGGATGGGTGATGAACCACCTAGAGTGATTGATAAAGAACCTGAGTCAAAGATAGAAAACTTGAATGTGCATGATAATCCTATGGAAACAGCACAGCATATCATTAGAGCGATTGCTGATTATGATGAGGACTTGTATGAATTAGTCATGTGCAAACCCGCATCATATCCTGATGAAGAGGATGACAAGTACCACGATGGTACTGCTGACTACGATAACGATGTGGATTGGGCTGAGTTACACTCACTGATTGGGGCGTTACAATATATGTCAGAAAGATATTACAAGGAGGAAGAAGAATGATTGATACAACTAGATTTATACCGAGCAACGAAGATATGCACAAACTAATCAAAGCCTTTGCGTCAGTTCACGTAGAGAATGAGAAAGATGACATCGGGCCTAACAGACCTGACGCACCATTCTTTGAGAGAGTAGCACGCATGGATAGTATTGATGAAGAAGATTACATCGAGATGGCTGATAGATTCTATAAATACATTAACACACAACTACCAACTATTCAACACATCGCTGGCTACCCACCTGAAACAGATTGGTCTCAAGCACTTATTGTATTGAAAGAGAAAGGTGAGAAGGCTAGGGCTGCTAGACTAGAACGTGAAAAGATACTTGCACAATTTGAAAGAGATAGAGGAGATATACGCCGTTTGTTTATGGATGCGGTGAAGAAGTTACAATGTGAATCAAGCATTAATGCTTTTAATGTATCTTTTGTTAGAGTATTACCTGAAACAAACATGATTAGTTTTGCTACGCAGTTGGAGGAAATAGGTATGACATCAGCCGAGGCTCTAGCCGAAGTTGCTACATGGATGCGTAAGTATGCACAGATGATAGTCTCCAATAATCAGTCAAAAATAGTCCAAATTGAGGAATATGAAGAGGTTTGGTACAGCAGAAACGACCCTCACCAACGTTATCCGCGTAAAAGTAAGAGGTTAGCATTGGATTGGGGTACACGTGACTCAGACCTGTATAGGACTCTAAAGAACAAGATACCCTTCCCCTCATTCAAATGGGATGGGGAGAAAATGTCAGTAGCACTTGATGTTATGGTGATTAATACTGCTGTTAAAATACTACAAGAAATGGGCTATTTTACCCATGTAATAGAAGTTTTTGCATCAAAACTTGAAGCAAGTCAACCCACACCTACTAACAGTAGTGGTTATAGTGCCACCTTAAAATCAGATGCTATAATACTCAAAGTTCCATTCGATGATACTAATTCAAGGGCTGTAATTAAAAATGTAAATGGTAGGAAATGGTTAGCAGACATCAAAGCATGGTCTGTTCCTCTATCGGAAGCAAATGTGTTGATTAAAAAACTAGGTGAGAAAGATGTGTTTGGTGAACAATCAAGTCAGAAACAGAAACTACTCGCTGAGGTAAATAAGATAGAAGAAGTCAAAACATACCTCATGGGTAAGGCTGAGAGAATAGCAATCAGTGATGCTACCGCTTTACATGACGATGATTTAGTCAAGGACATGAAAGACAGACTAGCAGCAATGTTTCCCGCAGGTCGCGAGTTATATCCTTTCCAATACGCTGGTGTTAGGTTTGCTGAGTTAGCAGATGGGAGATGTCTCATTGGTGATGACATGGGTGTAGGTAAGACCATCCAAGCAATTGCATACTCAGCCTTACATCAGGAACATTGGCCTGTAATTGTGGTATGCCCTGCTAATCTAAAGTATAATTGGGGCAGAGAAATTAGCACTTGGCTACCTAACTCAACTGTTCAAGTGGTAAAGAATGGGAAGGTGGATTTAGAAGGCTGTGACTTTACCGTTATCAACTACGACTTAGCAACTAGACAGAAGGATAACTTAGATGCTTTAGGTGCTAATCTAATCATCTTCGATGAATCACATTACTTGAAGAATAGTAAAGCCAAGAGAACTATTGCTTGTGTATCCGTAGCAGAGAATGCTAACTCAGTTATATGTCTCAGTGGTACACCGATTACTAACAGACCAATTGAACTATTCACTACGCTTGAGATGATTAAACCTGCTGAATACAAGGGCAACTTCTTCCCTTATGCTAAAAGATATTGTAATGCTCATAACAATGGTTGGGGTTGGGACTTCAACGGTTCATCCAATGTTGAAGAGTTGCATGAGAAACTAAGAGATATTATGATACGCAGAATGAAGAACGATGTGCTTGAAGAGTTGCCTGATAAGATTAGACAGTTCATTCCAATAGTACCTAGTACAAAGTATCTAGCAGATTATAGAAGGCTTGCTAGACAATGGCTCAGTGAGTATGACTACTACAAGACAGCAGGTGGTATGCCAGCAGGGTTTGTATTGAATATGCTTACTGCACTTAGACATGCTGCTGGGCAAATGAAAGTACCTGCTGCTGCTGATTGGATAGCAGAGTACCACGACCAAAACCCTGACAAACCTATCATAGTATTCCACCATCACAAAGATGTAGGAGAAGAATTGATTAAACTATTACGCACTGATAAAAGATTCAGTGGTAGGAGATGGAGTACAATCAACGGTAGTACCCCTGCTGAAAAGAGAGATGCTAGAGTTCAGGCTTTCCAAGCAGGTGAATTAAGTGGGCTTATCTGTTCAACGATTGCTGCTAAAGAAGGATTGACTCTTACAGAAGCAGACACAGTAGTGTTCATAGAAAGAGAATGGGTATCAGGTTGGGAAGAACAAGCAGAAGATAGAGTCAATCGTATAGGACAAGATGCTGATACAGTACACGCAGTATATCTATCAGTTGTTGGTACTATTGATGAGAAGTTTGATAGAATCGTAGAAGATAAGAGAGAGGTTGTAAGTGCAATCTTAGATGGTACTACACATGAAGAAGGTACTAAGTCAGGGGTAGCAAAAGCATTACTGCAAGCAATGGTTGATGCGGGAGACATACCAGCAGGTATGATGAAAGACATAGGTGTTGCTAAACCTAAGTCACACACAGGAGAGGAAGAAGAATGAACCTTGGCTATATAAACCGAGATTGAATTAAGTGGTGATTAAGATGTTGTTTGATTGTGAGTTTTGTAATGAAAAAGGAATGGAATTAAGTCTAGGGACATACTTAGCACCCTCAGTATTCTATGGTGGTGAGCCTAAGGAAACAGACATTATCGTAATGAAATGTATTGAGTGTGGTGTGCATGAGCCTTGTGATGATGATGATTTAATAGGCTTCATCATGCAGATATTAGGTGAGACTAACTACCAAAAAGCGATGATAAAAACACTACAAATATTGTGGAAAGAAACATACATGAAGGAGATGATTGAATGAAGATAGACTTAAGCGAAACAAAACCTGTGTATGAAATACACATTTGGTATGAAATATCAGAGTGTAAAACCTGCGACCATATGTCGTTAGGTGAGTTTGATGACTTTGAAAAGTTCGACAATAAAGATGAGGCGATAGAAGCGTATAACAAATTAGATTGTGCATACAAAATACTCATGGAATATGCTGGTGATGATGGTGATTGGTTAATGCAATGTGCACCCAAAAGGCGGAACATGCTACAAGATAGTGGAGGTGATGATGAATGATTGACACAGACATGGCTGAACAAATACTGCAAGGTGATGACACACACCCTGACATCCCATGTCATAACAGCAGGTTACAGGCGTTGGGACTAGAGATGCTCGCAGAAGTCAAGCGGTTGCGATACCACCTTGACTTGATGATAGAAAAGTTCGGTGAAGCATACCTTATTGAAACATTGATTGAAAGAGGTGAAGAAGAATGATTGACACAGACACAATTGAAAAATACATACTTGGTGGTGAATGGGAGAACCAATACCCACAAGTAATAGAATATCTGCTCGCAGAAGTCAAGAGGTTGAAAAAAGAACTAGCGTTTTACACAGACAACTGCACTGTTGTGTGGATGCTCGATGATGTCTTGTCCGTTGATAACACATTGTCAGATGAACAAGCATCGTGGGTTCTTGAAAGAATGGAACACAAGCACGACGCTTGCTTAGGTATCAGTTGGGACACGATTGAGTTTTGGATTAGCGAGGTGAAGAAGAATGATTGACACAGACAAATACGAAGGACATACAGTAAATCGTAGGGATAAATTGGGAACTTTTGCTGGTACTGATATATATGTATGGACTTACTTTGCTCAAGAACTTCCGAGTTGGACGAGTAAAGCGGATTTCCTATTGGTAGAAGACGCACCACTTCTCCTAGCAGAATACAAAAAACTACGTCAGTTTGCTAGGCTTAGTAATTACAGTTTTTCTGAATCATTACCTGAATTGATGCAAGCACTTGTAGATGAGCGAGCAGAAGTCAAGCGGTTGCGTGAAGAACTTGACGAGGTTTATCAAGAGAGAGATAAATACGAAGGTGCTTTGAACATAGCACTTGAACACTTAGGCTATCAAGGTGCAGACCACGAATGGTTTTGCAGAGAGAAGTATCAATGCAATGTGTATGGTGATGAACTACTAACAAAGGAGGAAGAAGAATGATTGACACAGACAAATACGAAAAACATACACCTATGTGGTATTTAGATGGTGACTCAGATGGATGGTGGATTCTATCTGACTTCACTACACATAATGATTGCGTAGTAGCGGAAGTGCGGTCAGAAAACGAAGCCGATGCACAACTCATGGCAGACGCACCTGACTTACTCATAGAAGTCAAGCGGTTGCGTCGTCTATGTAATACATTATTCACCTATGCACATAGCATTGAAACCGGACAATCCACCATCGAGAAATCCAATGGAGAGCCTCTAAGCACAATAGATTTTGAGAAAGATATGACTTGGGTGAATTGGGGTGAAGAAGAATGAATCTAGTTAATGTAATACCTGCTGTATTAGTATTTGGGATATTTATTACTTTGATAGGTCACCTGTTATTTGAATCATTCATATACTCTCGCACCCGTATGAATTGATGATAGTCGTTGTTTGCGATTATATGAGAGTGATTAGAACATTGACTATATAAACCGAGATTGAATGAAAGAGTGGTAACTATGACAAATAAGAATTGGATTAACTTTGCTAGATACAGTTCCCCACCAATAGGTAAGGGTAGGATGTATCAGTGTGAACTGAATGAACAAGAGGGTGAATTGATATTGAGTATAGACCTTGATGGGACTAGATTTGAAGGTAAACTATACGATATAAGTATGATATTAACGAAGGAGGAAGAAGAATGAGTTACGGATATGAACCTAGTCCTAAACCTACATGGTGGAAGGGACTAACTGAGAAAGAGCAGATAGAGTGGTATAATGGTTACATTAAAGCACTAAAGGATGTAATTACTTACGGTAATAGTAACATAAACGGTGACCTTGAAGATGCGAGGCGAGAGTTATTTTTACTAACAGGAAAATACGAAAGAAACACCGATAAAGAACCCACAATGTTAGATGTGATTATGAAAATGAGTAGTAACATTGTGAGATATGAAAAGGGGGAAGAAGAATGAGTATGAAGGGTAAGGCAAAAAGAGGGCGAAATTGGGATAATTTACAAGAAGAGTTCGTTTATGAACTAGCAGAAACTAGAATGGCAAACGGTGAATTGATGGGTTTACCTGCCATAACAATGTTCTATAATCAAGAGTTTAATGGTAAATATGATGATTGGATTGAGCGACCAGTTAGTGCTATCGCTTCTAGGTTAAACAAAATACGTGCTAGAAAGAAAGATGAGATGTTAAGAGAAAAACGTAGACAAGCGTTAGCAAATCAAAGAGAAAATTATCAGCGTGAAATAAATGAGACGATTGAAGAAATAACTCCTAAAAATAAACACATGACACTAGATGCACATAAAAGATTACTAAAATCTGAACGTCATGTAAAGGGTGCAGAAACTAAAAGAGAGTTAGCAAAGACTCATCTAAACTTAGGTAAAACTTGGTCGATGGATGACAAGATATACTTGTATGAAAATTGGGATATTGATGGTATATTTGGTGCAAGTACTATTTCTGACCATGCACAAGAGGTAGCGGATACTCTCAGTAGGACTCTTGATTCTTGTCGCACTAAACATTACGTTTTATCGAGAGATAAAAAGTTCTTGAAGAGGTACGAGGAAATGTATGGTATTCGTAAGGATGGTGTATTTAAGAAATACATGGAAGAGAAAAATGAAGTAAAAACTCTTGAAGATATTGTTGAATACCGAGGCTTCACCTCACTCTTCTTCCGTCTGTATACATGGTCTAAGAATAGGAAAGACCGTAAGAGGATGAAGAAAGAACTAAAGAGACAGGCTCAAGAAAAATACAGAAGATATGTGGAGGACTTAGAATGATTGACACAGACACACTCATTCAAGCATTCAAACGCGGTGTAGAAGATGGTCTTATAGAACAAGGATTGGTTCATGCTCATGAATATTCACAGTTTGCTTTAATAGCGGATGAATTAGGTGATGGGAGTGAGTATCTTTGGAAAAACTACCAAGATGGCTATGAGTTTGGTGCGTATCTTCACCACGTTATGTCTGTTGCGGATGTAGAGGTGATGAGAGAATGAAGATGCCTGAGATGTATTACAATCAGGGAAGTATATACTATCCCCGCAATAGAACTGTTGACTATATAAACCGAGATTGAATAAAGGAGAGAACTGAAAATGACGATGACGAAAGATGATGATACCAAAGGTATGAGTGTAGAAGAACTGTTCGCAGACTTCTTCAATTCAGCCAAAGAAACAGATGCAAAGAAAGTGAAAACCAGTAGCGTACAGTTTAGTACAGTTAGCAAAGAGAGAAGAATACTATGTAACTCTCAGAAAGCAAGTGATATGGTAAAGTATGGGATACACTATAATTCAGGTGAGGTTAGATGGAAGCCACCTAAGACAGAACTAATATTACTTACAGATACATACGAGGTAGTTCAGTCTGCTTTCGATAGACTACTACCTGAGTGTGAGGATGGTAAGACTGCTTTCCTTCGCACATGTCCTCAGGAGGCTAGACATGGTGTCTTAGAATCCTTGAGTGTTACACAAGAGACACTAGAAGATTCTTGGAAAAAGTTAGTTGAAACCATGGATGAGCATGACCCTAATGGTAGCCTAATCCTACAACCATTCATCAATGCCACATCTAGTTGTGTGCTTGCACCTCAACAGTTCGCTGCTGTTGCTGAGGGTCACGATGGTATCACGGCAGGTATCAATGAAGAGACTGGAAGAATGTTATACTTCGCACTGAATCCTGAACAAACATATCTATCAAACGACATACACATGGTCAATCCTAATTGTAAGTTTGATTCATCCACTAAGACAACTAACTATGAGTTAGAGTTCGTCTATCAAAGAGATGAGGACTTTAAGAGAAAAATGGGTGGTGGTACTGAACCTTTCATTACACAGATACGTGGCTCACCCCCTAATCCACCTAGAGAATTACCTTTTACCTACATAGATGAAAACGGTGTTGAGCGTGTTGCTAACATAGATGGTAGTGCTGGCTCAACTGGGAGATGCGAAGCCAAAGAAGTATGGACTGCATCAGGTTTGGAAGAAGTGGCGTGGTTAGAAGCCAACATCACAAGAGACTTATGCCCTGATGGGTTTGTTATATCTCATCCAACTGGCTCTCTTATGTCACACATTTGTGCTCATGCAAGACAGCATGGTATACCATACATAGTAGGTGAAGTAAACGTGGGTGATAGGTTTACAGAAGGTTCACAAACATGGCTTGCACTTGACCCTAATTGGGATATCGTACCTCAACCTTACAACCCATGTGTACCTGAATACATTGAAGCATTCAAGGCTGGACTACTACGTTCACAGACACACTGGCAAAGACAACAGGGTTGGTTTGCTCACTTCTTCCACCAATGGGTTGGTCTAAACTACAATGGTATAGAGACTGCTTACTTAGCAGGTGGCTTCGTTGGTTGGATGGTTAAGGCTATCCTTGCCCTCTCACTAGGTGAGATGAGATATTCTCAAGGTAACAAAAAGAATATTTGTGTAGACCTTTGGCCTACCTTAACAGCAATTATGGGTGAAACTGAATGGGAAGAGTTGTCAGGAGAGAAGCACGCTGGTACTACAAGACAGCATTACTATGCTTTACTTGAGCAACTAAACTTAGATACAGTTGAAATGGAAATGGCTTTGAGATGGTGTAAGAAACACTTCTCCACTGGTTGGGGCACACACACAAGTTTTGGTGGTGCTAACTGGGGTGCATGTGCATCAAGAGGGGCTGATGTTTGTAAGAGCGTGAATGCATTCTTAGCAGAGCCAAATCAAGAAACACTTAACGATTTGATAGGTGAAGTGAATCTAGCAAAGAACCTAGAACACAATGGAGGCTTCTTGTATAATAAGTTCCTAAGTAGAAAAGCCTTTGATTATAGTACAATGCATACAGATAGTGCAGGTAATCAGAAGGGACTATTCTCTCATTCACCTGAGGCTTTATCATACATGTTTAGAACCTATGAGTTAGCAAGAGAGTTCCTTGATGGTGACGCAAACAAAGGTAACAAAGCACCCACTAATGATTGGGTAGAAATATTTGGTTTCCTAAACGGTAAAGGTGCATCCTACTTCCGTCAACATTTCATCGCTAGTGACTTAGATGTACCTGAGTCATTGAGAAATGCAGCAATAGCGTGTGGACCTAAACTACTACACTACAATAACAAATACTCAACTGAGGAAAGTTATGTTCCATGTGGTATCAGTACATGTGAATTATGTATCAAGAATGATGTGTTGGTTGTCAATCTAAAGTATGGTAATGTAGGCTCTCAGTTATTGTCTACTACTTACCCTGAGGTGTTCATGGCTGGTGGTAAAGAAGTATCATCAGTCGATAGTTATGCAGTTGCATCTTTACTTAGAGAGAAGAAGTATACGGATGTTACACCAAAGATGTGGATAGATGGGTGGAATGGTTTGAATAAACTAGATGCCGCTTATGCCCTGTTGTCTGACCTGATGAGTAAGTTCCTGAGTAACCAAATGGCTGACAACAACCAGTGGACTGAGGAAGTATTAAAATTATTGAAGGAGGAAAAGTGAATGGGTAGTAAAGATGGATGTCATACAGGTAATCCCCTTGTCTTTGAGGCAAAGGGTGTCAAAGTATATGCTGGTGGAACAAATAGAAATGGTGGCTGGCACAAGATGTCACCTGTACCTGACTTGGCTCTAGGGCCAATCGGTGTAATACACAGTGCAAGAACTATTGATGTATTACCGGAAGGTTGGAAGTCATCGTCTACATTAGTGGGTGGTGATACACCTATTGTAATGGAGATTGATTGGCCTGATTACAGTATTCCTAGTAACTTAGGCCCATCGTGGTGGAGAGCATTGGTTGAGGATATCGAGACTAAAAACATCAAATCAATATCTACTCAGTGTATGGGTGGTCATGGTAGAACTGGTGTACAGTTGGCTATTCTTGCACACTTGATGATACCAAAAGCAAAGCATGAATGGAAGAACGCATACGACCTTATAAAGTGGGTTCGTGGTAACTTTTGTGAACATGCGGTAGAAGCAAAATCACAGCAAACATACATCGCAGATGTGTGTGGTATACCTGAGGGTGACTCTGCAATTGTAGTCACGCAGCCACAATGGAGTAACTTCGATTACACTGCTGATAATCTTCTAACAGAAGATGAGTTGAGAGCAGAGCAAGTAAAGATTGAGAGAGAAGAAAAGAAAGCAAAGGCTGCTGCTAAGAAAGCGAAGGCTGCTAAGAAAGGTAAGAAAGGTAAGGGCAATAATCCTAAGAAACATACCCTTGAAGATTTCCTTGCTGATGATGATGAGCGTGTACCTTTTGGTAGTGATAACAAAGTGAGTTCTCCTATTGAAAAGGGTTGGACTATCGTTGAGTGTTGTGATTGCCACCATAACGAATGGCGCAAAGCAGATAGAAATACGTTTACTACACCTTGTAGTTCATGTGGTTTTGACGGAGGCTTTGTACAAGTTGATAGAGAGTTCCTCGATGGTAATAAGACTAGACTTTGCTTAGTTACTGATGAAATGTATCACCAAATAGAAATGTACGATGAACAAGTTTCATACGTAGGAGAAGCAATACGTAGAGGTATGAGTGTTAGAAGAAATCACGGAGGTATTGCTACTATTAGAATAGGTAACAAATACATACCTATCCACTTATTAAAAAGAGACGGAGATGACATCGTTTCTATGAAAAAGACCACACAAAAAATAGTCGAATCCCGTAGTGCCATACAAGGTATGGAGTTTATGGGAAGGCAAGAAAGAGAAATACTGGAGGAATAAATATGGAAGAAAGATTACAGGTAAAATGCAATTATGATAATGGTTTGATACACGTTCAAGGTGTATCGAAAACGGTGAATCAAGGAAGAGAGTATGGTTTTGCGACCAAGATGCGTACAACAACTGAGGTTAGTATGTGGTTAAAAGAACAACCGCCAGTGCTTAAGTCAGCCGCTTCTAACACTCTTGCTTACACACCGTTTCAAATCATCAGATACAGTAACAAAGTACCGCAGTTATTCATACCCGGCACGCCCGCTAATCACCCAAACGGTGCTGTATTAAACTTACACCCGCTATCTAACGGTGTTAAACAACTGCTTTCTTTTGCGGAAAAAGCAGGTTTTATTGTAGATTCAGATGAGTTACCATTCACAACAGACGAGGTGAAAGAATGAGTATCATAGAATTATCTGTGCTTACTGGAACAGCATCTATTGACTTGAGAAATGTAACTGCTATTGTTCGTTCAGACGACTTTGAAGAAACATGGAATCTTAATGTACACATGAAAAGTGGTACTATCTTTATGTGTGCTGAATATACTGTTGAGGATTATGAAAACTTAGTTAGACTATGGACTGGGGTTGTGTCATCGTGAGTAAAACACCATTCCCTAAAGGTCACGTACTGAATGATATTTGGGCATCTCTTAGATTAGTAGCCCAAGAATTGAACATAGAACACCCTAATACTATGTTTGCTATACCTGAGCGTACCGCTAAGATGATTGCTGATAGAAGAGAGATACAGGCATCTTTACGCATACAAAATGATGATAGTCTCGCTCACCATGTAGGTTGGGGGTTACAAACTAATGTCGTAGATTCTATATGTATGGTGTCTCTTTGGAATGAATTAGCAGAAATATACGGAATACCTGCTGGCTTCTTCTCAGCATTAGAGTATTCAATTAGAGATGACCCCGCTTTCATGGATGTGAGAATAGTAGGTTTAAGTCCATTTTTAATAGATGCAAACGGTTCACCTACTATTGATTTGGAGAAAGCGACACATTCTACACCCGCACTTATGCGTTTAGCATGGGATGGTGCATTATCAGGTGATTACTGGGATGTGGAGAGTATAATGCACTTACCTAAGACAGTGTATCATAATGACGACAGGGCGCTAGAAGCAGCAGAAAGAGTAGGGGTAGAGGTCGAGTTCGCTTAGAAGAACATTGACTATATAAACCGAGATTGAAAAAGGAAGTGAGACAAAATGAAAATGAAAGTATTTGGAAAAGAAAGAGAAGTGGATGGATATGAAAGAAGTCCTATAAATATGAAGAGTAATTACTTTTTAGGTAGTTCGGGAAGTAATGCCCCATTACTGCTCAGTGATGGTACTAGCCTAAATCGAGATGGTAAATATGGCTTTTTAGCCTTAAAAGACAGAGAATCAGGAGACATATTCCTCTTAGATATGTATGGGTATGATGGTTATAATCACACTTATGAATTACAATCACAAGTTCAACACGTAGATACGTCAACTAGGAAAAGAAGTACAAGCGTGGTACTCAAAGCATATGGTATGAATGATGCGTTTAAGTGTCTAAAAGAAGTTTATAGAAAAGACCCTAAAGACTATTCATTGGTTATATTAGAGGCAAAAAGTTATGATAGCCAATGGCTGTATTATGGTGGTAAGATAGGAAATACTAGAGCGAATTATGTGGGTAAAGGTCCGTTGGAACGCAACGACATGGCAAAGATAAAACATGTTCATGTGCTTATAGATTCGTTAGATAAATCGATAGTATCAGGTAAAGCATCAATGATGAAATTAAAAGAATTAGTAGTGGAGGAAATATAAATGGCAAAAGCAGAGAGACAAGGTTGGCAAACATGGGAACGATACAAAGCAGCAGGTATAGTCAGTGATGATATTACATTTACAGACGAGAAGATAATAATAGACCACGCTATTGGTAAAACTAAAGAAACAATAGGTAAGTGTTACCCAATAGATGCAGCAGTGGCTTATTCATTAGCATCTGCTGGGCCTGAGGCTAAACTAACATCTAAACAATTAGTAAATCAATACACTAGAATGGCTACTGCTATGATGACTCAAACAGTTGGATATGGTAGAGTACCTAACCCTGATACCGTTTCATGTGGTCACGATGAAATCAACGGATTTAATATTTCATTCCCATACCCATACTTGAAAGGAGAATGTATTGCTAGTAAGTATACTCATTCTTCCACTCTAGAAAGTTGGTTGAAAACTAATGAATTAGACCATCTTTTACCTTATGCTAAAATACGAACCAATTCTAAAGGTATGAATGCACTCACTACTCAAGTAGGATATGTCCGTTTATTGATGAGTAAGAAATACACACCACTTAGATTAGCCATTGAGGAAAAGTTAGGCACTACCATTTGGTTAATTGGAGATGGTAATAGTAACGTAAAGGTTACTGCCACAAAAGGTGAGTGTAAATGGAAAGATGACCCAAGTAAGAAATGTGGGCATCACGATGGTGATTACATTACAGATTGGGTTATGATAAGAGATGGTGGAGGCGGTCTACATGAATTATGGAGTAGAGAAAGAGGTGAAGCAGTGGTATCTAGTGGCTGGAATCACGACCAAATTGAAAGCACATTTGGATATAACCATCACAAGGCCCTAGCCCCATCAGACATCATCCTATGGTCTAAAAAATCTAGGACACTAGGTAATATCATAGCAGAGAAAGAAGTCATTAAAGAGATTAACAAGGCACTAAGACGTATGACTGCAAGAAACTTCAACGTTGTACGCAAAGAAGGTTTGAGGAATACTGCAACTTACACTTGGAAGAACTGGAATTGGTTATACAGTCTGAGAGACTTAGTTAAACAAACAAGTAAGAAAAACAGAAAAGAACACGATTTGGTTAACGGTTGGTTGTACAAAAAATACGATTCTAGGATGTCTTACGGTCATGAACTTGCTAAGTTCAAGTGGATACCCGGAAAGAAAGCGGAAGAAGGTGCTAGTGTACCTGCTGTAAAGGATGAAGAATCCATTAAAACCTTTATAGTATACATGAATGCAACTGGTGGTAGTTATTACAACAGTGGTAAAGGTATACTACCGTTTAGATTCGCTAGTATTCAAGATGCTAAAACTTTCGTTAATATGTCTGCCCAATTAGCACAGAAACTTGGTGCAGTAGATTCAAGCGGTAGGAAATGGGATGCTCAAACTATAACAGACTCTACACCTAATGTCGATAAACTAAAGATAATGGCTAAGGTACACAGGTTAGAGATGGACTCAACTGTTGAGCCTGAGGTCACACCTTCACCTAGTGAGATGATTAATGCATTCTTTTGGGGGTCACCGCAAGAGTTCGACAAACACATTTCATATCTAAACGAAGAATCACAAGGCCGATTCACTAGACCAAAGATTGTAAACAAGCAAGAGGAGATTGTGGAAGTTGCTACCGAATGAAGTCGCATTAAGTCCTAAGTTATTATCAGACATAGCAGATACAAACACAGCAAAGATAGGTGGTAGAAAGTTTACATTTTCGTGGGGTGATGCAACAGTTTTGATGTGGGCTAAGGGTACAACTATACCTTGTCCCCTATGTAAGAAAGAGTGTAGTAGTTGTCTTGTATTAAAGACAGATATAGGTGATGTTTACGCTTGTATTCACTGTGAAAAGTACATTATGTATAGCGATAAAATGGAGGAAGAATAAGAATACGATTACAAGTTGGCGAGGCTACATGAATAGGTGGTAGCCCAAAACCGTAACCAGTATGCACAGAACGGGATAAAGAACCGGAGGAGAAGGGTCGGAGAGAGATTAGATTGCAACGCCCAAACTGTTCTGATAAATGAAATAGAGCATTAAGAAGTCGGATAAGCCAACATATCGTAAACTATTACTGAATCAAAACAAGGAGAAAGAAAAAATGAGTAAAGAAAATAATTGGAAACCTGATAGAAAATTGAAAGAGTGGGCGCTGAAACATTTTGCAGAGATGCAAGTTGGTGGCGTATGGATGCCTGACGGAAGCGGCCTAACGTTTGTAAAAATAGACGAAAACACTTGGAGTCTGAAATCGATAGTAGAATCTATTGAAGCGGAAGAGAATCTTCAACGTATGAAAGTGTTGATGTTTGACGTAGGGTATACTCTCTTAGAGGGCGACACAGAAGTGATGCCTGAACCCACTAGTGCAGAAGAAGCAAGGATGTTAGAGATACACATGAAGCGAGATATAGCACAGAACTGGGCTGGTAGTGACGGCACATTACTCAAAGATATGGGACTAGAAAATGTATGGCCTAGTTACATAGAAGATAGAGAGATACTACTTGACAACGGTGACACGACTACTATACAAGTGTGGGCATATCTAGTAACTAATCCTAACACTGGAGAAGAGATACAGTTAGACCCTGACGATTACCACTTACTTATGGGTGACAAATACTTCATGCGATTTAGAACATCTGAGTTTGAATATTCCGCATTAAGCCGTGAAGAGATGATTGAGGATATAGACATGCATAAAGGGCACACAAGTAGTGTTGGAGTAGGTAGTATACACATTGGAGGAAACCAAACTCATAGTGAAAGAGTCGTAAAAATACCACCTTGGATGTGGGGCACATATTGTCAACAGTTAAGTTGGGATGAAGAAGAGGAATGATTGAAATGTTGACTAATGAAGAGTGGCGTTTAATAGACGTTATAGGGCAAAGCCCAAAGATTATCCATGACGGTGGACTCCGTTCTACTCTTCCTCTTTGGACTCTATGGCCTTCTCTTAACGAGAAGGGTAAGACCAACGGATACTACAAAAACGCTCTTACAGTTGGAGGAAAAATCAATCTTGGATTGCCATTGTTTAATGAAGTTACTCCAGCAGAAAATGATGTAGTACGGTTAAATGTAGAAGTTAAATTACCATTCTTTACTAGCCAAGAAGATTGCTTAAAGTATACTCTAATGTTACCTATGCTTGCAGAAAATTGCGGGGGTGTAGTATTAACTCAACGAGATTTAGATTATACAATAGATACGGCAGTCAATGATTTGGTACTCGAAGATGGAACAATAACTAGCATAAGTGCATTTGATAAAAGAGGTGAATATTCTGAATTAAAAATGTATGACTATGAGAGACTTTGGGATAGCGAACAGGCTAGATTTACTTTGAAAGGTTTAGAACCAGCCTATACACCAACAGCGATGCATGTTTTACCCTACATCTTAGATAAATTAGGTGAGGATGACGAAAGAATAGATATTTACGATATGTATAGAAAACTGTCGAAGGAAGCGTTAGTAATGAAGGCTACACTTGATGCACTTATTGAAATAGGGAAGACTAGACACTTTCACCAACACTACGATAATTTGTTACAGCCGTTTATGGATGAAGAAGAATGAAGTGTAAAATATGTCCGAGAGTTTCAGGAGAGAGTTGTTGTAGAGTTTGTGGGCATACATACTACGGTACGAGAAGGGAGGAAGAAGAATGAACTTTGAAGAAGCGAAGAGACTAATGGAAACAATAAAAGGTGATACAGACATAATAGGTCGGCCAATAGATTCGCGCGGTAGAAGGGTTGGCAGGTCGATAGGAAAATATACTCGTCTTTACTACGGTATGTATGAATACAAATATACTCCATATTATAGTATACGTTATCGTGGTGAAAGTATAATTCAGATATTACCTGAGCGTATATGGTTTCCATGTAAGCCTAATCATCATACCCATTCGGATGAAGCGTGCGAGAAATTAAACGGCTATCTACCAGTAGGTATGCATGTCTATAAGGAGGGTACTGACGAGTATGGCGTTTCAAAATGGTACTTACGAGATATGAATGTAACTAATCCCGATAACCCTGATGAAGATGTGGTGTTTCACTTTGACATTGTACGACATATTTCCAATGATGGAAAGGTGATGTTGTATAGTACAGAGCCTAAGTATCCTAGAGTTTATGAGGAGGAAGAAGAATGAGTGATGAAATCAAGTGGCAATCACCTAGCATGGAAGGTAAGTGGAAAGATAACAAAGGTATACTACATCTAAGGATGATAGAATATTATGGTAAAGACTGGGTAGATATACGGATAATGAATATGTCTAATACCCCGCCTAATTTTACTAGACATGGGGTCAGATTAAACGAGCAGCAGTTGGAAGAGTTGTTACCTATACTAAGGGACATGTTAGTGGATATGAAGAACAAGAGGGAAGAAGATGAAAGGAAGAGCAGTTAGTGTAGTTCATGTAGAGTATGAAGTGTTACAACATCTACTGGAAGAGATAGAACTATCAGCCTTGAAAGAAAGGATGATTAACGATGACGTTACAAAGAAGAGATTCGATTCAGGGGCTAACAATGTGGCTGAATTAGTACAGAACATGATGGATAGAAGGAAGCATAAGTTACCTAAAGACCATGTAGATTACGAGGTGAAGAAATGAGTAAATGGTATCCCGAAGTTATGCACCATAGTTTTGGTACTGATGGGACTGTTTGTGGCGCTAAGAACCACACATGGCCTGAGCATTATATGGATGATAAAGTAGCGAGGAAGATACCTCGTTGTAACGATTGTATGGAGATTATAAACCAATTAAAGGCGAATAATAAAACGCCAGTAAAGAGAGAGAAAACACAAGTAATGCGAGTCTACTTGAAAGATTACTTGACTATATAAACCGAGATTGAAAGAAGGGGAGAGAAAGATGACAACAAAATATGAGACTGAGATAGAAGAGATAACTGCACAAAGGGCAGCCTTAGCAGCAAGAATGAATGAATTAGTAAAGATGAAGGATATGGAAAAGACATTGAAATCGTGTGAGAAAGATGGACACGTGTGGACTTTAACTACCGTAGGTTCTGACCTATGGAACGTTTGGAACATTGGTCTTGTTTGTACTAGATGCAACGGTGCGGTGAATGTTCAAGTAGACCCTAATAGTCAAATTACTTGGGATTCACATGAGACAGAAACGTTGAAAGAAATGTTGGAGTGATTACAATGAATATATTTGTATTAGATAATAACCCTATAAAAGCAGCAGCAGCAATGGACTGCGTGAGAGTGCCTAAAATGGTCACTGAATCAGCGCAGATGATGGCATCGGCCTTGCGTAGACATGGCGCTACTGATGATATGATGCCTCTCACAAAAGCAGGTAAGCCATACAAAGGGGGCTATCATCATCACCCATGCACAGTATGGGCGGGAGATACACGTGCCAACTTCAAGTGGTTGGCCCACCATGCCGAGGCGCTGTTGGATGAGTATTACCATAGATTCGGTAAAGTTCATGCTTGTCACAACCCAATCTATCAGATGTCAAGTATGAGTAAGATGATACCCGAAGGCGACCTTACACCGTTTGCCTTAGCCATGCCTGATGAACACAAAGATGATGATGTAGTCAAAGCATACCGAGCCTACTACCACAGTAAAGCAGATAGTAAAGGTGGTGTGCATTACAGACACACAAGCCCGCCTGACTGGTGGATGGGGGTGACATCATGAGTGATGGAAGAGGGCAAGAATATTTAGACGAGAATCTATGCTTGCATGATTGGGTGTCCATAGTCGATTTTGAGGTAATTAATAGTAGTGAAGATGTGCTTGTAACTCTTAGTTGTAATAGATGTGGTGAAACACAACAACATACTTTGTGTATTGAATCAATACTAGATGACTTAAAGTTGGAGTGGAATGAATGAACTTGTATGAGTTATTATGCGGCGCTTGCGGAGTAATAACTACATTTATAGCATTCTGTGGACTAGTAATACTATTTGAAATGAGAAAATATTTGGTGATATAATGAGTGACGATGCAGCAATAGAATTAGCAAAAATGCTAGGATTGAAAATTGAAGTAAAGAAAGAAAAAGTTACGCATAAGAAGTCTATTTGTAGAGTGTGTAAAGAAGAGTTTACTTACAAAGTAAAGAAAGGAAAAGCGCCAACTCTCTGCCAATCAGAAGAATGTAGAAGGATACATAGGCGTAACATAAGAAAGCCTAAACCTAAAGTCGTTCGTAAGAATGTATGTGTCGTAGAAGGCTGTGAGACAGTCATCATACAAACTGGTAAGGGTAGAACGATTACTCATTGTGACAGTTGTAAGACTGAACTAAGAGCAGAACAAAATGCTGCATACAGGGCTAAAACTTTCATACCGTTACAGAGAGTAGGTGTTTGTATAGACTGCGGTTGTCAACTAGAAACTATGACTGGTAGAGGTAAGATGAAACTACGTTGTGCTGAATGTCAGAAAAAGAATCACGCTAAGATTGCTAGAGAATCTGCTAAGAAAAACTACAAGACAGTGGTAAGAACTTACTTTTGTGCTGGTTGCAATAAGAACTTTGAGCAAATAGGTAGAGGTAAGTTAAGAAAAACTTGTCCTGATTGTAAGACTGTACCCGCTAAAGTAGAGAAGAAAAGTGCGGCAGAAGAACTATTCGATGCACTGAATGAAGAACAACAAGAAGCCATTAAACTATGGGAATCTATGAGGAAGTGAAAGCATGAGTAATATAGCAGTCTGCCAAAAATGCGGTAAAAACTTTAGAAAGAAGAACAATAGAACAGTGCGCAGTTATTGCGATGAGTGTAGTACAAATTATACTAAAACGCTAAACAAAAGAAACGTCTACAATAGAAGTAAATCTTCCATTGAAAAAGAGACCAAAGAAGAGTACAGGATACGTTTACTAGAAGAAGAAATAAAAGAATTAAAATCTGTTTTTGAAAGTATTAGCGATAGCACAAAAAGACAGATTGCGAAAGAAGTAGGGGTAGCCATTCAAGAAACAATGAAAATAGCCTCAAAAAACCTAGAAGAAGATTTCAATAATCATAAACTTCTTGTCGAGAGCGTAGTATCAGATGAGTTCAAAAAACAAAACACAAAGTTTCAGAATCAATTAGCCATATTGAATACGCGAATGAAAAAGTTAGATGAAAGTTTTACAGATTTAGATACAAAGATGGCGGAACATTTACATTATTACACCACTAAACTAAGTTTACATAAGAACCGTAAAGGCGGTAGAGTACAAAAGAATCGAACTATTACTGGTAAAAAGAGGGATGAAGTTGAAAAGGGGGATGAGATATGACAATACATGACGCATGGGCGTTACTCAAGGAGGAAGTCAGATTGAGAGGCTCTACTGGGGCTGCATTGCGCATTTTACCTAGTGGTAAAAAAGTGGTAGTAAAAAGAGGCGGTCACGCTGGAGGTAACCCTCAGGCTCACATTAACAACGAGTATGACATGAATCGTTATCTGAATGAATTAGGTGTTGGTGTTCCTAATGCTCGAATGGTAGAAGAAAGAAGTAGACCTACTATGCTTACTGATTATGAAGAAGGGGCTAGACCTGTGAATTATGGAGACAAGCAAAAATTAAGACAAGACTTCGTTCCACAGGCGCTCATAGCCAATTGGGATGTTCTAGGTATGGATATGGATAATGTTCTGATGAGGCCCGATGGCAACCTTACCTACGTAGACGTAGGAGGGGCTGGACCGTATAGAGCGCAAGGTGCGCCTAAAGGAAATGCTTGGGGTTCTAGGGTATCTGAATTACAATCAATGCAATATAAGCCACCACATACAGAAGAAGTATATGGGGGAATAACCCCTCAAGAACTAGGTCAGTCTTACGATAAATATGGCGGTAGCGATGCGATGGAGGCTGCTCTATCCTCGCTTAGAAACAGTCAGACAAGAAACGTACTACAACAAAGAATAGGCGATATAGCAAGACAAGTTGCATAAGTAACTTTGACTATATAAACCGAGATTGAATGAAAAGAATGGAAAGGGATTGAAGATGTGGATAGCATTTAACGACGCATGGTTGAGCATAGTAGAGAATAGAAATGATGAGGAAACGCTGTTAGTGAGGGCTAGGTCAAAGCAGCACTTACTAAACATATTTCCTAAGTGTGAACTGTTTAAGGATGAGACAGCAGACTATCCTTATCGGGCTTACATAGATAGAGAACATGTGGCTAACGTAGTATCCGATAGGTTAATGAAAATTAATTATCCTAATTTCAAAGCATCGGTAAAAGACGATAAACTAGGCACTGCTTACTCTAATATATGGAGTGAGATTTACTTCTTCTATCACGATGAGAGATAAACATGAGAGAAAAAGACATCTATGCTTTAGGTATAGCATTCGGTATGAAGCCGTTACAGATTAACAAAGCGATTCTATCGTATACGAAAATAAGATTAGATTCAAATTGGTCTAATCAAAGAAGTAATAAGAATCTAATAATCGACTGTCTTTACTTGTATGCTAAGGAATACAAAAGCGGTATCACTGTAAAGAAAGTGGAAAGTATAACATTGGATATGTTAGGAACGGGTACGAAACCAAAGCCAAATAAGTGGCTCGCTACTCACAAGCATCTACTGGTTTAATGTTATTTACAGATTTGGCGAATGCTTGGGAAAGAAGTCGCTTAGGAGATAGGAGTCTATCTTCTTTAGACTTCAATGAAGAATCGACTGCGCTTTATGCTTACGAGATTCTGTTTTCTAATGAAACCTTGACTGAAAGAAAAGTCCTTTCTAAAGTGGCTAACGAATTAGAAGTACCGTATGAAATTGTTTTAGAATTACTTGACAAAAGAGTATCGACCTTACTCGCATCAGAGAGCAGTGCATCGAATCCTTGCGATTGGAGCATAGAAGATATGCTGAAAATAAGAAATGCTGTTATTGAAGGCGAGTATTCGTTTTTAGAATTAAGTAAACAGATGAATGAGATAGACGCTAGATTATTTTGGTCGTCCGTAATAGGCGAGCAACAGCCTATTTCCGCTCTCAGATTTTTGAGAAGATTGAACACTGCTGTATCCCCTGACATCATATCGTCTAGTAGGGATTTTCTTACCGATAAAGAAATAATTCATGCGGTATACAATGATGTAAATTATTTATACGACCCTAAGTTATGGTATCAGAAACCCACTGCTGCGCTAAGAAAGCGTAGATGGATTCCGTGGAGCAAGTACAAATCTGTGGATATAGATGTATACCAATCTATACCTAACAATGGTATAGTGAGCGTTGAATACAACGAGGAAGAAGACGTTATCATAGAGAAAGCAGGTGATGTAATCACCGATGTTGCATACCCCAAGCATCCTAAATTATCATTAAAAGAAAGGTTGCTAAAGTATTCTGAATCACACGATGAGGAAATCGCTTGGCCTACTCCTACACCTTCTTGGGATTCAATAATTAAACATGAGAACACGGTACGGTTTCCTAACACTGGGGCATTCTCTCCTACTGAATATGGAGGCTATGTCTTAGTGAAGCAATCTCACATTCATAATTTAAGATTAGCAGCATACAAACATGGTGATGTAATGGAAATAAAATTACAGGCAATCGATGGGATAGACGAGTTTTTGGATGTAGGATTTTGCGGAGTTTATATAGAGTCAGAAAAAAGTTCTATCGCATTCGATATTGAAAGAATACTTGGTGCTAATACGGAAGAAGTAAACAGGTGGAAGGTAATACCTGATGATGTTTGCATAGTGATACGTGTGTCGTCGCCCTTTGTTGATAGAAGGTCAGGCGCTTTGAGTAAACCTTCGTTTGTAGAAATAGATAATGAAATGGGAATATCCGATGTGGCTCAGTACGTCGATTTAGTGGGTGTAGAAAATGAATAGTGAAATAGATAGAAGAGAAGAGTGGATGGGTTTAGGTATCATATTAACCGAACTACGTATGAAAACTTGGGTAGAGAATAGAAGTGATTCCAAATTAGGTATGAGAGTAAAGAAACAAATAAGTTGGCGCTCTCTATTTACTAGTGGTACTTACATTCAGCAGACCTGTGTAAGCAAGTTCCTAAGTCCCTTCGGTATGGAGTTAAAAGAAAAATACCATAGCAAGGGTGACATTTTCAAGTGGTTGGTCTTATTAGATAAGTTAGAGAACATGTATGGAATACGCTCTGCTTTATCCGATAGTGCTGGCTGGCACATGTTATCTTGGGTTGTTGATAATCCTGTCCCAAAGACATGGGATGATTTTCTTGTTTGGGTAGAAGCACACGATACAGAATTAGATATGCTCTCATACGATGAAATTGGTTGACTATATAAACCGAGATTGAATAAACAGGGTGATGAAAACTCCAAGTATTTTCAATTACTCAGTAATCAGTGAAATGGCAGGTTTAGATGCTCTCAAGCAAGATGTACAATCTTGGTACGGGCAAGAGTATGAAACTGGTCAATCGGTATTACCACAGGCATTGTTGTTCTACGGTCCTCCGGGCACAGGTAAGACTAGTGCCGCTCACTGTATAGCAAGAAGTTTTCTAGGCGACAACTTCAACAGCATGAACTTCATTGAATCTAATGCAAGTGATGATAGAGGTATTGATTTCATTAGAGGCTCATTCAAAACTGCTATGAGAACAAAAGGTATAGGTGTACAAAGAAAGATAATCCTACTAGATGAAGCAGACGGGCTTACCCCAGCAGCACAAGATGCTATGCGCCAGTTGATAGAGAAGTATGCTCACAATGCAATGGTTATACTCACGTGTAATGAGATTGAAAAGATACGACCTGCTATACGTTCAAGGTGTAAAGCATACGCTTTCTCACCAGTAGATGAAACAGTAGGCGCGTCTTGGATTTATGATAGATGCGTCGCGCACCAATTGATAAATCCAACCGAAGTTTATACGGATATGATGGATGAGTTAAAAAGACTTGTAAAACATATGAACGGAGATATGAGAGCGACTATCATGTTTATGAAATCCATGAACACACAAGATGATTTCAATTCTGTAAGAATCGGTATACGTATAGACCAACTTGTATCATCCGGCGCAGAAGATTCGGTAGCATACGCAATTAACAATGAATGGTATAACCTAAGGCGAAACCTTCATGCACAAATCAAATCCGGCAGAACACTCCCAGCCGTACTCAATGGTTTCTACGGAGACATATATTCCCACTTTGAAGATGAGGATACATTGGATATGATATGGGACATAATGGCGGTATATGGTGATACTATGACACATAGATACACATGGCCCGGCGACGACTATTCCTTCCTTGACTGGATGGTATCAAAAATGAGAAAACAAGTAAACAGAGGTAACAAAAATGAATAATGCAAGTGAGAATAACCCGTTCAAACAACGGGAAGAAAAGAAAGACGAATGGCCCGAAGAGGTGATGCTGCGTTTCAAGATGCAAGCGGAAAGAACTGGTGAAAGTGTGGAGAAAGTTATCGAAGCATACATCAAACATATCGCTGACACATGGAACTGCACCGATTGGACTGCCGAAGATGCAGACTTATTGGTAGATTGGGCAGAAGGAATGTACATCGAAGATAGAAGCAGCAACATAAGCGGTGGCGGTGGAGACACAGTTACTTTCGTAGGACACTGGATGGGTGTAGAAGAGAAATCAGCAGATAGAAACGGTTGGTCTGTAAGAAATGCTAGACAGAAATGGCAAGAAGACCCTAATGCGGCTATGTCAGACGGTGTTGTAGGACACTACTATGAAGAAGATGGTGTGTGGGCTATTAACACCGCTAACGGTGCTCTAGTAACCACAGACCCAGCAAACGTAGACCCTACTATGGGATTCAAACAAGGTGATGATTGGATTTGCCTACTTAGCAAAGCGGGTAGACCGTATCCATACGAAAGAATGGGTAGGTATTACAGATTCTTCGGTAATGAGCCAAAGAAGTTCTTAGATGGCGACTTACAATTTTGGAGAGTAGACCTAACTAACGAAAACAGAAACATGAAGATAGACGTAGGTTCTCCTGTATCTATCCAAGTTAGACTACCTAATACTAAAAGTGAAGCATTCCAAGACGTTCTAAGCACCAATTACAACTTTAGCGAAACTATGCAATACACCGATGAATGGTGTCCTGAGCATATCAGACATCATCTACAACCTTTCAAGATGTGGACTAACGATGACTACATGGGAGATGCATACGTAAACCTAACAGAACTAGAAGATGCATACAACGCTGGTAAAAGACACTTTACTGGTAGAGATGGTAACGATGGTACGGTTGGACCTGATGTAATCGTAAGAGGTAGTGTAATGAGAATGTCTACCGAAGGTAAACCTAGTGATTGGGATGAGACAGGGCGTAACTTTAGCCTATCTGTATCTTCCTTGAATCTACAAAATCAACACGGTAAAGGTAGAATGAGCGAAATCCCTTGTTGGGTTAGTGGTTCATGCAACGATATTGCAAGCCCATTCCACTTTAGAGACATAGACGATGAACTATGGGGCTTTGGAGAAAAGAGTTCTGTACTAGTCTATGGTAGACTAAAGATGAAAGTACAAGACGGACAAAGTATGCCACAACTAGCAGTGTTTGGTGTATATACAAATCCATCAAGAGCAATTAGAAGAGTCGGTGGTGGGGACACCGATTCTTCACAATTTGAGTGAGGTGAGAAAGTGACAGATAAGAAAAGAACGAAAAAAGAATTGGAAGAAGAATTGGAGACAGCCGTATCAAACAATGCGAGCCTAGTAGAGCAATACAACACGCTTTACACAGATGCTATGCAGGTACAGAAAGTTGCAGGTGACAGACTGGTTAGCATTAGGTTGCTAGAAGCGTTTGCTAATGAAGTGAATGCAGCGTTAAACAAACTACGTAATGACATAGCAGAAGTTAGCAGGGCTAATCAAGCAGAAGCACAGGCAGCAGAAGAGGAGCAGAATTAAGATGGCGGGTTTTGGAGAGAGTAAGAAAGTGCAACAAAAGGCAAGCGAAGAACCTGCTGACCCTTTTGCAGACTTGAGAACCGAATTAGCAGATGTAAATGCTAACAGACCTAAGACACACATTTTCATGGCTTTAGTTGGTCAAGAAAATACAGGTAAAAGTGCTATAATATTTGACTTCTTTCAGAGGTATTGCGATTCGTTTGATACAGGCAGACAGACTAACTTAGTAGAGTTTACAGAGGTGAATAAATGAGCGATAAACCTAAGCAATTTTGGGTAATTGACTTTGACAACGGTGGCTCTGCTACTAAGTCTGCGTTCTATGCCAACAATGACAACATCAAGTGCTGGGAGCCGTGGGTGATGAACAAGAACGATAGGACAGCCTATGACTATCCAGCAACACACGATAGGACAGTTAAGATAATGCAGTTCGCATTAGATTCACATGAGGATTTGTGGGGTGTCTTGGTCACTGGTATAGATTTGTGGGATTCTGTCGCGACCAACTGTATGAGAATACAGGATTTGGGATTATCCAAAGACGGTATCGAAGCGGCTGATAACAGAGGTCAAGGAGAGAACAAGAGAGTGCAGTCACAATGGGACTGGTCTATTCGTTCTACAAGATTCCATCAACTTACTGCTTTATCACGTGCACTTGTAAAGAGAGGGGTGAATGTATTTTGGGAAACACACTTGAAAGATGTCTACAACAAGCAAGGTGAGATTACTGCTAAAGAAGGACAACCTGCATGGGAGAAAACAACAGCAGGTTACATGTACCAAATTATACATTGCAGACGTAAAGATTCCTACGATGACGATGGTGAGGTTACACGTTCTGAGTTTACCGCCACCTTTGAGAAATCAAAGACCGATGCGACACTACAAGGACAACGTAGTACTATACTGATAACTGAGCAGGGTAAACAACCTTCGTGGTTAGGCTTACCTGAATTACAAAGGCTGTGAATCAATGGCTCAGATGACACTTGACAAGAAAGAATGGTTAAGCCATTTAGGTCAATTTGATAGCAACATGAATGATTTGAATGTAAACGTCATGGTCAATCCTACTTGTTTAGGATATAGTGCCGCTTATCAAACGCATTTCTTGAAAGTGTACTACCACTACCCCGACGCACCTGCTAATGAAGGCACTCTGAATATATCAGACTTGGGTAAAACTTGTGCTTTTATTAGCAAGTGCGCTGGACCTGTTACGATTAAACAAATTAAAGGTGGTAAAACTGTCTACATTACAAGCGGTAAGATGAAAATGAATATACCTGTAACCGATATGAAGAGTAGTCAGTTAGTACCTACGTTTGAGAAGTTAGTAGCGAAGGCGGAGAAGGCTGAATGGGCATCCTTCGGTCAGGACACTTACACTTTGAAAGGTAAAACTCAGATGACCGACATACTCAAATTAGCGACATTGAAATCGATAGTTAACAAGGATTCTGACTACAAATTGACTGCCGATGCAGATTCGTCTGAACTTACAATATCTGTGGGTAAAGCCCACGATGTCAAATTATTTGCTACAAGTGAACTGAGAGAGGCAGAAGGACCAAAGCATTCAGTGTCCTCTAGTTTCGGTCCTTGGCTTCTTCCATGTTTAGGTTTAGTTAATCCTAAGATGGTGTCAAGGATACACTTTGGTGATTCTGTGGGTTTAGTGGTAAGACAATCTGATAATATGGTAAAGCGCTTATTGATAATTATAGACCAACAGGAATGAGATGAATGATAATTGATTATTACTATCCCGAAGATGAATGGGAAGGTGTAGGTTACCCTCACGTTTACATGAGGCATAGAGGGGCTAGTGGTGAGTTGGTTGAATTAACCATAGACCCTAACGATACGGATATTGATTTTAGCACATATGTGCCGTGTCATTGCTGGATTGCGGCTAACACACATGCTAGGAGAATAAGTAGAGTAGTGGCTAGGTATCCGGGCACTAGAGTCAGGTACGACATTACTGCTACTGGTTTAGACGGCGTTCCTCTAATGAGATTCGATGTTCCTAATCCAGCGCATCTATATGATATTAGGAATGAAATACGAACTTATGAAGCCGATATTAATTACAATGATATGTTAATCAAACATATGTATCCTAAGGCAAAGGATATACCTGACTTTCAACCTAGAATATGGTATTTCGATATGGAATGGCAACCGGAAGGATGTCCTAATGAGGGTGCTACTACAATGATTGCTATTGATGATACACACGCAGAATATCCGGTTGTATTCGCTTGGAAGAGTGACGGGTCTGCGTTAGTAGGAGATGCATACGTAAAGTATGTGAGAAACAATCCTAAGATTGAGACACCGACTATTGATTTTATCGATAGAGAAAGCGGTTATATGTTGTATATGTGTAAAGATGAAGGTGCTATGCATGAAGCATTCTTAGAACATTTAGAAGAGTGTGACCCTGACATGCTTGTGGCTCACTCAATACTATGGGCTGATTTACCCCAGTTAGTTAGAAGATTGGGTAATGAATCTGAGAGGCTTAGTCCTGTTAGACAAGTGATAAGACCTCACAAGAAAAATGGATACAGAGAGAACAGTCAACCTATACTTGGTAGACTATGTTACGATACCGCACTGTCTTGGGAGAAAGGTAGTGGTCTTGAGGCTATGTGGCAGAAGAGCGGCAACGGTCAATTTAGAAATAAGAAGTTGGCTACTATTGCAGAAGATTTAGAATTAGACAAAGAGTTTGGTGAAGAAGGCGCTAAGATGGATGCGGATGTATTCACATGGTGGATAGATAACTTTGATGAGTTTGTCGATTATTGCGTGCGTGATACTACACTTCTTAGGAAATGCACTGAGAAGGTGAAGGCTATACCATATCATCTTGCTATGCAAAAACACTGCGGCGTATCTTTCAGAAGCACGTGTAATGTATCCAATTATATCAGAGGATTAATCTCACGTGAAACTGATTTGAAGGCTTTAACGACATACAACAGGCAAAGAGAAGAGTATGCTGCTGCTAACGTACCTGACACTGTTGGGGGTAGACATAGAGGAGTTGCTTGTATTGATTTCAAGGCTATGTATCCTATACTGATAGTAGACGCAAATCTCTGTGTCACTACTAAGATGAGACATGGTGGGGATGGTATACGTAGTGTTCCTAATGGTACTTACTGGTCTAATGAGAAGGGTGTAATACCAACTATTATCGCTAGTATGTTAGAACTGCGTGGAGAATATAAGGCTCTGTTGAAAGCGGCAAAAACTGACGAAGAGCGACTACAATACAACATGATGCAGACGGCTGTCAAAGTGGCTACAAATGCCGTGTATGGTTATGTATCTCAGAAGGCCGTTGGTGGCGGGTGGATAGACCCTGACATCGGTGCTACGATTACATATTACGGTAGGCAATGTATCAATACTTTACTCTTAGAAAGTGAGAAAGCGGGATATAGAGCGCTTGCTGGGCACACAGACTCAGGTTACATACAGATACCATTCGATGAAATAGATACTCATGTAAATGATTTGAATAAGATAATACGAGAAAGGTTTGATTTGCCTTCTATGGAAATTGAACTAGAAGCGTATTTCGATTACTGGTTAACTGCCGATGTGAAGAATCAGAACTTCGGTATCTTTGTATGGCCTGAGGAAAAGAAGGGTCAGTTGAAAGTTACCGGATTCTCATACAAAGCATCTAGCGTATCTCCTATCACCAAACAGATACAAGGGCGAATCTTCAATATGATAGGCACTGGTGCTGAGGAAGATGAGGTTACAAACTTCATTAGACCAATTGCTCTATCTGTAATTAAGGGCGAGAAAGGTGCGGAAGAACTTGCACCGTATGGTCGTATAGGTAAAGAAAAATATGCGCGTGTGCCCCCTATGCCAGTAAGAGGCGCTTACTACTATAACGAGCATATCAACCCTAGAGAGCCTTTCAAAGTGGGAGATAGCCTACAATGGGTTTACACAAAAGCATCTCCTGATGGTATGGTACATACTAACGTAGTGGGCTTTAGGTCAGTGGATGAGATTGATAATTTTGTTATCGACTACAATACCTGTGTTGAAAAGTTCATCACAAGGAAAATTAAGAATATTTACAGTGTATTAGATTGGGATTTAGATGCGGCTGTTGGGGCTAAAAGGCCGAAGAAACATTGGTGATTGTATGAGTAAGATAGAAGATATAGTAATAGAAAAAATAACTGCAAGAGCAGAATTGGGTCAGCGTAAATATAACACTACGATGGAGAGAAGCGATTTAACTCGTAAAGCGTGGTTAATTCACGCTCAAGAAGAAGCGCTAGACCTAGCAGTTTATTTGCAGAAATTGATAATGTTGGAGGAAGAGTAGATGCCAAAACGTAGTGTTCACATACGAAATGAAAATCTAAAGAAGTGGGAGGCTATTTCTGAAAAAAGCGTATGGATTAACAATATTTTATCATCATGGTCTATAAAAGACCTTGAGAGACTAAAAACGGAAAACCCTTATTCAAAACTTGAAAGAAGAGTGGCTAAGTTAGAGGGGATGATGAAATGACTAGGTTTCAGATAGTAAAATGCTTTTGTGGATGGCAAGGTGAGAAGGGTATCTATATGGTAAAAGGTGTACCTACTTGCCCTAACTGCCGAAGAGCACTTTCAGCGTTAAAATGTGAGGGGTGTTCCGAATGAGTGAGTTTATGAAGTTCAATCCTAACAAGGAGAGTCTAGGTGATAGAGGCGCTGAGGCTCATACTCTTGAGTTGTTAGAATCTTACAACAACAGTGCGTATGCTTGGCAACCGGGTATGGTTAAACATTTGAGAGTTAGTAAATCATCTCTTAATGCACATGGTTGGTGTGGCTATTCTTACAAGATGAAATACATCTATCGTTTATCTGAGGCAGAGACAGAAGACATGGTAAGGGGTACTAACGTACACAATATTGTAGAATACTTTTGGGACTATGCGCCTGACAAGATAGATGAAACCTTGAGTCTTATCGACGATGGTAAAGAATTGTTAGCCAAAGACTTGATGTACAGTGTAATTCCTAAACCTCCTAAACCATATTTGTTAGGAGAAGAAGAAATTATACAGCAATGGTTCGATTGGCAATGGGATAGGTTTCTTGTAACTAGAGGTGTTAACTGGGCAGCCAAAGGTAACGAGGTATCTGCACACGCTCTAATTCATGTAGAAGTAGACGGTGAAGAATACCCAGTACATCTACGCGGATTCATTGATACTATCTTCTCTGATGGAGAAGGAGGCTTTGTATTGATGGAATTAAAAACTGGTAAATGGAAGCAGAAAAAGACCGCAAAGAAGATGCGAGAAGAAATGCAATTTTACAGGCTGATGCTGGATGAAGGGGAGTTCTCAGATTGGTTGCCAGTAACGCATTGGGCTTGGGAGTTCCCTAGAGGATGGGCTAACGGTGGAGATAAAGCCAATTGGGAAATAGAAGAGGTTGGCTCAAAGATAACTAGGTATGCACCTAGAACAGTACAAAACAAACTAAAGAAATTAGTAAAAGCGCACATAACAGACTCATTTGAGCCTGAACCATTTAACTATACAGATTGGAAAGGAAACGTAGTTTCTAGTTGCCAATTTTGTAGTTTCATGGAATTATGCCCTGCGTGGGGCAACAACTTAGACAGTCAAACAGAAATAGACATGGAGGACATAGAATGAAAGTATATAGAGAGACAGATGAGATAACAGCAATAAGAAGAACAATCAAAACAGAATTAACCAAATTGATTGATAGACCTGAAACGGAACTAACCGTAGTAGACGGTATGATAAAAGATGATTTATACAGAGTTGATATAGGTGAACAGATGACGTTACGAGCATTTACAGAAGAGGATGGAGTAGCCTCTTTTCCCGTAATAATAGTGACGTTAGATAAGCGAATATACAGGTCTTCATTTTGTCGTGACCAAGAGAATATAGAAATGCTTGCTACTTTGATATATGGAACGATAAACAATAAAATCAAAAGTCAAGGTCTAAACAAATACTGGTGATTGTGTGCCATTCATACCACTTGACTTTCCGAGGGAAGTCTTGGAATTAAGCGCTCATGGTGGTCATGGCGGGCGTTACCTTGTAAGGAACTGGGAAGAACTAGAAAGATACTGGAAAGGTAAAAATGGAAGCGGAAACGCTTACTTTACTGCTTACGGGTACAGACGAACTCAAGCGCCTAGACACCATAGAGCGGAATACAACACAGCCATAGTTAGACACTTTGTCATGGACTTCGACTGTAAAGACTTCAAACAGAAAGGTAAGAGCGTAGAGTTTTCTTTCATGCATGAGCAGGTAAAGAGACTACATCAGCATTTATTAGATAACGACTATCATCATTTTATTTATTTCTCAGGCGGAGGATTCCATATTTGGATTCCTTTTGAAGAGGCATTCCTCCCTACTGATGGATTAGAAGTTACTAGATTGAAAAGTGCAGGTAAGATGCTTATGATGAATTGGCACGATGCGTTAGACCTTTCTTGTAATGACCCGACAGTGGCATTTGATTTAGCGGGTATGATAAGGATACCCAACTCATACAATATGAAACGTGGATGTTGGTCTACACCTCTTACCTCAGAAGAAGTATTGACTCTTGAACATGAAGATTTGTTAGATTTAGCACAAGAGCCTAGAGGTGGGTATATACTTCTGGGAGAAAAACCGATTAAACTCGCACTACCTGAGAAAAAGACGGGCGTATTCGCTGTGAATAAAAAGAAAGTGGGTGATTTACCCACTATCTCATTAGGTAAGATACAGGTACTACCATGTCTAGCACAAGCGGCTTTAGGTGAGGGTAATCCTATCCATAGGGCTAGGTATCATCTAGCCTCATATCTAGCCCATAGACTAAGGTGGTTCTTTCCAATAGATAGAGTAGAGGAAAAAGAATTAGATAGCCATGTGGAACAGATAATTGAGATTTGTTCTGAACAAGGTTGGGCTGATTACAACGAAGATACTACTAGAATGCAAACAGAGAGTATAGTTTACAAAGGATACCCCCACGCCAAATGTAGCACTTTGATGGAAGAGGGCTTCTGCACAGGTAAGTGTAGATTCTACGATGGAACAGGAGAAGGATTAACATGAAACATATATTCAATTGCTTGCAATGTGGTGCTAAGTTAGGTACTAGAAACTACACTTCAAGAGGAAAAAGCATAACACATTTCTGTCAACGTTGTTTTAGTAAACCTACCGATGAACATAGATGTCACGGTGTAACAGCAAAGAAAGAAAGATGCAAATGTAGAAAAATAAACGGTAGTGATTATTGTAAAGTTCATAAAAAGAGGGGTATAATAGATGGTTGATTTAATTATAGATAGTAATGAAAGAGGAAAACTCTGCGAATCTATTATTCGCAAGGCTGAGAAAATAGGCTTGAGGATTGAAAGAAAGCCGTTAATAGTCGGTGATTATTTACTAGGCGCAGCGTGTGTAGAAGCCAAGTCTGTCAGCGATTTCTTACAATCATGTGATAGCGGCCATCTTTGGAAGCAATTAGACAATATGGATGCTAATTATGAACGATTCTTTTTACTAGTACACGGAAGTATATCGCAGTACGTGAAAATGACAAAGACATCGTACAGCAAAACGCAGAATAAGTTCTTAGGTCTATTAGCCCGCATAATGGCCGATTTCGACTGTCAGGTGATATTCACCCCTAACGTAAGTGAAGCGGCTCTATTTGTCGTTAAACTACACAATAAACTACACAAACCAGCGTCAGCACATGGCGCTCAAGCAATTCGTAGAGTAAGTACTAATGATGTGCGTAAAGATGTGCTACTCACAATACCCGGTGTGGGTAGTATAATGGCAGACAGGTTATTGAAAACTTGCGGCTGTATAGAAGAGATGATGTATGAAGATTCCCTAAAGAAAGTGAAAGGTTTGGGTACAAAAACTGCGAGAAAGATTGCAGAAGTACTCACTAGCGAACAACCTGTTCATGTGGAAAGGACGGTGTTTCGCTGATTGACTATATAAACCGAGATTGAATAGTCAGATATTCCGATGTATTATCTATACATAGTTACAATTATGTACTCTAGTATAGACGGACAATAGGAATATTCGGAAGGGTATGAAAAGGAGAGAAGAAGAAGATGAAGCAAGCAATTGAATATGAAGCAGTAAAGAAATACAAGATTTTTGATGGGTATATCAAACATTTTGGTAATGTATCGATAGATAACGACATCCCAGCGATGTTATCGTTTTTCTTCATACAGGGACAGTTAGCAGTCCCTTATGTGAGATTACCGTGGGGTGCAAGTCACCTAGACCCTAGAGTGCATTCTTTTTGGATACAGTCGAGTAGAACAGGGAAGAGCATAGCATGGGAGTTTGTAGGAGACATACTAGAGGACATAGGTGTCCCATCTGATATGTACACCTCAGGTACAGATGCTGGTCTACTAGGCTCTTTTCACGTAGAGAAGGACGATAACGGACAAGAGAACTACATACACAAAGAAGGACTACTATCAGGGCGTAAGGCGCTTAATTTTGACGAAGGCTCTATCATACTGAATCCAAGTACCCACAGTCAGCAAACCGTATTGTATCTGCAATCGGCGTGTAATCCGGTGGGAAGCAATAACAACAAGTTAGTTCTACAACAGAGAGGCGGAAGAGCAGAAATTGAATCGCTTGTTTCTCTATGGATTACAACTTATCCACCTGCTGGCGTGAAAGAGTATGTGTTGACGAAGGGTATCTTTCAGAGAGTACTTTTGTATTGGTCACACTGGGACATGAATAGAAGGAAGAACGTGAGTTTAGTGCGTTCAGAATCAGCATTGAAAGTGAAGCCTAAAATGAAAATTACATACGAGGATATAGTCAATTATTTCAAGGACTTGGAAAAGAGAATGAGAAATAAGGTATTGGAAGTTACTGAGACTTCTTTCGTAGAATGGGATGCTATGGATAGAGAAGAGCAAGAAACACTATTACAGGATAGCATGACATCTATATTTACAGCAGACGATAATACATTCTATTCAGCCTTTGCTCAATCTATTGATGAGTATTACGAACTTATGAACGGGCTAGGGCCGGGTATCAGTGACGTAGTGGCTTCGTTCATACCTGCTATGGAGAATTACACTCTGATATTCTCTGCGCATCTTGCTATGCTTGATGAAAAGTGGGTTATTACAGGAGAGCACGTATCTATGGCGACAGAGATATTATTCGATTTATTCCGTAACTTAATCTCATGGTTAGAAGGTGAGGTAGAGATTGGACCGAAGATTGCCGAGAGAGTGACACAGAGAAATAGATGGATTGTATCTACTCAGGCTTGTGAGACATTTGAATTGGGTAACAAGGGCGACAAGTGGATTAAGAAACAAGACCTAATGAAAGTATACACAAAACAGACTGGAGTTACTAGAGGCACTGCTTATGCTCACTTTGGTAAATGGGCGGCTAAGATGTATGAGAATACGAAAGATGGTACTATTGCGTATCTAAGGCTAAAGGAGGAAGTAAAAGATGCCAAATGAAATAAAAGTATGTAAAGAGTGTAGAGGGGTTGGCTCAGTTTTCTTTCAGAACGCTAGTGGTGAATATGATTGCGAACATTGTATGAGTTGTCTTGAGCAAGAGATAGAGGATATGCAAAAGGAATACGAATATGATATTGAAGTAAAAGATGAAGGAGTTGATGTATATTGATAAATAAAGAAGAATGGAAATGTGAAAGAGAAGGAAGCGGGTCATCAGGTATACCGTTGAAACACTCAGGTTTGAGTGAATTACAATTGATGGAACTAATCGCTCATCTAAGGGGCACATTAGAGGGCGCTATCTATGTGGAAGATGGTATACCACATTGGAAACTAGAACGAATCAATTGGGAACATGATAAAACCGACAAGGCATGGAATGTATTATTGAAGTTTCACGAAAAAGAATTGGAATGGCAAGCGATAGATGACGGGCAGATAGATTGTGATGTAGAAGCGGGTACGGTAGGCGTAGAAGGTGAAGAATAATGCTGAAATCGAATGTAAAGATACCATGCCCTTCATGTAAGGGCTATGCATCAGCCAATCTAAATAGAGGCACATGGAAATGTTCATGTGGTGATTTCGGGACGTGTGGTGTGAAATGAGCGACATAATGGCACTAGATATAGAAACGAGTAATTACTCATGGGAAATAGGCGGTTGGGATAATAAGGCATTGTTCGATGTATCGGTAGTCGCTACATGGGATGGCAAGGATGCACATATATTCACTAAAGAAGATGTGTTGCTAGATGGAGCGACCACACACAAGTTACACCCACGTGAACTTGGAGACCATATTACAGCACATGTGCAGAAAGGTGGTAAGATATTAGGTCACAACATAATAGGTTTTGATTTTCCTGTACTAAAGCAATCTTTGGATTGTTACGCAATCGGAGATGTAATGAAAAAGGCCGATAATGTAATTGATACTAAACTTCTTTTTCAAAAAGCGTCATTACCTTATGGTAAATTAGAAACAAACTTACAGTCTTTAGTTTCTCATACGCTAGGTAAGAGTAAGAGCATGAAAAGCGAAGATGCTCCTAAAGGATGGAGAGCAGGTAAATACACAGAAGTGTGTGATTATTGCGTAAAAGATGCGCAGTTAACGTATGACATATACCAATACGGTAAAAAGAATGGTATGTTAAAGTCGAGGTCTTTTGAGACTGGTGACATAATGGAGGTAGAAGTAGAATGGTAGAATATGACCCAAGAGAAGGTGAATTGAAAGTGGACGACACGACAGAAGAAGAGATATGGAAATTGAAAAAAGCGTTAGATATACTCTTTGGTATGTTGCAAAGAGGTAACAACTTAGCAGATATACAAAGAGTAGCAAATAAATTATCGAAGCAGGTACAATACCCTTTCGTATCTAAGGTGACGGAGGAAGAAGAATGAGAGATGTAGTGAGAGAGTTTGAAAGTGGTATGGCTAGATATAATGAAATGCTACTACGTGAACATCTTAGAGAGAAGGAGGAAGAAGAATGAGTGAAAGAGATAGTGAGACAACATTGAGAAATAACATAGACGCAGTAAAGACGATAGTAAGAACAGTCAAGACCACACTAGGTCCACTAGGCCGTGATAAGTTAATGGTTGATGGTGGTGGAAACACCATAGTAACCAATGATGGGGCTACTATACTGAGAGAACTAGACGTCGCTCACCCTGCTGGTAAAATGGTAATCGAGTGCGCTCAAACACAAGAGAGTCTATGTTACGATGGAACAACAACGTCTGTCGTACTCGCTGGTGAACTATTGTCTAACAGTGAAGGCTTGATGAATAAAGGGCTGCACCCTAATATAGTCTGTAAAGGTTATACTGAGGCAGCGAATATGGCGATAGACCGCCTAACTTATTTAAGCGCCTCGCAGCCCGATAATGATGAGTTCCTTATCCAAGTCGCAAAAACCGCTATGACTGGTAAAACACTAGATGCTGCGATTGATGATGTAGCGTCACTATGTGTACAAGCGGTAAAGAAAGCGGGTAATGCAGAGAAAGTGCGTGTGTTGAGTCTACCCGGTGGTGGGCTAAGAGATTCATATTTATTCAATGGCGCAATAGTGAATAAAGACTTGACTATTGAAAAAGAGATAGATGGTGAACATAATATAATTCTGTTGAATAGCGGCTTAGAGCCACAGAAAACAGATGAGAATATACAAGTGCAGTTAGACATGCAGGGATACACACAGTTCAAATCGTCAGCAAACGATGATTTACTTGAGCAAGCAAAATTAATTTTAGAGCAAATGCCCGAAGAAGGTGGAATGGTTTTTGTCAGAGATGGCGCTCTCGACCACGTGTGTACTTATCTACACAAACATAACGTTACCGTAGTTAGAAGATTACCTGAGAGCACTATGAGAGCGCTCTCATCGACACTAGGCATACCGATAGCCCAATCACCTTCTGATATTGAGTGTGGTGCTATGGGTAAAGTGAGTAGGCAAAGACATTACGATGTGAACTATTTGTTCGTAGAGGGAATGATTAATTCAGACCAATCTACGTTAGTTCTTAGAGGCGCTACTACAACTACTTTAGATGAGATAGAAAGAGGATTTGACGATGCGTTAGGCGTTGTCTCTCTTGTCTTAAATGGAGATGATATAGTGCATGGTGGTGGTAGCGCTTTCGCTAGTATGGCATCGTATTTACGTTCAGAAGCAGCGTCTGCTCAGGGTAGAAGTCAAATGGCAATCGAAGCGTTTGCAGACTCTTTAGAGATAATACCAGCCACTATTGCAGAAAATGGAGGACATGACCCTCTTGATTGTATACTTGCGTTACGACACAAAAACCAAGACGGCGCGTTTGATTACGGTCCTGATTTAGAAAATGGCGGAATCACCTCTATGTATGAATTAGGAGTATGTGAACCTATGAGTTTAGTCAGACAAGCAGTATTGAGTGCAACCGAAGTTACCACTGCAATCCTAAAGATTGACGATATGATAGCAAAGAAGGGCGCTTAAGATGGGTCGGTTGATGGATAGGCTAATTGTAGAGTGTCGTAACTGTAAACACAAGCATATCCCTCACCGCTTATCTGCTCGTTTTCATAACGAAGAGGCTAAGAGAATCCAACTGTGGAAGTGTAAAGAATGCGGTCATTTTTGGGAAGATTCTGTTTTTAAGTAGGAACATCAATATAGAAGCGCTTTACTTTTTACACTATGTTAGAAATGGTGATGCTAGAAAGTATTACCTCACAACCCATTGAAATAAAAACTGCTATTGTTCAAGTTAAGATTTTCTTTGCAATTGTTACTACGCAATTTATACATTTATTCTACACTCTAAAAACTGAGGTGAGAATATAAACAGAATAGATAAATGGTTTTGGTCTGTTTCTAATGACTTTTGGTTTTGGGTAGCGAAAAAAGGGGGGTTACAATGAAAAATAGAAAACACCACAATGGTGCTTGTAAAATGTGGCAAGCATTTATAGCAGAATCATTTGAAGATTGGGATTAATTATTGAGGTTGAGGTATAGACTCCCAATTGCCCATTGTAGTAACGTAATCTCCATATTTTTCGTACATTAATTCTTTGTATTGTCTCATGTTCATCGGATTATCTACTAACCAAGTATCAAACCAACCATAATCCCAATGACTATCTTCGGGTATTTCCCACGTTTCTATATCTGCTGTAATTAAAGTAAAGGTTTCATCTTTAGCACAATGTTCCCAAACTAAATCTATTACATCTTGACTGTTTTCTATTATAGTTACAGATGTTACATTAGGATTATCAATTAACTTTTGATGTACCATTCCTATACCTAATCCACCTATCAATACATCTCCTGTTGCATTATCCCAAAGTTGTTGATGTTCTCTATATTCAGCATAAGAATCTTGCATTATAGGCCAAGGACAACTTTCTTTAGTCAATACAGTATATTCTTCTGCTGTTTCATTCTTCATCATCAAATATCTTTCCCAATTATAATCAGTAGTTTGACCGTTAAAATGTCTAATTGCAAAGTCTCCCGAAGTTCCTTCCGGTATTATTACACGCTGTCTTATTGCCATTTTAATCATATCCATTCAAACAGTATACTAAGAGTATTTGCTACTGTACTACCTGCTGAATTAGTAGCAGTACCCGCTAAATTAACTATTATTTCATCACCCGATTCGGGATAAGTTATACCACCTCTACCCCCGCCAAAGGATATTACCATCGCTCTACCTAAGTTTGTGCTTGGTGGATTATATATTGCGTTTTGGTTGGTTGTTATTGTTCCCGTTAATGCTACGCTTGAACCTGTTAAAGATTGAGAACCAATTGATAATTGCCATGCAAATGAAGTAGCACCTGTGGCTCTAAGATACGCGCCAAAATGAGTAGTATATGCTGAATCACATCCTTCAAAAGCGGCAGGGTAAGCATTATTAGATGTATCAATTTGAACTGTAACTCTATCATTTATACTATCGCTATTAGTATCAGTAGTAAATGCACCACTAAATGTACCCTCTGCAAAACCGCAATTGTCTACATGAGATGAAAAAGAATTGTTAAAATTACCTGAAGAAGAAGTAGCAATAGAAACATTAGAAGGTACAGAAACAGGGGCAGCATAATACCCTTGATTAACTACACCAACAGCACCAATAAAACTCAATTTAATCACCCGATTTGTATCCAATTATTAGCAGTAACACAAACGAATGTAACCGCTTCATGGTCGCCTGTTGCAGTAACACTAGGCCAACCTGAAACAATAGAACAGTTAGAAGCATTTAATTGAACTGTTGCTGAACCACCTGTATTGTTAAAGATAGTATATTGAGTTCCTACTGTTCCACTTGCAGGTAGTGTTAATGAACCGTTAGTCCAAAAAACGTATGAACCTGTTTGTGCTAGTGTTAATGTTGTGCCACTTGATACTGCTACAACATTTGCTCTGCTTGTCATTTGACCGGGAATTGTTACTTCACCACTACTACCTATGGTTAATCTCGCTGTTCCACCTGTTGAGAATCCTAGTGTATCTGCCCCACCTCGATACATTCCTGTATTTTCATCTACCTCAAAAGTATATGTTGGATATGAAGCACTTCCGTTAGCCGAAGAAAGCAAAGTATTGTAAGATGTTCCGGCAAAATAAGCACTTCCAAACTTTTTACTTGATGAACCTAAAGTGTAAGTATTATTGGTATCGGGAATAATATTAGCATCTACTTCATCTCCCCAAGAATCACCACCGCCACCTGCGGCTTCTAAACCAATAGTACCTGCTGAATGGTTGTAAGTCATTACATAGTTATCTTGACCTGAACCTACGCTTTGGTCTGCATCAAGAGTAAAGTTTCCTAATGCAAGATTACCTGTTCCTTGCGGGGTTATGAACATATCAAAATTAGCATTACCTGTATCTTTCATCTTTGCCCCAATCACACCTGCAAGAAAACCTGAATAGTTCAATTCTCCTAATCTAAACTCTATTTGAGTTCCAAACCCTGTCGTTCTTGAACCGCTATTTAATCCATTTATGAATTGTCCTGAAGTTAAAACTTGATTAGTGCCACTGCTTTCTAATGTTGATGAAAATGGGTTAGCATTAACACTTTGACTGCTAACCATGAGAGAATTATTATTATTTGTTGTATCATAATTTATTCTTAATGAACCGCTTCCATTTGTGTTTATGTCTATATCTCCATCAGCCCCGTCTACCATTTTAATTTCAGAAGAGTTTGTTCCATTATTGGTTCGTAAAATTAAATCTTGAGTTCCTTTAGCATTAACATAACCTGCTGAGTTTCCATCTCCAACAGTTATTCCATATGGGTCTACTGTTAATTTTAATTGACCCGATGAAGTAATTCCTGTTGAACCATTTCCGATTCTATATATTCCTTGATTTGTTTGTGCGCTAAAACTTAATGCAGGTGCAGAAACACTACCGTTTGATAATTTAGCAACTGCACTAAATGTATTAACGCCACTAAATGTTTGTGTTGCTGAAAGGACAGCATCACCGCTACCTGCATTTGCGTCAACATAAGCCTTAATCGCACCGGATGACATTATATGGTCGTCAGCATCAACATGCTCACTTCCTATGTCAATATCATTGAAAGTATGCCCTCCGAGGGTTATACCTTCCGCTACTTTCAATCCTTTCTTTACTACAAAGTCTCTTTCTGTTCCCATTTATTCATCACCATAATTTCACTATCCATCATGCTCAAGGTTCTACTATCAACTGGGTTGCCACTAAACAATATGAATGTGCCCCGTCTGCGGTAGGTGTAAATCTAACTTCTATATTTGCGCTGTTGACAGTACAATCCCATGTACCTACAACTGCGGTTGTGTCTGTGTTTACTTGACCGTAATGTGTAAGGAAAGCGTTAGTACCATCGTGTGTAACTAATATCTCTCCAGCATCTGTACGGTTGTTATCGTCTTTCTTTATGTGGTATAGTATTTTAGCGGCCTTGTAAGTCGCTTTTGGTATAGAGAACAAGTTAGTCTCTCCTGTTATAGTTGCGCTGTCTCCTGACGCTGTATCTAAGATAGCAACTGCATCAACGCTGAGTTTAGCGCCTTGCAAAGCACCTGTTGACGTTACATTGTTTATGTTAGTGAGATTTCTACTAGCGTCTACAACAAGAGCCTCGCTTGCTGTAACTGTTCCTATTGAGGCAGTTAAGTCAAGATAGTTTAGTTCTGCGGCTGTCGATGTTACATTAGTACCATCAATGTCGAGCGTAGTTACTGAGATTTCACCAGCGACTGTTACTAGACCATTTGCTAATGTGATTAGGTCTGTATCGTTTGTATGACCGATTGTACTACCGTCGATTAACACATCGTCTATGTCTAACGACCCACCTGAGATTAATCCGGTAGTAGTAATCGTCGATGAACCAGTGTCTATTGTACCGAAGCCTGATGTTATAGAGCCTGAGTTTAGAGCGCCAACGGTTGTAAGGCTTGATGTGACAACTGCACCACCAAGTGTAGTAGCGTTTAGTACCTCAGTGCCGTTGATTTTGTATGTGTTACCTGTACCTGATGTATCTATGTCTACGTTAGATTGCCAAGCAGTAGTAGCGTGATTATATATCCATGCGATGTTAGTTCCAGCACCAGCACCATCTGTGTCTACATCTATTTCTACACCACTAGCATTTGCATTTGCGGTGCTATCATTACCCTTAGAAATAGTAATTAAATCATCTTCAACAGTTAATTGCGCTGTTGATATTGTTGTCGTCGAGCCGTTTACTACTAAGTCTCCCACAATTGTAGTCGTGGATGCAGCACCAGCACCGATTGTAACGTCTACTTGACCATCAGTAGCGTGCTCTCCTTCAAGAATCAAGGCTGCTGTTTGCGCTGTATTAGTGCCGTCGCTTTCTGCGATAAAGAAAGTTAGTTTACCCGCTTCATCTGTATCTGCTGATTCTGAAACTTCTGCCACTATACTTGCAAACGCTGTTTGATTTTGTCCTGAATCATCAGCATAGAATGAGATAGTACCTATATCATCTCCATCAGCGCCAGCAGCACCGTCGTCTGACTTAAATCTTAATTCTCCACCAGTAGTACCATCGTGTGTGTTTTGAATCGTAAGAGTCGGCTTTGCTGATGTGGCGCTTGAGATAACTACTTCGGGCGTAGTCATAGCAACTGCTGTTGTTGCAGTCATGTTTACCGCCTGAGCAGTTAAATCAATTATAGCATTTGAACGTAAATTAAGTTGTGATGCATCCCCATATATATTTTGATTTGCATTCCTAAATTGAAGTTGCATACCTGCGTTCAATCTAATCCCAGTGTCCGGTATATGTGTGAGAGTTACATCCGTGTCTGCACCAAAACCAAGAATTGCATCGTCTGAAAGTAGCGTCATGTCATCGCCAACGGCAACATCGTCTGTGGTCGTCAATGTATCAACAAAAGCGTCTTTCCACCTAATACTTGTTGTACCGAAATCTACATCACTATCTGTTTCGGGTCTAAACACCCCATCTGCAAGAGTAAGTTGAACAGCGTTTGCTGCCTTGAAATCTATCTCGTCAGGAGTACCGAAGTCGATAGCCGTTTGTGCATCTTCTCCGATAATTAAATCAGTAGCGTGAATAGATGTAATTGTAGTTTGAGCAGCCTCTACTGCGATAGTAAAGTCGCCTGTCGAGCCGCCATTAGCACCGCTAATACCGCCACCAGTTGTCAGAGTTTGGTTTGCATCTCCGCCCGCAGCACCCGTTACCCAAGAAAGCACACCTGCGCTTGTTGATTGTAGAACTTTATCAGCGTTAGGTGCGGCAACTGGTAAAGTGTAGGTAGCACTTGCTGATGCACTTGGACTACCTTTGAAAGCAGTAGTCTTGTCAGTATTACTAGTAAATACCAATTGACCATTGTTTTTGTGTATGGTTACAACACCATTTGGTTGCACATTAAAAATAGAGTTAGCGAGTATCATTGGATTTTCTGGGTGTTGGTCATTATTACTAGCATTTGCATATCCTATTTGGTCATAATTATCTGCAAAGTAACCTATCGTAAATATATCAGCAGTTCCTGACATCCTACCAGCAGCAAAAGTGCTACCAGTATCAGCACCTGTACCAACAGAAAAAACGACTGCTTGGCCGCTTATGGTTACGTCTTCAGCATTTTCTAGTATCACTGAATTACTCATACCGTAATAACCGTTCCATGAACCAGCAAGGTCATCATTTGCAATGTCGGAATATAATCTTAATTCAGAATACTGATTACCAGTATCGCTATTTGCTGTCCCGGTTCTCGAACTACCATTAATTTGCACATGACTAGTAGCCTCTTTTGCACTACCGTTGATTTTTGCGTGTCCGGTGGTCTCAAGCGTACTGACTTTGGCAGTACCCTGTGCAGTTACCCCTATGTTTGTACCATCTATGTTCCCTCCATTTATATCGGCGGTAGGTATAGTGGCTACACCTGCCCCAGTTAATGTAAGCGCAGTAGTGAGAGTAGTGGCTGTTGTACCTGAACTTCCTCCACCACCTCCTACTTTGAAAACCATTTCTCCGCCGAGAACGTTACCTGTGGAAGTACCTGCTTCAAAGATGAGGTCTCTACCAGTTTGGTTAGTCCCTGAGGTTGGCGCTATTGATATTTTATGATTAGAGGTTTTCTCAAATTGTAAATCTTTACCTAATGCAATTAATTCTCCATTGTTAGTGGTTGTAAACTTCATGTATGAGTTAGAGCCTTCGGTGATGTTCAACGCATCAGCAAGGTCGTCTCCAAGAGTCAATTTCGATGTGCCTGTGTCAGCACCACTAAAATCTATATTGAGACCAGTCCCTGCTGCATCGACGCTTATGCTGTCTGCGTTCAAGTCTCCTACGTTGGTGATGTTGTTGTCACCGAGACTTAATGCCCCAGCGAGTGCTGTAATTGTAATTGAGCCAATTGTGCCACCGTTAATCGCATCGCCGCTAATTTGGTCGGCTGCAAGAGTCAAAGTTCCACCCGATACGTCGAGTGTTTTACCGCTACCTACTGTAATGTCAGCAGCATCAACTGTACCGCCATTAATGTCAACCTTAGAAATAACTACTGAGCCATCACCGTGAGGCGTGATGTTAATATCGTGGTCGCCTGATAAAGTTGAAATTGTAGAGCCGTTAATTTTTAACGGATTACCTGACGCTGGTGTACTCTGTAAAAATCCAGCCGTTAATAAGATGTCTCCATCGGTTAACGTCAAATCTCCGTCGTCTATATCTAGTCCTGTTTTTACTGTAAAATTACGTGCTGTGCCCATACTTTTTCACCTCCATTATATTGTTAATGCTTGCCACGATACGCGCACCGTAACATCTTTGTTGGCTACCGTAGGGGTGACCACCAATTGAATGTATTGGCTATCTCCAGCCCCCGTAACGCCTGTTTCATACGCCCCTTGTTGTGTGGCGCTACTCGTTACTATCCCATATACGGATAGATATACGTCACCCGTAACAATGTTAGTTCCTGTGTTTGTAGTACCGGAATGCGTAACAACCATCTCAGCCGTTTCAAAGACAGAATCTGTGGTGTTCTCAACTGACACAAGTAATTTTGCAGCCTTGAACTTAGTTCTCTGATACAGGTTTACCGTAACAGCAGATAAGCCGCTACCTGTACGACTACCTGTGCCATAACCGAAACCTAACTCGCTTACTTGGAATGGAGCATCGGGTGTGCCTTGTAGTACTCCTACTCTATTGTTAGTAGAGTCTGTCTTTAGTAGATTTGCAGACGATTTTACAACCAAATCAGTAGTATCTAAATTATCAGCATACACATTAGCCCATCTGAGAGGAGTAGAAGCATGAGTTGCTCCTAGATTTAGTGCACTGTCACTACTAGGTAACCAATGTTGATTGACTTTGAATCCTTCTAAAGTAGCATCTGAGGCGTGATTACTAAAGAGAATACTTTTGTCGCTGTCAGATGACTTGACGATTATACCCGCACCGTCTACTGAGGCATCATCTCCTTCTGAGCCACTAGGCGAATGTGCTAATTCTATTAGTTTGTCATCGACTTGTAGTGTTGTAGAATTAATTACTGTGTTAGTACCATTTACAGTTAAATTACCTGTTACAATCAGGTTCTGTCCTACTGTAAGCGCCGCATCACTTGGACCTATTGCAGTTATAGTAGGTTGTGAAACGTTAATACCAATTACCGCATTAGATGCAGTTAATCCTGTACCTGCAAACAATGTCGCTACATCGTCTATTGATTCTTTTCTTGTTGGGTCTCCGGTTTCTCCTTCATCAGAGATTGCGATGTAATCGCCCGACGCTATTTGTACTTCTGTAAGCCCGTTAATGTCTATTGTTGATGCACCACCTACCATTTGTACAGCAGTTGCACCGAACTTGAGTACATCGTTAGTATCGTCATACCACAAGGTTCGTGCATCCGGTCCTGAACCAGCAGGGTTGCTTGTCACACTGGCTTTGAGTGCTATACCACTAGCATCGGTAAGAAGTCCAGCCATTGTAAGATGTACGGTGTTGAGTGTGTCGCCTCCTGTAAAAGTAAGGTCTGAATCGTTGGAGAATGAACTACCGTCACTTATCTGTATAGCACCTGCTGAACCACTTGCACCTACTGCTGATGATGTTGCGAATACTTTCACCCACGCTGAACCATTGTAAACGAATATGGCAGAGGATGCCGCATTAACATTACCGTCAGTATCAGAGCCATTACTCAAACCATTAGGGTCAAATACAACTATGTTACTATTTCCTGTTGCAGCATTGTTAACTATAATCATATGACTTGGAGGAAATGTACCAGTGGGTGTTAAATTAATAGTACCGCTAGGTGTTGTATTGAAAATATTTGGACCATCAAATCTAACATCCTGTGCTGTATTTATTATACTAATTTTGTTTGGACCGATTCTGTGTGTTCTTCTCGTACCACCTTGTTTACCGCTAAAGTACAACACGTGGTCTCCATCTGTACCGTCTGTACCGTAACTGTATGACATCCACATGCCACCAAAGTTAGATGATGATAGTCCCCCGACTTCATCTCCACCACCATGCATACCGTCAAGGTCTGCCGTTGAGTCAATTCTACCTGTTTGGTTACCAAGAGAACCAGTAGTCATTGGGCTGAAATAAATAGGGCTAGGTTTTACGAATGTACGTACATCGTATACTTCGGTTACTTCCATATCTAAATCTCCAGCACTCGCATTGAAAGTACATTTCACAACTGCAAGGGCTGTGCTTTGTTTAGATGCAAGGTTCAGGCTACCATTTAGACCACTTGTATCACTTAGGAAAGCCTCAGGTGTTACTGGAAAACCGCTAGATACGGGAGAACCCTGTTCTATGTGGATACCATATCTTGGAGATTCCGTGTCACTACAAGCATAAACAACTAACAGACAAGTTTGACCGCTAGTTAACGCAGATGTACTACCTTCGATAGTACTCTGTTGTAGTGTAATGGTGTGCGTTGCACCTGCGGCTATGTTACCAAAAGGTATGATTAACCCGTCTAATACAGCATATCCGCCTCTTACTACGATAGAGTTAGTACCGTTATCAGAAACAAATCCGGGGCTTGTAGCCTTAGCGTTTCTATTGCTATCGCCTGTTGCTGTATCTTCATACATCAAGATTCCATTACCGTGTATGCCTTCAAATAAATTAGTTAAAGATGGAGAGAGAATATAATCTCCATCAGTCAATGTTGTTGTGTGCCCTGAAATGACGTTTTCTACCATAATATCACTTTACCTCTATCATTAATTGGATTACTACTTCGTTTGTCGATGTCTTCTTTATCGGATTGAAAACATGTCTTGTAATAGGGGTGAATCCGCTTGAACCCCTTAATTGCACGAACACTTCTTTGAGCGTTTCGTCGAATGCGTTTGCTGTTGTTAAATTACCTTCTACAAGTAATGTTGAATTATCCATAATGCGTACAGTAGGCGTTATTGTTATCGCTGGTCTACCAGCACTACCATCGCTACTTGTAGCGGGTGTACTATCAAAACCAATAACCATTTCATTGATGTTATCTGCTATTGTTTCTATCACTAATCGTTTCAAATGGTCGTTTGCTGGCATTATGATTCCCCCTCTATTGTTGTAGATTCTTTTTCGATGAGTCCGATAGTTTCATTGTTCCCACCTAATACCCCTCTTTCGCTATTTCGGCCAATTAAGAAGCCAGCGTGCGATAGTTCAGTAACTGTAATTGTCGGTGTTACTATTATTTCTAGGCTATCAAAGAATGAAAAGTTCTCGTCTGTAATTTGGTTTGTCTTATCCGGCCTTCTCTTAGATGATGATGACACACTTCCACTTTCTATACCCTGTAAGACTCCTTCTAATCCCGATTCAACGCTGAGGAAAGTAAAATCACTCAAAGCGCTACCTGCTCTATGTTGTGCTTCCAGTATAGTCAATCTTTTACCATCATATTCTATTATATCGCCCGGTCTCGCATCCCATAAATTAGGATGTCCTCTAGATTGTAGTGAGCCTGTTGTAGACGCATTTGCTTTCAATATCTGCCTTGCAACTGTTTTTGCACGCGATATGCTTGTAATAGATTCATCAAATATAGGAGTTACACTTTCTAGTACATCTGTATTGTATTTACTTTGTTGTCTACTTCTATCGTCCATTGTAAGAATCAAGTCTTCATTTAACGCTATTTGTTTACCTTGCACTGTAACGCGATTTTCTATATTTTCAATAGGGTTAGTTTTCTTCTGACCAAAGCGTATGTTACCTGCTATTTTTCTACTCACGTCTGCATGATTAAAAGGTACATAATTTAACACACCGTATCTATTCATCATAGTCACACGATTGTCATGTCTAGAAACAAAGCGTAAGGCTGTAATTAGATTAATGCCATAGAAATCAGACGCTAAGAATGTATTACTTACCTTACGTCTATTATTGCTACCTCTAGTGGTTGTAATGTGTGAACCAGTCGTTACCGCAGTAATTGCATCAGGCACATTTTGTGCTAATCTAACCGCTAAATCAGTAGTTCTAAATCCAATATCTATACCTTGTGCAAGATGTACTCTTTCATCTCTGAAACCTATATCTTTCAAAGTCCGACCTTTCATGTTGCGTAAATCTAATTGTAGACCATTGCTGGTAGAAGTAACTGTACTCTTCATAATTCGGTCTACTGGGTTATCTTCGCTGTACAATAAATCTGTAACCGTGTTTTTACCATTACTAGACCATACATCGCTTTTCAGCGAATGCCCGTCAGTTTCAGTATGCGTGATGATAATACTAGATTCAGATTCAACTAAAGAATATGTACGCTCTGTTGCTAAATCGTAATTATCAGCGTTTATCGCTTCAATAGTAACTCTAGTCTTACCTGCACTTCTTGGCTCTACTTTTGCGTAATGTACAGCGTTATCTACAAACACTGGTTGTCTAATATCGTTCATTACATTTGTCAAGGTTTCATCAAACCTACCTTTTGACGATTGAATAAGACCCATCACGCACCATCTCCGCTATGGTCTGTGACATTAAAGTCCACATCACCTTTGTGCCCTTTATTGTGTAATGACTGGCTAAATCTAGGTTTTACAGCAAAGTCACTTCTCTTGAGTTCATCGTCTGTATCTTTTTCTTGTCTTCTTCTTGCTGCATCCGAGCGATGATGTTGTAGTGTGTTTTCACTTATGATAATTCTAGATACGCTAGTTTTCAAACTTGTATTATCAAACCCACTTACGCCCGTACCTAACAATTTAGGACCAAAACTAGTAGGCGTGGTGAATGCACCAGCGTGGTCGAATACGAATATAGGGATGTATGGACCATTACCATCAGGTATGCTTCTACCAGTTGGTAGATTTGCAGTAGGTGCTCTGCCGTTTTCTACTTCGTATGTGAATATACCATATTTACCACCCGATGTTGCGTGTAGATAATTTTGAGTGTATTGAGG